AATAATGACTTGATTTGTTTTGCTCTTGACATATCTGCAACAGATTTACCGTCAAGCGTATCTTCAACTTCCTTCTTAGAAGCAAGGTTACCGATTGAGTCGATGATAATCATGATCTTGTCATCACGCTCGATGCCTTGGATCTGCTTCATGATATCAAACTTAAGCTGCTCTACGTCTGTAACTGGAGTATGTAGCACCCTTGTTTGGTCGATACCAAACGATTCAAAGTACGATTGAGGTGTACCAAACTCTGAATCATAGAATAATAATACTGAATCTTTGTATTTGTCCATGTAAGACTTAGCCATCAGCAATGAGAAAGCTGTCTTAAAGTGTTTGGATGGACCTGCCCACATCGTTAGACCGGGTGTTAAACCACCGTCAAGTCTACCACTCAATGCAATGTTGATTGCTGGAATGGATGTAGGTATCATGTCCTTCTTTGTAAAGAACTTAGACTTGGATAATACTTCCGAGTCCTTGATCGTTGAGTTACTTCTGATCTTATCTAATAATCCCATGATTTTTCCTTATTTTGTTTTTCTATCAATTTGATTCTGGATCTTACGTTTCTCTTTCTTTGCTGCAGTCTTTTCTAACAACGCTGTTAGTCTTGCTAGGTTATAACCTCTGATACGAGGTTTACCGTTCTTATATGTATCAGGATTATTGTGTCTTTTTCCTGGATGAACTTTACCGCCTTTGCCTGGTTGCGCCATGATTACTCCTCATTGATTACAAATACTGCAACACCAGCTTCAGCAAACATTGCTATGGACTTTTTCCATGAATCGTTCCAATGTGGCCTAGCTTCGATGCACTGTTTTGATACTACTACTTTCTTAATCCCTACTTGGATGATACCCTTTGCACACTCTGAGCATGCTGGTAAACCATGAATGAATATGGTTGAACCGTCTAATGATACGCCTGAGTATGTAGCATTATATATTGCATTCATCTCAGCATGTACAATTAATGATAGCTTTAGTTCTCTATCACTTAATCTTTTATTTGAATCAGCTATACCTCTTGGAAAACCATTATAGCCTTGAGATAAGATCTGACCCTTTGATCCAACTACCACTGCACCAACTTGTGTGTTAGGGTCTTTTGACCATGTAGCTACTTCTTTTGCAAGCTTGAGGTATCGCTTATACCATTTATTGATCGCCATCGATGAACTTAAAATGCCTTTCATAAACATGAAGAGATGCTACGTTCCAATAGATATCACCAATTTCAAGTGTTTCTAACCATTCGTTTCTTAAGTCTATTACTAGCTGTTCCAATACATGTTTTTGCCATGCATAATCGTTCTTATAACCAAACACGGCATCATTTGATCTCATATAGACCAATGCGTTTACTTTATTGTTCCTGATAAGATACTGCACTGCATTAGTACACATAAAGTCTGACATACCACCTTTGTTATAATCATCATGCATAGTAGGACGATTATAGATCATTGTAGCTCTACGAGATAGTGGGTTCTTTATGAGTTCATTAAGTACGTTCTCATATTGATCTCCATTCTGTTGCGAATAGATGCACCACCCATAGTTTGAGTTGATATATCCATTAGGGTTTGCAACCATTTTCCAGATTTCTGGTGGTCCACCTGGGATGTCATTAACGTTAAGTGACATTGACTTATACCATTCTAATTCTCTTTCTACATAGTCATGATTGACTGTACCAAAGATTGATGGTTCATTAGCAAAGAATGCTGCGTTTATGATCTCAACTGTCTTGACACCAGTCTTATCAGTAACGAAGTCGCCCATCTTTAACTTCTCTTTAAAGATGTTTCTGATATTACTTACACCATAGACTGTACTCATTTTGTCACCTTCTTATTAAAGATGTCTCGATCTTTGGTTTGACCAGGAACTTGATGTCTAAGGTATGCTACCACAAAGGATGCATAGTTGATCATGTCAAGAGCAGAGTCTTCAACTGATTCATAGTTAGGTTTACCACCGGCTTCTTGTGCTTCTAATACAGATACCATTCGAAGGTATTTTGCTTTGATGATGTCAAGCAATGTCCATACACCATGCTCATAGTAGTCGGCTTGTTGCACACGACTTGAGGCATTGTTATAGTCATTGCCTTTCTTTTCTTGGATATCAGCAGCTTCTAATAAGATGTTTGCTGACGGTCTTGAATACTGTTTCATAATATAACTCCCATGTTATAGATACATAATACCACAATTAATATATAAAGTAAAATTATTTTTTAACCCAACCTCTACCATTCCAATCATAGATCCCATTCAATTCATAGTCATCTGATTCTTTGTCATTGATCCATATATAGACACGAGTAGGATGCGTCCTCCATGACTCTTGTATACGTTCTGCACACCTATCTAATATGTATGGTACATTGCCTATATGTTGTGTAACTTTAACCTCAATAGGCGTATCATCGGGTTCAAATAGATCTTTATATGGTCTAGTATCATCGATGTATCCTATCGATAGTAGGTATACCTCTGCTGCTTGACCGTATAAGCATGCTTCAAGGATCTGTTGGTAGTTTCTACCAGTCTTGTCTTTAACAACTATCTTACTAGCCTCTGCCTCAGCTCGAGCTAATAATAATTGCTGGTCTAGTTTTGATCTATTAAATTTCAATCGTAGATCTTTTCAAATAATCCGATGTTACCAACATGAGTAGGTGCAACCCAGCCTTCAGGCTTAATAAGATCCGGTAAACCTAGTGGGTTTGGTCTTGATGCTTTAATACCGACCTCCTTAGTAATATTTGCTGTATACACTTTATCCCATGCCATATTAGCATGTACATCAAATAAATCCAATGTGCCTATAGCAAACACAGATAAGTCGATCAATGCATCCACCGCATCATCACCGTTCTTTGCTGCTTTAAGTTCATCAAGTTCTTCTTGTAAACACTTGATGCGGAACTCAAGGAACTCTGCTAACTTATTAGCATCCATCTTTTGCACTACTTCTTTTACACCAAACTTATGGTGCATCTCACTCATATCTTTTGCCCAGTTGTAACTCATTTACTTGCCTTTCTTTTCTTTAAGTGAATTAATAATTTGCACGGCTTCCACTGACAATTCTTGTCTACTTCTTTTTTGCATATTTCGCACTTCATATTTTACCTTTACTCTACAAAAATTCTTATGTTGAAACATGTGAAACGTACTACAATCTTTATCTACTATCTTACTTATTGCATGGTCAGTCAATGTCTTACCTGTAGACACTGATGATAATCCATCACCCACTGTCTTTACTTCAGATGCTACCTTAATAGCTTCAATTGTACCAGGATTTAAAGCTATACATCCATTGATACTAACCAAAGAAAGACTCAAGAGAAGCTTTCTCTTCAGCATGCCATCCTAACGGATCAATAACAATGTTTAGTGCATCGAGGAATACCTTCTCGAACTGTAGATCATAATCTATATAGTCATCAAGACCAAACTCAGATGGTAATACACTATTAAACGAGATGACGTTCTCATTGATAGGGTTTGGTGTACGTAGGTACACAAACTTGATCTTGTTTCCATTAGTGATAGGCTCATACTTACGTGTTAAGCCTTTCATCTTGAGGTAGTGGTTAAACAGTAGTGCACCCCGAACTTGGATAGGTGTACCTTTCTTGTATATCGGTGTGCCGCTGTATTCTTTTAAGGAAGATACCGATCTAGGAAAAGACACATCAGGGATAGAGAGTTTCTGGAAATCCTTCTTGAATTCTTTGACGAACGTCTGAAGTGCACTTTGGTCCTTATGCAAGATGACCTCAAGTGCATCCTTGAGTTTCTTGCGTACGACAGCAGGTGTCGACGATTTGACCATTTCAAGGCCCATAACTTTAATCTTAGGTTTCGCATATTGTACTCCTTCGGAATTATGTACGTTTAACACATATCGTTTCTTGGCAACCCATATTGCCTTATCAGCCAACACTTCGCGTTTCATCGACATCTTTTGTGCATAGGCATTCATGTACTCTGCGAGTTCTTGATACCCACCATCAATGAATGGTTGGATAACCTGTTCACATGTCTTATCCATAAACTTAATCTTATCTTCAGGTGTTTTACCTGCACACACCTTCTCAACTAGATCTTCGAGTGATAGATAGATCGAATCGGTGTCGATAGCGATCACATAGTCTTTGTCATCAGTCTTGAGTGTCTTGTTCATAAACTGATTAAGCTTGTTAGCCATCCATCGAATACTTAGTTGACCTGACAGTGTGATGCCTTCTGCGATACGTAGATCATAGTATCTAAAGTACTTATTACCGATCGCACCGTAAGCTGAGTTCAATGCGATCTTCATGGCCATCTGTAGGTTCTTGAGACGTGAGATGTCTTTGACCAACTGTGGATCTTTGTTATGTTCGTACTCTTGTTCAGCTTTTAACATCTGCTTCTTAAACTTAGAACGGTTGTTGTACATCTCTTCCATCAGTGCTGGTAAGAAACCTTTCTTATCTTTTGTGTAGCACCAACCATTACCTGATGTTGATAGACCGACTGGTACATTCATCGGCGTTTTAGCTAATAGTTTATCCACGTTTATATCGATACGAGTATCAGTTAATGTTTCAGGTGACATGTTATACTGCATGATAAGGTGTGGATACAGTGAGTTCAAGTCGAATGATGCAACCCATTTATGAGGACCAACGAGTGGATCCTTAACATAAGCACCTTCAAATACCTCTGACTTGCCATTATCCTCTTTGAGAGGGATCGTGATGTTACGTTCATACAGGTAATTGAATATGATGCAGTCCCACATCCGTACAGGAGAGAATACATCCTCATAGTTGATCTTAGAGCTATAAGCTAGAGTATAGACAAGTTCAATGAGCTTCATCTTATCTTCGAGTTCATCTACGAGTTCAGTATCGTGGATGTTATAATCTACGAATGTTTTCCAATGATCAGTGTAGAAGTCTTTGAAGTTATCCTCAGGATTCTCAAGCTTCTTCTTGCCGAGTTCTACGCTTGCGATATAGTCAAGCTTATATGATTCTTGGTTTGTATAGGTAAACTTCTTATATAGGTCGAGGTAATCTAAGACTGATATACCTACAAAGTTATATGATTGGATCGATGTACCACCACCCACATAAGCTTTCTTATCGTTAACTATACCCCATGGAGACATACGTTTGACATATTCATCACCTAGTACAAGACGGATCCGGTTGACAAGGTATGGTATATCGAATGCATTGATGTTCCAACCAGTGACCACATCAGGATAGTTGTTAGACCAAAATACGACGAACATCTTGAGTAAGTCTGATTCATCTTTACAGTGCATATACTTTACATCCTTACGATCAGTCATGTATGGACGAGAACCAAAAGTTACGATCTGTTTGTGATGGTTATCTTTAATAGTGATAAGCAATACTTCTTCGTTTGCTTCAGATACGTTTGGAAAACCATTCTCAGTTGCAGTCTCGATGTCGATTGAGAATAGCTTGATCATATCCTTATCCCAGTTTATGGTCTTAGGATAAGTCTCTGTGATGTATTGGTATTGGAATTGCGTTTGACCATGGAATGTAAAGCCTTCCACGTCTTTATAGCGTTCTACATATTCCATGCCTTCTTTGATGGATTCGAACTTAACAGGAGACACTGGTGTGCCTTCCAATGTATGCCAATCAGAATCACCATCTTTTTTAGGTACGAATAATGTGGGACGGTAAGGCACTTTACTCTTGAATGCTTGACCGTTATTGACATAACGGAGCAATAGAGAATTACCGTACTTGACTACGTTTGTATAGAATCTACTCATGATATAATTATACCACCAAAGTTATTTAATGTACACTTATTCCTTGACGGGATAGAAGTTTGTGGCAGGGAATGTAGATGAATCTCCACCAATCCATTGGATCTTGATGTTACCCTTGATGGTTTGGTCATTAATCCAGCATCCTTTAAGATAATGCTTGTCAATCCTTTGTGCTGCAGCTCTCTTACCACCATATTGTTTAGGACACTCATTATTTGATAAGACGATTCGTACATTCTCATTGTATTGATAGACCAAATATTCATCAGGCGCCTCAGCTGCATATACAACCAAAGGCAATAGTAAAAGCGTCAGATATTTCATGATCGCTCCTTATTGAAGTAGGTTTTATATTTATGCTACCAATGCCTCAATATACCTGCTATGATGAATATACATGTGATAAGATTAATGACTGCTATGATAGTCCTAAATAACGCCACACTATCTGCTTCATCATCACACTCAGATGCTTTCTCACCTAATGCTTTTGCCCATAACCTCCAAAGTGTTTTATGTTTTGGTGGTTGGTCTAAAAAATCATGTTCTAAAATCATTTTATACCCCCAGACGAATCTGCTTTATCTTTGTCCTCACGGATCTCCACAAAGATTGGGAGGAATAAACTCTCATCTTCGTGTTTACTCCTAATACGAGCGTTGTACTTGATAGCCACCACCTTACCGAGGACATCTTGCTTTTTAATCTTCTTGCGATCTTCATCGTTAAATCCACTCCCTACTTTAACTTTAATAATGCCATCCTCTGATTCACAGACGAGGGCTCCTAACATACCTTCATACTTTCCTGTGCCGTCTTCAACATCGACGATCTTTAAATCACATTCTAATTCACCTTTGAACTTAATCAAAGACTTAGATCTTTTATTTTCCCAAAATGCTTTTGGATCCTTGAGGATAATACCTTCCTCACCGATATCGTAGTACTCTTTAAACTTAGCTTGTGCTTCCTCAATGTTATTGACTATGAAGTTAGGCACTATTGATATCTTTTCAGATGGTGGATATAACTCATCCATCCTATATTCATATTCTACAGGACATTCACCATCTATGAAGTATGCATAAGGAATATAATCCCACACCGTGGCTCTAACCATAGCTGCTTCAGCTGCTGATATCGTACCCTTTAACGCTTTGTTAAGGATACCATTTCCTGTTTGTCTGTTTAATGGAAAGCCACTATCGTCGTATACGAGTAACTCACCATCAAATACACAATCACGTCCATTTGACTTATCTATAAACTCTTGTTCAAGGTTACCTAACAAGTCGATCGTCTTACCGTTGCGAGACTTGAATTCACATTGACCATCGCGAACGACGGCATTAAACCTCATGCCGTCGAGTTTTAACTGTACGTATGCTGGCCATTTCATCTTATCAACCAGCTTCTGTTCATATTGGGATGCTAACATACATGGATAGTCAACGACTAATCCAAGCCAAACATCATTGGCTGTAGCAGTAGATACACCGCATCGCAGGTCCTTAGCTATGATACGTTCAAGTACCATGGCATTTTTCGGAGAGAGTGAAGTAAGGACCTGTGTGAGGTGTTCTATTGCAGCATGACCAGTTACGGCCCTACTGCTTAACTCAAACAGTTGATCCATTGCTTGCATAAGGCATCCACTCCCAGTCGCCTCATACTTTGGAATCTTTCTAATGTAGAACTGTGTAAACGGATCTAATGCTAATCGAACCACTTCGCGTAGGACTTGATTGTCCTTATGCTCTTCAAGCTTTGCGATCTTATAGTTACGCGAAGCGTTAGCAGCAAGATCCTCTAATATATCAAATACTTCCATTAAATCCACTCTTCAGGTGTAAGTTGTAAATTTTGACCAATACGTTTCATAAGTGCATCGGCTATCTCTACTTGAACGTCATAGTCACTGATGCCTTCATCGTTGAATATTTCAGTGAGTCTTTCGTTTATCATATCTATGACATCATCAGTGAAAAAGCCTGAGTGATCGTCTACGAATTCTGTGATTACTTTTGCGTTGTTTACTTGTGTGACTGACATGTTATCTCCTATAGATGTAGACATCAAGTTTAGTTGCGTTCTTGATACCGCCCACGATGTTACCAGCCCAATCGTATGAAACTGGATTGAATGAACCGCGATGGTAATAACCAGATGGTGTAGGCATCTTAACTAGTGGTTTACGACCACGAAGCACAACGCGTTTCTTATTAGTACGATTTTCGTTTGTGATTGCTACAGCTTGCTTGATGATGTTTAGCTTTTCCATATCAGCAACTGAATTGACATCGACTGTCATTACATAGCTTTTAGATGTTCTCATCTTAACACCTCCGCACAACCAGCAGGGATCCTACGATTAAGACGACGGATTTGTTCCATCGTTTCTCTTAGGACTTTTTTGAGGTTTGAAGGTTCTTGAACTGAAGCGATGGCCTTTTCGATATCCATTGCAAAGATTACAAGTTCTGTTCTACGGTTGAACTTAGCAGCATGTTCTGCTGGGACTAAGTACTTTTCACCAAATTGACTTACTATTACTTTTTGCATTAATCTCTCTCCTTATTAATATAGAACCATTATACCAAACTGATGAATTAATGTACATAGGCCAGCTAAAATTAAATTGTCTATATGGATCAATAACTTGCATAATATATAAGTCTTTGATTACATTGGGCTTTTATTTGGGTGTGCCCGGGAGCGCCCAGGACAGCGATTACTATAGGTTATATCGTACTATTAAGCGCAGTCTGAAAGTGATTCCAGCCAGCGTTTGCTACATACTGCGTCTTTGGGACCACATGGATAGTCATTCACTGTTTCAGTCTTGACTTGTTTTGCCTCAAATACTGTGGTGATCTTTTCATCGACGACGATCACTTCGTCTTTTTGTTTGAATTCCATTGCTTTTCCTTGTGGGAGTTTATTGAGTTGGATTTTGTCCATTATTATTTATCTTTTTTACGTGTTTAAAAATCTTAAGCTGCCAAGCAAATCTGCGTGGCTCTACATCAGGGTGTGCTAGTCGTTCTCCATAGAATTCATAGAGTTGACTCCATAATTCTTCTAATCCCATAATGCGGTATAGTATTTTCCAAAAAGGTTTAATCCATTTTGAATACGAGCCCAATGTTTATCATGAGCCTTCTTATCGAACTTCAATGTGTGCTTAGGACCCTTTTTTATTTCAACGTTACCGTTAGGTAATTTAACCCATTTTTGATCTACTTTACCTGTCCAGAATGGTGCAGCCCAATCTTCTTTACTTAACTCTGTAAATGACCATATCATCTGATCCATCACATAGTCCCAGCGTTTAAAATAATTCTTGTCCGTCTCACCATTCTTTGATTGTACTTTACGTTTATCTCTTAAGTTTGTAGGAACATCTTTGTTATCAACATGTGGTGCACCATGCTTGTCCTTCTTAAGTTGCTTAAGCATAGGCAAGATAATAGGTGTAAGAGTGCTATCCATCGACCATGTATCCCATTTGTCTATTTTAATATACTGAATATCTCGTTCAAAGATACGTCTAATATCAAATAAGACTGAGCAGAACCAACCAAGTTTTGTGTACTTGATTATGTTTTCAACTAATGGTTCGTCATAGTCAATCTCACGCCAAAAGATTACCTTCTCAACAATTTCATATGGAGAGATCCAACTATCTTTTGGTTTATTCATATAAATTTTCATAGCATGCTCCTTACCTTTTTAAATACTTCTCGTCTATCACTAAATTTAACTTTGCCCTGTATTTCAACAGGACTAAAAAATGCAGTCCAGCCATGATCAGCATGAAATGTTCCTGTAACTTTTTTACCATTAATTGTATCAAAATAAATCCAAGGGTAATTGGCCGCAAAGGTTACATCTATACCTAATTTATTAAGTCTCGACTTAAATGTTTTTATTCGATATTCATTCATTTGCTTCTCCTAAAATAATGTCTCCACAGCGCAGACCTAATGATGCTGACCGCTGTGAATATCAACGTGATGCCCATACTGTCCCAAATAGTTGGGTGTAATCCGAACCATGGGAATATGATTATCTGTATGAGCAGTGACAAAAGGAAACCACTACCAACATCTATGAAGCTTTCAATGAAGTGGTTCATTTCATCTCACGTCTACATTCGATGATAACATTATATATGCCTTTGGATCCGTAATCATGCTCGATCTCATCAGCTCTTACATTACAAGCATGTAGATCGTAACATGGCTCTCTACCTATCTCTTTCGGTGTTCCATGAACCAGCATACTTATGACTAAGATGTAGGAATACATTAATGCACCGTTGGAATTAATAATTCCGCAGTTAAATTCCAATCCTCGACCTTAGCTCCTCGCGGTACATCAATACCTTCAATGATTGCCTTCTTAACAAACTCCATAAGAAGAGCGTTATAAACTTCGTCAGGTATCTCTTTAATATCTAATTTAATCTTCACTTATACCTCCACATATTTTAATTTAAAAGAACCGTGCTGATTTTCTCGTGGATATCCACGAGGGTTACACACAACACGGGTTATTCCAATTGTATAATCAAACTCATCATGTGTATGACCATGTACCCATAGTTTAATATTATCGCTAAGCTCCATCATGTAATCAAGCTTATTATGAAATGCGCCATTCATAAGAGTTTCATGCTTATACTTAGGATGACAACTATTTTCAGATGGACTATGATGCGTTATCACTACACAATCTTTAGAGTTGCTCAATGCGTGTTTAATATACTCGAGACTCTTTTTGTTTTCTTTTGTGGATTGCTCAGGTGTATACTTATAATAGTTTACACCATCAAAGTACTTGACAATCCTAAAATCAGGCATTGAAAATAAAGCAGCGTTCATCGTCATAGGATCTTCATTATTCATGTCTGTCCATAGAGTAGAGCCAATAAATGTCTTGTCTTCTAACTCAAACGTTTCATTATCTAATACATGGATGTTCTCCCATGTTGATAATGTTTCCTTTAGATCGTTTACTGTATCATTAAACATATAGTTATAATGCTCATGGTTACCCACCACATACAGCACATGTTTAAACTGCTCAGAGCAATTCTTAAAAAAATCTAAGTATTGATATTTTTGAAGATGCTTAACTACGCATATATCACCTGCAAGGATAAGCACATCAGCGTTCTCAGTATTATTTAATGTAATAGCTTCAAACTCCAAGTGTAGATCTGATGCGATTGCTAGTTTCATTCTTTGCTCTTTTTACCTATTATAAAATTCCAATGTTATGTAGTAGTAAGAATAGTAGCACAAAGAAACCTATAATCCACCAATTAATCTTTTCGCTTGGACTTTTGATACCTTTGAACTGAGATTGATATTCACCCCATCCGATTTCCTTAGTGCTGTGCGGGAAATGATACTGTCTTGGATCACGGTTGTAATCCCAGTACCCACCCCAATTATCTGTGCGTCTATCTTTTTCAGGCATTACCCTCTCCTCATCTTTGAAATATCGACTGCGTCTTCTGCTTTAAAAATTGGCACTGCGTTTGATTTGTGCAACTGACCGATACCTAACATAGCATCACCAGTATACTGCATCACGGCTTTTTTACCAGTCCCACCTGCTCCAGTGTCCAGACTAGGGATATGGCTAGTGCTACGACTAGGATCCACGATAACACGAGGATGATCCAAGCTAATAATACGGGATGGTTTTTGTACCACTTTTTTAGTAGGTTTAACATCGTACTTCTCCAATAGTTTTTGCCATGAAGCCCTTTGTGCACGTTGCTTGGCGTTTGGCTTACGAGGTTTACGTTTAGGTATGTGTGTATGAATAATCATTAAGCAGATTCCAATTCGTTTTGTTTTTCACGGTAATACTCGAGAAGATCATAAACACGAGTTGACTCGCTTGAATAGATAACCCAGTTACCATACTCTTGACGAGAAAAGTCGTTGACATACTCGAATCCACCATAATACTTAACACTACGATCGTCAACTTTGTTGATGATGATATAATCAAAGCCATCAGTGTAAGCGTAGCCAAAAGATCTACGGTCCATACCAAAAGCTTCGGGTTCTACTTTAGTATAGTCTGATCCATTGAGCATTATCTCAAAGTCTTGATCAAATTTATTTAATAAGTTATACATAATTAATCTCTTCGTTATCAATTTATATAACTATTATACCAAATTAGCTAATTAATGTACATAATTAAATATGTATATAAATCAATAACTTATGAAAAGAATGATTCTAGGCCTCCGGGGGCGGACTTGGGTGTGTTCCAATACGAACCAGTCCAATATGGGTATGATGCCCGTGATAGATGGACTGACTTTGGCTTCTCCATGTATTCGAAGTCAAGCTCACCCTTAGAGTTAATCATGTTGTCTACCCATAAGTATACCGGGAACTTGTCTTGAGACATGATCTCTTCTTTGAATATCTGACGAAGGTTGTCACGTTCCTTCTGTGTTCCGGTAAATGGTACACCTTTATAGTAACCAGTCTTTGGTAATACTCGTGACTCGTTCTCAATAGGTAATAGTTCCCACATAGTCACCTCCGCATCATACATATCTGAGATACGTTGACACTCTTGGATATACTTTGCTGCGAGTTCTTTAGTTGACTGAACCGGATCCGGAAACCTCATGAGATGGTGGCGGATATCGATGTTACCAAAGTAAACTTCTATTTCGTTATATTTTCCTTCTGGTATGAATGTGTCAAAGCCTTGCTTGATTGCACCATGTAGTGTCTTAAATGGTGTAGACACGTTCATCCATTCTGGTCGATACATACAAATAGCATGAGAATCCCCAATAGCAATCTTTGGATATCTCTTAGCAAGGTTAGGATCATAAGTGATAGCACGATCTTGTAGATCTTTGAGGTTGCCCCAATTTACATCATGCCATAAACGATTTATCTTCTTACCATCTTTGATTGCTTTCTCTACACGCGGATACAACATACCATAGTAATCAGGCATATCGATCACTAATGACCATACTGCACCTCTAAAGTTTGATAGCGCGATGATGTACTCGATGTTCGAATAGTTCTCCAACCCACCGAATAAGTTGAGTGATCCACCCCAGTCGTTACCATGATAGAGAGCAACCGTATCATATGCATTGTAATCATGTATCTGGTTACCTGTCATGTGTACAGTTACATCCATACCTGCAGTCATTAGTTGATCTGCATAGATGATACCTTGCGCAGCTTTGTGTGAATGGATCTTGTTAGAAACCGGCGAGAGTGGCTGTGTTAGTAGTAACTTCATCTTTTTTCCATTTTCTATATGAATTTGTTGTGTCAATAATACTATGATCTTTTAATATTGGGTCTGTGCCAACGTTCCACATCAATATATCTCTACCCGTATTTTTAGGTATGTACTTCCAAACCTTTGCATCGTATGTACGTACTGTTGGGAATGGTGGTAAGTTCTCGTATTTTTCTGGTGTTGCAAACTCTGCAGGTTCTGATATAAACTCTGCGCGACCTAACTCACCTTCTTGTAAGTTACGGGCTACTGCAACTGAATGGAACTTGGCATTTGGCCATGCTATCTGTAATGCTCGTGATAGTACACCAGTACTTATAGCTACATAAACTTCTTCAGGTTCTTTGATCTTACTTGCAGCGTATACGATACCTGCTGTTGCTAGTTCATGCTTCAAACCAAGTGGGATGAATGCATAACCGTTTTCTTCCGCGTATTTTTTAGCAGCGAGGTTTAGGTTAGGCATCGCTGCTATCCGTTCAAAGTGTACCTCTGCTCCACGTTCAATACAACATGCCTGATGATGTGATATCTGCTTGGATGATGGCATGAATAGTACAATCTTTTTACCATGTATCTTTGCTACATCACATAGAGACACACCAGCAAGCCCGACTCTTGGCTGTACATAAACTAATGTATCGTTTGGGATCTTGGCTGCAAGCAGATCACCAGCTCTTGTCTTTGTACCAACGATGAGATCATCTCGAACAACTCGTACACCTTCATGCATCACTGTAACAGGATCCGGATTGTACGGTGTCCATCCTTCACATAGAGATAGGTAATACTCTTTGGCTTGTGGCCATGTCATCATACCTACTTCTTTGTTTATACCCTCAACGAACGTTCTCATACTTTCCTCAATTTACAATTATCAAAATGCCATCTTTTCATAGCAGGTAAACTACCATTTAAACCACAATGGGGGCATACTATGGTTTGTTGAGCTCCTGTAGGCATCCATTCATGCTGGGAAGACTTTTTTTCCGTCTGGTCGTTTGGCCAAATCAAAACTATTAGGAAATATCCAATTATATGGTATACGCTTGGTAGGAGATTTTACTCCATGATTGATAGCAATGTGTTTCCAAAATAGACATGACTTGTCTTCTATGTTCAACCATTTTTGCTCTCTCATAGGATTGCGAGGATCATTTACTAATATATTCATTTGCTCAAGCCACATGTGTGCATGCTTGTTCTTAGGTACGAACTGACCATCTGGATCTATCTCATATTGTACCTTACCATTGAGGTTTACACCAAAGATCTGATGCATGCCATCAAAGTGTCCTGTACCACCAAACAATACTGACTCAGGATCTACGATATCAGGATATGCCATAGCCATGTATCGTGCAGTGTTCTTGCATGGATACAGTGGACTTCTAAAGTTTTGTTTCTCTTTGAAATACTTCTCAAGTAGTTTAGCATACTCCATCATGGTGAATGGTCGTCCTAACCTATTACGATGTTTATCTAAAAACTCCCACATCTCCTCAGCTGCCTTCTTAGGACCATCGATCAGCCAATCTTTAACTAACGTGTTCTTAGGATAGTAGATTTGGAATAGATCATTACGTGCATGTCGGTGTTCTTTAAAGTGTTCTCTTAGATTCTCTGGACCTTGATACATCAACCGTGTTAGTGTACCCCAATGTTCGTTACTAAATGAGAACGTTAGTGTATACCACAATCTTAACTTAGGATCTGTGACCTTCTTCATGATATCACAGAACGGATGTTCATGCCAATGGAGTCTATGCGAAAAGATCTGGTAATCTTCTGCTAACAACTGATCTCGACGTAGATCAAACTCTTGGCAAAACTCAAAAAACTTATCAAGACGTTTTTCAAGTGGCCAATCTTTCATCCATGATTCAGTAGGTTTGCCATCTTTTAATACTACAGGACTTGTACCCTTATAGGTAATATTCTTATACTCGATACCAGATATGAATTGAGCTAGAGTGTTTTGCATAGTTCCTTATATTGATCCACTGTCATATTATGTATCTTCAAGACATAATCGTCTGAAGGATGAGATGTTAATCTATTGAATGAATCTATTAGTTTAAGATCAAGCATTGCTTTCTGTCTACCGAATGGATGATCTAAGATCTTACATGATGAGAATATAACATCACGATCTATATGGTTATAGTCTGATCCAGGTCGTACATAGTTTTCTACCCAACGGATGAAGTCACAGCACACGTCTTCTGCATTATATGGGTATGCACCAGTCTCTACATAGATCCGTTCCATAACTTGATCGAGGAACTCTTCTTGCTTCATCTTAGTTAATGGTTTTGCAAGATATGAGATACACTCTACTGCATTTGTACCGTAGTAGAACGGTGATGTCTTATCAACGTACTGTGGGTACCAATCAGCCACGTCTGCAACTACTGCAGCATACTGGAAGTGGTACTGTCTTAAGTTATTCTTAACGTTCCAATCTAACATGAACGAACCGATCTCTCTTAGTGATCTCTGTCCACCAGATTCTAAAAACTCTGCTAGTTCTCTTGCTAATCGTGGTGCATACTCTGATAGGTAATAATCTCCACCACGTTTATATCTTGATCCTGCAGGTGGTTTAGGAAATGCTGGGAATTGGTATCCAACAGAAGTGTAGAAGGAGTATGGATAGTTGTTCACCATCTCGACCATGTCCTCAATAGTCTTACAGTTATGTAGCGAGAACAATAAGGTATTGTGGTATCCACTAGGTTTCGTACTGTAATTAATTGCAGAACCACATACACGATGGAGGATGAATATGTACAGCCATTCGGGCAGTTTAAAGTCGGAATGTTTTCCTGTCCAGTTATGTGCTACAGTATCTCGTTGATGTGTGATCTTACCTGCTTCCATCTTTTTCCAATATGGATGCTGATCCGTCCAACCATAAAAGCAATCATTAACGATCTGAGAGAAACCTGCATACTTACGTTCGACCACATCATACAATTCTACATGATGCAGTAGATCATCATTCATGTTTGACTCTACATGTGATATCATGCCATAAGGTGGTGTAAGAGATACATTACACTTCTCTTGCTGATCCTTTGCAAGGTTAAAGTATCTTATGTACTCATCATAGTATTGTGTTGTTTCAATCAATATAAACCAACCTCAGTTAAAAATGTTTGTAGTCTAAGCAGCATACCAACTTCATAGGCTTTACTATTTAGGTTCCTATTTCGTGGAGACGGATGATCAATCTTATAATGTGGTATGTCATACTTATCACATACTTTTGATACAAATCCACCAAGTGCAATCACTACTTTACCTTGTGTCTCTGTTAGTAATGCATCCACGTCTACATCAGACATCTTATAAGAGTTTATCTTATTAGGTATCACATTATGAAACGACCATTCATATAGACCTACTGTGTCCATCCAATCCTTCAGACGTGCAAATGTCCCATTCTTAAACGGTGTAGTTTTAGATGAGGGACATTGGCCTAAGACTATAACTTCGTCAGAAGGCCTATGATATGGAAGAAAATCCGTCACTGATTTCATAATATAATTATACCCCAAAGGGTATTAAAAGTACAATTAAGCTTTAAATTGGGCGTCGTTTGCACCAGCTAATACGATACCAGAACCGTAGATCCTGTTATATTCGTTTAGTAGTTCTTTCTTAACGTCAGTAATTGCTGCGATAGATGTATGATACACTGCAATAGTGCCATCATGGTAAGGCATAAAAGGAGAGAATCCGACGGATACTGTACCTTCTTTTGTTTGGTGATATACTAATGTGACACCATTTTCAATGACCATTGCACCTTCTCCTGAAGATATAAGGCCACAAATGATCTCTTCACCACTAGTAAATTTAATTAGTTTAATATCTGCCATCTTGCTCATCCTTTAAAATTATAAATTCAATAAAATTTGCTGCTTCTTCTAAATTGCTAAAGTGTTTTACAAAGAACTTATCCACATCCATCATGTGATTACCTACAACCATGACAGACATATGCTTAAGAACGGAAACCTTTAGTTGATAGTTGCCTCTCCGCAAGAACGGATAAGAAACTAAATCTTTTGTCAATTCACTCTTCATCATATATTTATGAGAGGGGAGATTGCTCTCCCCATCCCTTTAACTATCCATATCGTACTGTTGACCAGAGGCGTAATTAGCATCTTTAGCGTAGTCAGTTGGGTTATCTCTTTCATTTAAGAGTTCTCTAACACGGTCGATACCAGTAGACGGCGTTAAGTTGTCCGTGATCTCGATTTGACGAGGTTTCTTAGATTCAGGGATAACATTCTCAAGAGCGATACGTAAGATGCCATCTTTAAATTCAGCACCACGCACTTCGACCGTATCAGCCAACTTGATTGACTTAGTGAACGAACGCGTTCCGATACCTTTGTGGAGGTATTGTACATTGCCATCATCAGGATTCTTTTGTCCTTTGATGATCAATAAGCCTTCTTCTAAAGTGATAGTTACCTCTTGCTTATTGAAACCAGCGATAGCCAATTCAACGATATATTCGTAATCGTCTAGCTTAATAATGTTGTGAGGTGGGAATGCTTGGTTGTTGTTTAGTGGTGCTGCGAGCATCTCATCAATCTCTCTTAGCATACTTTCAAAACCAATAGTTTGTGGCCAGATAGGGCCGAATGATACATTTGTAGTTCGCATATTTTTCTCCTTAGTTAAGCGAGTTTAACAAAATCCTGCCCCCGAAGGCTGCAGGTTTAGGCAGTTTCCTACCTAAATTTATTTATAATACGAAGGAATACTTTTTTAAGTTTTTGTTTACGAGTTAATGGTGCAGGAGGACTACCGATACAGCATACTCTGTCCCATTCTCGTTGAGTATAATTAGGCTGCATCATCTATGATGTCTTGTAGTGCTTGGTTGATTGGCTTATAGCCATAGTAGTGGAGCTTCTCTGACTTGCGGTCTAGAAAGTCTCGACGTTTTTCAATATCTCTTGCTCTATAGGCAGCTTCAAGGATCATCGTATAACGGTTACCTTCACGAGTCTTTTCATGTGCTGCAAGTACTGCTGCTACGTCTACTCTTGGTAAATCAGCCTTCTTTTTGACTTGTTGCATTCCACTGTCCTCCATAATAACGTTCAAGTTGACCTACATTATTTAATCTTTGATCACCGTCTTGTGGTGTGTCAAGCTTAACTGACCAGTCAATCGCATCAAAGTTCTTATCAAATTCTTTGGTGGCAGTCTTAGATAAGATGCTGTCACCGGTGATATCATTCTTTGCTGCCATTATTTTGGCAACTTATCTTTTTTTGGACGACCTTTGCTTTCTTTTTTCTTATCACGGTTTCCCATAATTTTCTCCTTAATATAATTTTTTAGGTGGTTGACTTGATGCTACTTTTTTCAACCAACGTTTCTTCGCCTGACTCTTTGCTTTCTTACGAGCTACACATGGCTTTTCATACTCCATACGTTCTCTTATTTCAATCAGAAGCCCTGAGTCTTCTACTTTGTTTCTAAACTTACGAAAAGCTTTTTCAAATTGGCCTTCTTGTACGTCTACAAATAACCCTTGTTTAGAGTCACTTTGTTTTGGCCTAGGTTTACGATTAAATTCAGCCATTAGTAACAAGTTCTCGTTCTAGTCACGTTACCATATTGATCTACTGACTCAACCCATGCTGTACAGTTTTGATATACAGTTGGAGCTTGTTGATAGATCACTGTAGGTGCTGGTTGTACATAACGTGGTTGCGCTAGTTCGTAACCGATAACTCCACCAATTAAAGCTGGAGCAACCCAATTTACACCACCTCCATGATAATACCCACCATGGTAACCACCATAATAGCCGCCATATCCGCCATGATAACCTGCGAATGCTGAGGTTGATGCTGTCGCTAATGCTAATACTGCTATAAGTTTTTTCATTGTACTTCTCCTATTCTGAGACCATTGTACCATATTTATTAATTATTGTACATAGGCCCAATTGTAACAATTTGTAACCACTTTTTAGATCTATTCTTATGCCATGCCTTAATAGATTCAGACATTTTTCTTTTTTGTTCATCTGACATTACAAATGACTTTTTACCTTTAGTTGCTAAACTCATTTTGCGCTTAGTTTCTTCAGATCTAGGAACTCCTGCTAAACCGCCTTTAGTTCCTTTTTTGCTTCTACTTATCTTTTTCTTAGATTCTTCAGTATGTTTTTTACCATACCAGTGGCTTTCTTCTTTTGGAAGACCTTTATTCCATGAATCTTCTATTATAATTTCAGAGTTAGCTTCTAGTTCTTCTTTAGTTATAATCATAGTTTTAAGGGAATTAAACTCTTCTGGAACCGGGGATAAATATGACATGCTGGCACTCCTTTTAGTGTTAGAGTCCTTGGAGATTGCCGTCTCGCGAAGGACATTTTTCATATTATATTTATAAAAAAGGGACCTCTAGGATCCCTTTTATTCTTTAAGAATGATCGAATTAACGATTCATTACATAAAGGGTAACTTCAAAGCCAAAGCGCATTTCAGTTGCTTGAGGTTTCGTCCACATAGTATTTCTCCTTTGTTTATAAAAATTTATAAACTCAGATCGTTAGAGAGAACGGCTTTTAACTCAGACATTCAAGGTCTAACTTGAGGCTCATATTCCTGTAGAGTTTCCCCTACATTACTATCTATACAATACTCTTAAAAAGAGACTAGTTAAAAGTATTAATACTTAGTAATCCTGTGCTTAATATTCTGTATCAGATTTAGGCATCCTTTTGATGCCACCAATGTTATATTTTGGTACGAGTTCCCACTCACCCTTCTCTTTAAAGGACACTACCTTTATCTGAGATAAGCTAGCTTTTGGTTCTGCCTTAGACTTATCAAGGATCTTCAGCAGACCCCAGTCTTGAAGGAGTTCAGCAATGATATTGCGTCTCTCAATGTCAGACATGGAGATATCCGATTCCTTGCCATCTAGGGCAAATAATTCTTTGAAATGTACAATGAAGTACTTTCCTTGTTTATGTAGTATGTGGCATGATTGGAATAGCTTTTTGTCTTTTCGACTTGCTATACCTATGCGAGTTAGAGTCTCTCTGACTTTGAGGAAGTTATCCGGTTCGATCAAGTCAACTTCTAACATTGCATCTGGTGTCCAATCATAATATATCATGATACTTGTCATTATAAATCTTTCTTTATTGATTACATTATATATTTATAAGACTATTAGTTTCTACCACCCTTATCATAGGCTTGCCTGATCTCCTCCATCTGCATTGTGGATAGGATACTGAGGACTTCATGTGCTCTCTTCTCAGAGTAGTTATAGTGCTTCATGATAAGCTTGACCTGATCTGTGGTTGCATCCCTCTTATGCCACTTGGAGAACCTCTTCTTTTTAGGGATAGAGTTCTTGAGGAATTCAAACTGCCACTGTGTAGGGATCTGGGCGTGCATGTTCATCTCGTTGGCATACATCACTGTATCCGGGAAGAACGATAACCCACGGTTGATCATGAAGGGAGCATAGTCCTTGGATGCCTGTGGATCCTGGAATAAGTCCTTCTTGTTCTCGTTTATGGCATTAAGGAAATCAAATGGTGTCATTTACCCATTCCTCTGCTGCAGCTTCTGCGATATCTTCATCTAACTGAGAATCTCTACTGATTAACTTACCGTCTTGGTATAGTTCTGCTATAAACCATCTACCCCACTTATTAACCTTTGCTGTCTTGCCATTATCTTGGCCAAAGTATTCACTTAAAAATACTGTCTCAATATTACTCATTTTAAACCTACCTCTTCAAGATTTTGTTTGTTTGCCATGAAATTTGTATCGGGAAACCGTTTTTGTAGTAATGCGGTTATCTCGCCTCTTGTATTACCTTGTGCTAAGAACTGTTGGGTGTCTCTATTATATGCTAGTATGGCATGTTCCATCTTAACAAAGTTTATATTAACTATCTTTTTTTGAGGTAATGGAGCATCAGCAATATTACCTAAGATCTTTTGCACTTTATAATATATAAGGATCTTAAGTGCTATCCAACCTAAAAAGAATCCTGAGACAAACGTAAGAAAATAGTTCATGCCTTCCCTTCGAATGGTGGAGTCCCACCGTTTTTAATATACTCGTCATAGCTACGCATCTTAACATTATGGATAGCTATCGCTGTTTCACGGATATTCTCCATCTTGTCTCCAGCTGGGTTTGACTGTACAAAACCTCGTTCGATTAGGTATGATGCTTTGTCCCAATCGTCTGAGTCGTATTCTCTTTTTACTTCATCTTGCATGATGACATAACCTCCGTAAGTGCAGCCATGAGGTTTAGTTCATGATCTGCAACGAACGCAGCCTTATACTGATAGTCAGCAAGTATCAATACTAATTGTGGGATACTAGCTGGCTCCATGTTTACTGAAGCTGTGTCGTATAGTTGTCTAAAGATATTTATAGTCTCTGAGTCTCCGTTCTTAGCTACCCACTTCCTAACTTCTGTGAAGTTCTTTTCCTTCATGTTGTTGATGAGTTGCTTGAATGAGTCTTCAGTCATGTTTACAAGGATGCCAGCATCGATCTTACCTGACACTGAATATCTCTGTAATTCGTTTAGTACACGTCTCCAATCAGGAAAGTGTTTAGTGACCAACTCTGCTACCACCTTCTGGTCTGCTTCAACGTTCTCTTGCTTTAAGATGTTCATGGTACGTTTGAAGAAGGACGCTGCGATCTCTTGCTTCTCTGTATTCTCGATCTTAAAGTCAATGACTGAACATCTACTATGTAACGGCTCGATGATACGGTTCTTATAGTTACATGTAAAGATGAAACGACAGTTGTTAGAGAACTCTTCGATGAATGCTCTAAGCGCTGGTTGTGTAGAATTTGGGTTTAGATAGTCTGCTTCGTCTAGTATGATGACCTTCTTAGCGTCAGTCAACGATACTGTTGAGGCAAAGGATTTGATCTTGGTTCGAAGGACATCGATACCAGATTCTTCGGATCCGTTTATGAGAAGATACTCGGCTCCGATCTCGTTACATAATGCTTTGGCAACGGTGGTCTTACCCACACCTGCCGTACCACAAAATAAGAAGTTAGGCAGTTCACCGGTTTGGACGAACTGCTTGAATGTTTCTTTTAAGTTCTTTGGTAAAATACAATCTTCGATCGTCTGAGGTCTGTAGCGTTCAACCCATAAATATTCCATAATATCTCCATAATATAAATTAGCTTACGCTTCAAATGTTGAATCAGCTTCAACTGCTACATAATACACTAGATCACCTGCGCCTTTAAAGCGTGAGATCTTTTTAGATGAGATAGAAACATCATAGTCACCTGGTACCATCTTAAGGTTCTCGATCTTGAGGTTCACCTTAAACACCGATGTTGTCGTACCTAAGGTATATGTATATGCATTTGATGTTGCATTCTTCTTATCACCCACGACCACTTGGATGGTTGATCCATCACCCAACAGTGCAACATCTGTAGACTTGAGGATTGGTGCGGTCTTGAGGATCATAGCTAATACGTTTGCTTCAAGCTTGAAGTTGATCTCTGCATCGGGGAATACGATCTCTTTCTTAGGTACAACGATAGAGTTAGGTGCTGCAGCAAAGTACTTGATACTGCTGTTACCTTGTTTCACTGTCACTGTCTTTTCAGAGAACTCAAGATCTGGATCCTCAAATAATGATAGCACAGCAAGGAACTCGTTCACATCATAGATACCGAACTCATTAGGGAATGTTTCAGTAACTGTACATGATGACATGATGGTGTTACTTACTGCAATTGTAGATAGTACATTGCCTGGTTTAAATAACAAGTTGTTATTGATTGAGGCATAGTTTTTAATCAGTGCCAATGTTTCTTTACTTAGTTTCATTATATTTTCCTTCATCAAGATCTAACATAAACATTAAACAACAAATCGCATGAGCTATATGATTGACTCCTGTTTCAGGATCATACATCTCACCTTCTTTATATGCCCACAGGTGTCTCTGTGCTGCATCAAAATACCTACGATTGCCATCTGGTACTCTACGCCAATTATCAGGCTCATACTTCTCTGCGCCAAATGTCAATACTTTAACAGTCTCGCGTAAAGCGAGAGGTGGAATAAGTCCATATTGCAACTTACCACCATCGAATTTGCGTCCACCTTTGTGGTCTTTACTCTGCGAAATCTTTAATTCGTCTTTAGTCATCGTGTCTCCTCTGTTTAGAACTCTCAGTTAAGAACTCTAAAGAGAGGAGGCATTGCGCCTCCTCGAACTGACTTACTAGAGAATTGACTCTTAGAATGCTGAACCACCTAATACAGCATAAGCTGCAGCAATCATTTTACGGCTTGGTGTACCTAATCTGTAACGAGTAGTTGATTCACCATTCCAAAGTGTAGAATTGTTTGCATAAACTGCATAACCCTTCATACGTAATTGACGAACTGCTTCATGCGGGTTAGCAAGACCAAATCGTGCAGTGATTTGTTTAGCAGTTACTGTTTTACCTGATTTAAGGTAATTGATTAATGATGTTGTTGCTGACATACTATTACTCCTTGAAATTGCGACGTTACGGGAAATGCTGATAAGATTGTCGCTTGTCTTACCGAATACTGTACCATTATACACTGGTTTTGAATTAAAGTTAAATAATTTTTTTAAGTTCATAATATATTATGGCTTTAGGCCATACTCCTTGATCACGTTATTTAATAATGGTGAGAACTTAGATAAGTCAATCACCGCTTCTACATTTCCACTGAGGTAATCCTCCATCTCCGATTCAGTGGGGACCGGAAATCCATAAACACTTTTCAACTTCTTATTCTCTGCTACTATAAGCCAATTAGGATAGCCTAACTTGGGACATCCATCTTCTCTGGCATCGACCATAATCTTATGATAGTCTTTTATCTGAGTAAGATCTATAGTCTCATCAGAGTGATTGAAGCGATTCATCACCTCAATCACGTACATCTTTTGTGTTGGCTTTAGTTCTTTAAATTGCATCGTTTGTAACCGTAGTTGTTACTGTTTGGCTAGCTGTAGCTGCATTATAAGCATCTGATATAGTTGCATAAGCTGCAGCATCACTACTATTCACTGGATCATGTAACACTTCTGGTGCTGGGTTTGATATCTTATCAAATACATCCATGAATGCAGCTTTAGTTTGTGGATCGAAACGGTTACAACATAACTCGATCGCTTTCTCTTTCTTTTTGAAGATTGAGAATGCTCGTACGATATGAGTCATACGACGGGTTGTGATGGTCTCGTCTACACCACCGTCTTCGAATGTGCGACGGATAGCATCAGCCCATTTAATCAATGTGTCTGCAAAGTCTTGGTCCTCACAGTTATAATGCTTCATAAGGTTCTTAACGATCTTCATCTCGACTGATGCATTAGGATACTCTTGTTCGAATGTCACTGCGAAACGCTCGAGGAATGCTTCGTTAAGTACGTTTGTGCCGATGTATCGGCCATCGTCTGAACCTTTACCCTTTGTGTTAGCTGTAGCAATGATGTTAAAGCCAGCAGCTGGAACTATAACCTCGTTCTTAAGCTTGAAGTAGTAAGGCTTGCCTTCGAGGATAGGCTGTAAACACAATAGTGTGTTAGCTGAACCAGCATCCACTTCGTCAAGCAATAATGTATAACCGTTACGTAGAGCAATCAATACTGGGCCTTCCACGATCTCCACGTTACCATTAATAAGTGTCTTAGCACCAATAAGTTGCTCTTCGTCAGACATCATGTTAAGGTTAACACGAATAAGTGGCTTACCAAATTTAGCGCAGATCTGCTCGATCATGGTTGACTTACCGTTACCCGTAGGGCCGGAAATATAAGATGGATAGAAAAGTCCAGCTTTGATGATCATCTCGAGATCTGAATAGTTGCCAAATGGTACATAGTTTGGGTCCTTGGCTGGGATTAATGTCTCAGGTCTATCGAAGTTTACGATGGCTTGGCTTTCAATTTTTACTGGGGTTTGAACCACTGAAAGCACTGGCTTTGGAATTACTGAAGGCACCTTCACGTTATAAACACCACGTGACACCTGACCAGCAATCATGAACCAAGGCATAGTATCATAACCTAATGAATTTACCACTGTCATAAGATCGGTCTTACTGATCTCAGGGGTTTTAACTAGACCTGGATAGGTCTCGAATAGTTTAGCTTGAACTTCAAGCTTTTGTTCACTTTTATATCTCATAATGTAGTCTCTCCGTTATCAATTAACAAAACCATTATATACTGAATATGAATTAATGTACATAGGCCCTAAATATATGATTCCAATAGTCTTTTTCATAAGTTATTGATTTCATTAGCTTTATGCCACCAGCCCTATAAACTGATTAAGCAATATGCGACTGGTCTTCTTATTTGAGAGCATCTTGGTGAGCTCCCGGGCGATCCTGGATGCGCTTTCCTTTTTACCTATAGAAAGCTCTTTGTCATCCTCAATCTTAGCTCTGGATTCAGCCACTATGAAGAGCTCGTCCCGACCTGTATCCTTCATTGATGCAAAGCCATTCTTACGAAGATCTCTCTTCATGTCTTCGATACCCATAGCTGAGATGTGTGAGCCATGACCATAATGAGCTACGAATGCATTGTGTAGATATCTGAACGTTGGTCGTGTGATGTAAAATCCTACAGTAGTGATAGCATGTCTATCCTTAATCATCTGTAAGAGTGACTTAGTTTGCTCTGCGTTCTCTGACATTGGATAGTTCTTACGAGTTACTGTATCAGATAAGAACGGCTTGACAGTAACATAGTCTTTGCCATTATAGTTTCGTTTCATCCTGATCTGATCAAATCCAGTTCTTAAGTACTCGCCTTCACCGTCAGTCAATGTGATGAGCGTCATCTTTTCTGTACCGTTCTTACTCTTAAATTCTGGGATGTAGTTGTATAACCATGCTAACGCAGAATTCAATGGAGTACCAGATGTTTTAAAGTTGTGAAGGTTATAGAATAACCTTGATAAAGTGATGGTGATCATCTTATTAAATTCTGATTGAGTCATCTTAGATGAGAATAACTCCATCATAGTAAGACCAAACGTGTCAACTTCAGATTCACCTGCTGTCATCATACGGGTACCATCAGCGTTTCTGTACTTAGTATCAGACCAACCGTTTGTGAATGCAAATACTTGGAATGGGATCTGAGCACCTCTACAAAACATTGCTAATGATACGACTTGCTCGATCGTTGGTCTTAACACATGATCCATTGAAGCTGACCAATCCAATAAGAATATCATACCATGACTTTTACCGTTAGGGATAGACATCACTTGTTTGAATATGTCATCGTTTAGTTTATAAGCATAAAGCTTTTTACCATCCAATGAACCAGTCTTTGCGACCTTAGCACGTTTATAGTTTTGTGCTGACTTACGCATCTCGAATTCTTTTACTAAGTAGCTAACTACGTTCTTAGATGATGCTTTAAACTTCTCAGCGCGTTCTACGTCATCATCATTAATTACTGAAGCACCGCTAGCATTCCATTCTGCTTCATATTCTGCATGCTCTGCAAATACTTCTTTATAGGTAACCATTGGATTGACCTTAAATTGTTTAGGGATAGTGATGTACTTGTATTCGATTGAAGTATCAGCTAATTCTTGAAGCTTCTTATCTAAGTTCTTTTCAGTTTGTGACTCTAACTGATCTTCGAGTGAGTCTTCAAGGTCTTGAAGCGGATCCGTTTTGGTTGATGGTGATGATTGCTCGTCTTCGATCTGATCAGTCTCTTCCTCATCTGCATCAAAGTCTTGCATCTGTGAATTACCTTGCTCTTCAGACTCTTCTTCTTCAAATTCTTCGTGATCGTCTGACAATGCTTTCATCTGTTCGATCTTGTCTTCCATAGCTTTCTTAGAATAGTCATAGATCTCTTTAGCTAACGCGATCACATCTTTACATGTCTCAGTCTCTTCAGCACGTCTTACGAATGCTTTCTCTTCAGCATTAAAAGTAACACCGCATGAATAACCAGCTTTGAAATATAGGTTGATCTTATCGATGAGTAACATATCTTTGAAACCGTTAGCTACACCAAAGAAGTCTCGATTATTAAGTTCTTTATAACCTAAGTTGAATGACTTACGAAGACCAGGATATCTGCGCTTCATAAGCTTCTCGATACGTACATCCTCAAGCACGTTCATATAGCCTGAGAAGTGAGGGGTATCTTTATAAGGGTTTTTAGTTGAATACTCTTCAAGAGTAGTGTAAAGCGCGTGACCTACTTCATGACCAACTAACATATCAATAAGATCGTTAGTCATGTCCTTCCATTGTGGAAGTCTTAGGACACGATTTTTGATGTCAAACGATGCTGTAGATACAGGTGCCTGTATAACAGTAAGGTTTTCGTTTGCTAATAATTTTGCTACTAAGTCAGTTTTTGTCATCAATCTCTCCAATTAATATAACCATTATACTATAAGGGCTATTTAATGTACATAGCCCTTAAGTTATTGATTTATATAGATAATTATGTAAGTTATTGATTTTATTGAGGATTTAATTCATGAAGAGTAATTTGTTTTTGCTCAATTTGGGGGTTATTTTGTAAGAATTTTTTTAAGTTTTGCTCAGTAGTGAATAATTCGATAAATGTATGATTTGAATAGATGTCACGGGCATGTAAAATAAAAATGTTTGTCATATTTAGATCTCCTTAATTAATAGAACCATTATACCTAAAATGCTATTTAATGTACACATTTATTTTTAACACGCAGGACCAGGGATCCGGGATACCAGCATACACCCATTATCTCACAAATATGATTTAATGTACATAGGCCCTCCCTCCATGTAAGGTACATTAACCTATCTAGTCAAAAAATGGGCTGTCCTGGGAGCTGCCGGGCACTTGTCTATATAAATCAATAACTTAGGAGTTTGTGACTACGGAACTGAAATCGTTGGTCTTTTCAAAGCGGATGTTATTCTTAAACTTATCAAGAAGCACATCACCTTTATGGGATATAACGAACACATTGGTGTTTTCACCCAACGTATCCATCACAGATAGGAAGTAATCAGTACCAGCCACATCAAGACTAGAATCAAATATCTCATCTAGTAATAGTAAGTTGGTGTTCACTGAGTTTTTCATCTTAGCGATCTGACGCCAAGTGAATAAGATTGCGAGATCTATACGCATCTTTTCTCCTTCAGAGAACGAAGCATAAGTGAACTCGTCTCTAAACCTAGATTTAATCGATTCATTGAACGATTCATCTAGTTCAAACTTAACAAAGAAGTCCATTGCGGACAGATACATGTTAATTAGTTTGTTCATTGCTGGTAGGTATTCACGTATGATAGTGGTCTTGATACCAGTATCCTTAAGCAGTACGCTGGAGATCTCTTGTAGTTGTTTCTCTTTCATGAGGTCTATCTTTACTTCATTCTTTGCTAATGCATCGTTAGCGAGTAACTTGATCTTATCTTTCTCAGAATCAATATCACCTTGTACAGATAACTCGTTGATCTCTTTCTCGAGTTGTTGGTTTGCTTTGATAAGCATGTTCATACCATTGATCTCTGTAGAGATAGAGATGTTTTTATCTTGTATTTGATTTAAGACGTCTTGTTTCTCTTGTAGGTCTACACTCAACTTAGTATAAGCTGAGTTCAGCGTATCCATGTTGGATGTGATCTGTTGTTTACTTTCAGTTATCTTACTAATGATCTTATCTTTATGTTCGTGCTGTATACCTTGCTCACACGATGGACACGTCTCATTACTTGTAAAGAACTCGATATGCTCATCAACTTGTGTAAGCTTTTGTGATAGCTTATTCATGTTTGATTTACACATATCAATATTTTTATCTACATCAGCTTTATCATGTAGTTTAGCATTCAACTGTTCGATGTCTTTGTTCATGAGATCTACTAGCTGAGTCTTATCATTTATCTCGTTGATGTTGGCATCGATCTTATTTCGTAGTATCTGTACGTTTTGATCTTTAGAGTTTTGTAATGAATCAATCAAGCTCTTCTGTGCTTTAGCTTGTTCGGTGATGATACGGATCTCAGTCTCTACGGCAGATAGCTCTTCTTTATTCTCTGCTATCTTTTCTTTGAGGATAGTATTCATCGTTGAGAATACCTTGATGTCAAGGATATCTTCGATGACTTCACGTCTTTGCCATACAGGTAACTGCATGAACGGTACAAAGGAAGCAGATCCTAATATCACTACCTGGGTGAAGGTTTTATAATTAAGTTTTAGGATCTGCTGTTCGAGGACTTTTTGATAATCTTTTACGGCTGCATCTTGGTTGATGATCGTTCCGTTCTGATATATCTCAAAGATATTAGGTTTGATACCGCGTACTACTCTATATTGGATAGGACCAATGTCAAACTCAATCTCAACTACGCAGTTCTTTTGATTGATAGAGTTAACAAGTTGGTTCTTATTGATATCACGAAATGGTTTATTGAACAGTGAGAAGGTAAGTGCATCAAGGATAGTGGACTTACCTTCACCGTTTTTCCCAACGATTAAGGTTGTTGAGTGACCGTTTAGTTCTACTTTGTTTGGGGAATTACCTGTTGAAAGAAAGTTTTTCCAATTCACTGACTTAAATATTATCAAACAACCTCCTGATTGATTGCTTCAATGTATAAGGATTTTACAAAGGTTTTAATAGCTTCCTTATCTCCCTCCGTTTGGATGGAATCAATGTAATTACCAAGAATACTAACAGTATCTTCCAAATTAATTTCAGCGTCGATGGTGCCTTCATTGAACTCAGAAAGGTCTTCGATGATTTTGACTTCATATGGTTGTTGTTCGTATAGTGTGTTAACAAACCTATCAAACTTATAGAGATCGGTTTTATTTATAACCACTAACTTAATGTATTTGTCCTTTATATCTATGGTTGTAAGATCGATTGGCTCTACATCCTTATCATTATACTCGATCTTTTCATGTATAGTGAAAGGGTTTTGATGAAACTCTAACTGTCTTGTCTCTGTGTCGAATACTGAGAATCCTTTTGGATCACTAGCATCTTGCCATGTCATCTCGTATGGAGTGCCAACATACTCGATGTTTTCTTGCTTTGATCTTGTATGGTAGTGACCAGATAATACACGTTCATACTTTGCAAACATCTCATGAGATAGACCTTCTTCTGAGTGCATACCTCGGTACATCGGGAATCCTGCTATCTCAAAATGACCCAAGCAGAGATCAGATTTACTGCTATCAATAAACTCAAATACATCATTCTCATTCTCCTTACAAATCCATGGTATAAGATCGATAGAAGCATTATCTTCGTGCATACGTGTAGGTTTATCGATCACTGTAATATTATCATACTCACCAAGTATCAATGATTGTGCATTGACAGCTAGTGATTCTTTCCAAAATATATCGTGGTTACCTAATAGAGTTATTAGTTGGATGCCTCTTGTCTTTAGTTCATCAAAGAAGTATCGTTTACATTCAGCGAGTGTATTGAAGTTAACAAACTTACGACGGTCGAATAGATCACCTAATTGATAGATGACTTTGATTTGATTTTGCTCCATGTATGGGAATAGGAAGTCTCTATAGAACTTCTCCATGTATGTATGGAACTTTAATGAATCACCTCTAACACCGAAGTGTGTATCGCCTAATACAACAAATTTACTCACCAAATTCATCCTCAATAAAAGTGTCTAATGTAATAGTGTCGTCTTTTTTCTTTTTCTTCTTTTTCTTCATACGCTCTTCAAACCCTTCATCGAACGTACCATGTTGTTGCATAAACCCGATGTAGGAGTTTTGAAAATCTTCATCGTTATCTGAACCTTGTGTTTCAAAGGATTCTACTGTTACGTCTCTAATTAGTTTACCACGGATATATGATTGTTTCTTTTCTTTTTCTATACGTCTAAGGAATGCATAGTAGATTATCTGTGTAAAGTAACTGAAAGGATTAGATGATTTTTCAGGATCAAAGTTATCAAAGTACATGATACAGTTCTCGATGCCGTCTAGGATCATGTCATCTTTATAGGAATAGTTGATGAAGTTTGGTCTATTAGCAAGCTTGGTAGCTATCTTAAGTATACACTCACCAAGGTAGTTTGATATCTGGGGTTTTGGATCTCCACATGCCTCTGCTTCAGCAACCTGCTTCTTATACTTCTTAACTGCTTCAAGGAAGTCTGGATTGTTTACGTAGTGGACTGGTTTTTTCTCAGCCATGATGTGTTTCACCTTTATTAATAATTAAGACCATTGTACTACATAGTTAGTATAAAGTAAAATTATTTTATGCAGAGAATGATGAACCACACCCGCATTTAGATGTTGCGTTTGGATTTTTTATTGTGAATTGGGATGCGGCTAAAGTTGTTTCATATGCTATTTCAGATCCAGCTAAATACTGCATGCTCATAGCATCTACTAGTAACTTAACTTCATGCTGTTCTATGACAAAGTCGTCTTCATTTTGATTATCGTCAAATGTGAATCCATATTGAAATCCAGAACATCCTCCTCCTGATACGAATATACGTAGCATAAGGTTTGGAACATCCTCTTCTTTTAATAGGGCTTTGATCTTATCCGCTGCTGTTTGATCTATTGTTATTTGATCCATAAAAATAATTGTACATTAAATTGGCAAAGCTGTATTATAACTGTATGGGGTTTTTCAAGTGGTTAATGAATAGTTTTAGATGATTCTACTTGAATAGAGGGAAACTCTTCAAATTCTTCCATCCTATCTTTAAACATCGCCTGTAGTTTATCAGCTAGTTCTTGCATCTCGTTCGGGTTGTATGGTTCCGGAACTTGGGCGTTCATCGCGATGAAGTCATCGATCGCACGGTTATACTCGGCTTCATATTTTGGATCAAGGTTCTTAATGAATATTATCTGGTTCTTTTGAAATGTATACTCATCATCTCCGGCAAAGTAAGTATACGGAGACAATACAACGGATTCTGCAGGTCCATGGGACGTCATCCGTGGGACATGCTTTACTATCATAGGAAATAATACGCTTATCTCATAATCATCTTCTTTTATGAGATGAGTTACGAGTTCTTCGCCTGTAACCAACTTCATTACGATGTAACGATCGCCGATCATATGTTTACCTCGTGGACTTTGTATTCGAACCGTTCATCTGAATAGATCTTGATTCGCTCTTCAAAGTGGTTAAATGTATGGTTCTTTCTTGTCTTATATTGTAAATCATCAGCTACATCATATAGTTTAAGGTGTGTCTTACCGTCTTTAAGCCTTAACCCACGACCGATAGATTGGAGGTTTCGGATCTTAGACTTAGTAGGAGAAGCAAAGATAATGTTCTCTATACTAGGTATATTTATACCCGTGGAGAATGTGGCGTATGAGGCAACTATGATTGTATTATCATCAAGTTCGGTATTCTTACGGATGTCTTCACGATCTAATGTATCCACTCCGCCATGCACGAAGTATACCGTCTTGTCAGGGGCTTTAGTCTTTATCATATCATATAAGACAGCTCCATGTTTCTCTACGTATTGGAATAGGACAAGAGTGTTACCCTTACAGTTGATAGCAAGGTTCCTAATAAACTTATTGCGGGCCTCATTTGATATGAGGAAGTCCATCTCTTCTTGGTACATATGTTCTTTACATGCTTTCCTTACCTCTTCCTTATACTTAAGTAAGATGCAGTTGATGTCTATGTTTACTACCTTACCAGAATCCATCAGTTCTTTTGTTGTCGTTACTCTATGAACTGGTCCAAATAAACCTTCGAGCGTGAGTTGGTTTAACTTTTTATTATCAATCGTACCCGTGGTACCTATACGATACTTAACATGCTTCATCTTTTCCATTATGGATATCAAGGATGTGGCTTTGAATTGGTGCGCCTCGTCTCCAACTATGACGTCAAACTGCTCGAACCATTGTTTTGGTTGGGTGTAGATGGACTGCCAAGTGGTGATAAGGACGTTAGATGTTATGTCGCGCGTAAAACCTGAATATAGTTTTTGGCAGTTAGACTTAACTGACCATCCATTATGCGATGAGTAGTCTTCAAAATCCGAATACATCTGCTCGACTAATGATGTGGTAGGCACAACGATGATGATCTTACGATCCTCTTCAAGGTGCCATCTCATCAGACAATAGATCATGAATGATTTACCAGATGCAGTAGGTGATAGTAACACTGTACGGTTAAGGTTTAATGCTGTGCGTACTGCTTCTATTTGATAATCTCGTGGTGTTATTGGTTGACCACGACCGTACAAGTCAAGGTCATAGATGAACTTAGATATTTGGTCTAACGTGTAGTTATGTAGATCAAGTGGTTTTGGATAATCATCTGTTGGGTTGAACGTTAGCTCGTAGTTATTACGTTGTGCAAACTCTAAGACATATTGATATAGACCAGCGTATAATGTCTTCTTGATTAATGAGTACAGTCGAACCTTACCATCCCATAACCTAGCTTTAAACTTAGGTGTAAACCTTGCACCAGGAACTTCGTAAGTAAAGAACGCTTCGAGTTCTTGCTCACAACCTAGATCGCCGTAAACACGGATGTTTACTTCATTAATCTTTTCAATAGTTAATTTCATTACATTCCAGCTAGGAACTTCTTCCATTCGATACCGTTTTTAAGTTGCCAATCTCTTGCTTTGATTTGCCCTAAGATACCTTCGAGTAGGTAACCCATAGTCTCGAGGTATTCGATCTTTGTATTTAGTGTAATTAAATCTTGATCGCCTTGAAGGAACTCGTCCATCTCGTTCTTAAGTGGCTTGATTAGTTGATATGGTTGCCAACCTAAAGCTGCTAACTCTTCACGTGATAGTTCACCACGATAGTAGCGAAACTTATTCTTACGTAGCAGGTTGTATTCGGCTCTAGACTTAGTAAGGCGTAGCTTTACCTGAACCATTAGTTTGATGTACTTAGCATGGACCTTTGCTGTCTCAGTCGATGCTTCACCCAAATGGTTGTCATCGATAAGACTGTCCTGCTCCCACATCGTTTGAATCTCTTCAATATTCATAATTAAATCCGCTTATCAAAACTACATTATACCATAATAATTAATTAATGTACATAGTTAAATTATAGTAAAGAAAGTGTATCCAAAGGTTGCAGTCCCCGTCAGATATTGGATGTCGTCCACGTTTGATTGGAACTCAAGTGAGCCCAAGCTAATTGGGTGTAGATCTATAAAGTGAATAGATCTAACTGGAACATTATTACTGCCTAGGATCTGTAAGATACCATCAGAGTAGTTACCTACTTGGGTGCCAAAGTTTGGAGTAAGGCTGTTTGATTGTGCTACACCAGAAGTACTATTTTGTGAACCATTAATCAAAGCTTGGTATTGTGCCCAATCTTGTGGGAAACCTAAACCTATTAACCAATTCCATATAGCGGAGTAGTTAGTCATCTTCTCATCTACCACAAAGTTGATGGTTAAATCGCCAAACCTAAGTAGTTCACCAGGAACTTTATTGATAGACAACGGTGTTGCCATGGCAACGTTTTCTAGTGTAACTTCAGGTAGCGTAGCTATCTGACAGAAGTATGTCACTTCTGGGATCTTAGTGATTGATAGTTGAAACCCGGTAGGTGATAATGGATTAATGCTACCTGGTACTGGACATAATGCGTTTGCCATAATAATTTCCTTAACGTTATATACTATTTATATGCAATAAAAAGGGCTCTTTCGAGCCCTCTTTATCAATGTAGTGTCCTTGCGGATCTTATTACATGAGATTTGTGACGGCAACTTTCCTGTAGTAGTAGTTCTTGTTAGCAACGATAACGTTGTTATCAGAATTACCATCATCTAAGTTAACAAATGGGTTAGCTACGATACCGTAACGTGTCTTGAAACCAATTTTTGGTTGGAAGCTATTAGGATCAACAGCTCTAACTAATTGGAGAGGAACGTATGGGCAATAGAATAAACCAGCATCAAATGCTGATGTACCTTTGTAACCAACTACAAAGAATTGTGAACCATTTGCTGATGGGTTGTTACCGCCAGAATATGGATCAATGTATACTTTGTATTTGCCATTTAAAACACCAGCGAATGTTGTTGAAGCTTCATCAACGTTCAATGATGTTGAAAGAGCTGGAGCGTAATCTAATACACCTGCCATAGCTAGAGCTGAAGCTGTATCTGATGAGCAGATTAAGAAATTACCACGACCTCTACGAGTTTGTTGAGCAATCGCATTAGCTTCACGTTCGATTTGAAACAAGAGGCCTTTGAATTTTTCAACAGACCAACGACCGTTTGAGTCAACATCAAGGTCAAATGTACCAGCAGTAGCTGTACCGTATTGAGCACCAACTTTAGCACCGTAGTAAACTGTACGGATAACTTCACGGTTGATTTCAGCAAGGATTTCAGTTGAAAGGATGTTGCTTAATTCACCTTCAGCATCTAAACCATGAACTGATTTCAAGTCTTGTGCTAACTCGATTGAGTACTCAGCTTTAAGAGCACGAGTCTTAGCAGTTACGCTAGTTTTTTCAATTGAGAAAGCCATTTGAGCGAAGTCAGCAGCAGGTGAACCTGTACCTAATGCTTCAGCATCAGCTGTAGTAATACCACGGCCAGTGTTTGTGAAGTCATCAGTGAATGGGTTACCACCAGCATTTGGTGAAGTACCATCACCACCGAAACCTGTATCAGCTTCGTTGAATAATGCTTCAGTGCCGTTTTGTTGTGTGTAACGTGATTTCATCGCGAAGATGAGACCAGTAGGTTGTGTCATTGGTTGAACGCCTGCGATATCGTAAGCGATCATTTGTGGCATAGCACGACGTACTAAAGCGATAAGTACTGGGTCGAAACCAGATACTGTACCAGTAGAAGCACCAGCACCACCTAAACCAATACCAGAACCACCAGAGTTGCTAGGAGCAGCTTCGAAAAGAGCTTCAGCGCCTTTTTGCATTTCACGTTCTTGGTTTTCTAAAAGAATCGCAGTAACTTCCTTACGGTAGTTATCTTTGATTTCTGGGAGTGAGCTATGCTCTAAAATCGGCTCCCATTTTTTTACTAAGTCTTGACGAATTGTCATTTTGTTTTCCTTATTTAATGTTATTGAGTACGGACATATATCTCTTAATTGAAGGATTAACAGCTTTTTCTTCTGTTAATGGTTCAACTGGAGTATCTGTCACAACTGACTCAACTAATGTTGATGTTGCCTTGTTTGTGAAATAATTTTCACGAATTACCTGAACTTTCTTAGAGAATGATTCAGCATCTTCAAAAGCTAATTCTTCAGCTAAGCCAACGAATTTTTCTTTATCAGTTTCTGTTAAACCATCTAAAGCATCAGCAACGATTTCGTTTTTAGCGGATTCGTTAAGGGCTTTAGCCATCTCAACGTTAGCTGCAACTTGTTCGTCTAGCTTAGCTTGTAATTCAGCGATAGTTTCTTCTTGTGCACCTAACACATCGAATTTTTCCTCTGGAACATCGATATAGTGCTCTTCGAATAAACCTTTCATACCGCTTACAAAGCTTTCTAAGATTTCAGACTTCATACCACTTTCAAGGGCGATTTCATTTTGTTTAACCCACTGCTCAACTACGTAGTTGAGGTATCCATCAACTTTTTCAACAAGACCCTCTTGATTCTTTGCTGCTTCCTCTTGGAGGCGAGCTTCGAATTCTTCTTCAATAGTAGTCATGGCTTCGTTAATACGAGTCATAACTGCTGCTTCGAAGATAGTAGTTGCTTTGTCTTTAAACTCTTCAGTAAGTTCTTCACCGTTGAATAAAGCATCCATATCTTCTTTAAAATTAACTGCATGGCCAGGTGCGTGAGCTGGGATAGAATCCTTAGCTGTACGGATAACTGCTTGATCACCTGCTTCAGCCTTAGCTGTAACAACGTTAGGTTTCTTAGAAGTAGCTTCTGCAGCTGGATCTTCGTCTTCTACATTGTTTTTAGCGTTAGCTTCGTTAGGTGTTTCACCACCATTTGGCACTGAACCATGTGGACGAATAACTGCTTGGTCACCCGCTGCAGCATGTTTCGTCACAACATTGTCCTCATTTAACTCTTCTGCATTATCTGTAGCTCTTGATTCAGCTAAGATTTGTGCAATTTTTTGTTCGATTGACATCTTAATCTCCTAAATTTGTGTATCTTTTTAAGATATACTATTATTTATAGTTATTTAATTTTCGCAAGGAATGATTGGAATGCTCTAATCTTTGCCTCTTGTAAATTTTTGCTTGAAGCTTTTCTAATAAATGCTTGTGCTTCTCGCAAGTCTTTCTCCACAAATTTTCCATCGACCATAACCCATTCTTTAGACTCCATGACACCCTCTACGAAAGCATTAGGGGCGGACGGGTCAGCAACTATATCAGCTGCTGTCGCTAAAGTAAAATCTTTACCTACATAAGAAACATCACCTTTACGATCTAGTGATCCCATACCTCTGGAACTAACGCCAAGTCTAGCTCCTTCATCGATAAGTGACTTCACTATCTTACCATATGGTGTATCCATGATCTTAGCTTTACCAATGAAGTTATCACCTTCTCGATGAAGCTTTTTAATCATATGAGACACCCTGTCAAGGTTGATCGTAGGGGAATCAGGATGACCTAACTCACCAAAGGCACGATTCTTATTGACATACTCATCGTTATATCGTTTTACCTCACCATCAAGTATCTCTACTGGATAGATACGGCCGTTACGATTCTTTAAGTTCGATTGAAGGAATACACCTTCAATGAAGTATTCTTTACCTTTACCTAGTTTCTCTTCAACTAAGTACTTAACCTCTTCGGTATGTTCTTTAATTAGCTTAATTTTAATTCTCCTTTATGCTTGCAGTTATTAAAATGCCAACGATGCATAGCAACTATGTTGTTACCACTCTTAAGCTCCAGGACTTCCAGAAATGTTTTGAGCACCGACTTTAGTTTCATCATCGTACTCACCATATTTTTCGTACTCAACTTTAGAGTAGAAGCCTTCTTGTTTATGAAGCACTAAGTAACCAGTGACTGGAACACCAGATGCACCTTCTTTGATGATAACGATATCCTTGTTATTGTTTCGATTTTCAGTAATACCGTTGCCTGTTAAATCTAAAAATGGAGCATTTTCTGGAGCACATGCAAGGATGTTCTCGCCATTTCTAGTAATCCTAATAGCAGATCCAAGTTCTCCAGTAAAAATCATCTTAGCTATATTAACTACAGGACCAGTTGCACCAGTAGCACCAGTTGCACCTAATACTTGGTCTGCAGAAGCTAAGCTTGTAAGAGCAAGTACTCCAGTAGCACCATCGACAGTATCTACTTTAACAACTACTTCTTTGTTTGTGTTCTTGATTATGTAGGTATATACAGCCATTCTTATTCTCCGATTTGTTTAAGCACATCGATAAAGTTTTCTTTGCTTTCTCTCATGTGCTCAATGATTTCTTGTTCATCATGAAACAACTCAGCCAACTTATCTTGAGTAGTCTCATTGATAGCAATAATTGTGCCATCTTCCAATTTGTAGTCGATCTTACCTTCTACGATCTTATCAAACTTATTAAGATTCCTAATATCTCTTACGACAGGGTCTACAGTAAATTGTTTAGAGGAAGCAAAATCTACGTATGACTCTATTAAAGTATCTGTTACTTTTACATCGTAATATTCTTTAATAATGTTTGCTATCTTGTTATCTGATATGTCTTCGTATAGTTCTGTCTTAATTTGCTCTTCTATGTTTCTTGTCGTATGTTTTGTCTTAATGTATTGTCTTGCTTCCTCTAAATCTGTAAAAGAAGTCTTCTCACCATCGATAAGGATCTTACCGTTGGATGCCTGCTCAATAAGGTGTCCGTATGAGTGGACTCTAGCTGTAGTGCCAGTTAAGGCCTTAAGAAAGCTTCCGTATTGCATTATTTTGTTCTATCTGAACGTAAAAAGTTGCTGCACGTAACCATATAGTCTTCAGCTAACGTGATCTTTGTTTCTACCCATTCGGGCAATAGATCATCAGGCTTGATCATAGCAAGCAACTCAGTGGTGTTATGTAGTACACTCTTTAACTGGTTGATTGACATACGAGCATCCTTCTTAGCATCGAATGACTTTTCTGTCTCTTCTTTATGATACTGAGCTGGACCACCAGGATTAACTTCCTGATCTCCAAACACACCTTCCTTCTTCATCTTTTTCTTCTTGCTTTCATAGGCAATGTTTAAAGACGTAGATGGCATCGCATCTCCCTTAGAGCCGCTTGGTTCTGCTTGTAAGTCGTTCATAGAGCATGTAGGGTTATATGCTGACTCTTTACTGCAAGCACATTTCCTAGCAGCTTCTAGTAAGCTAGGATCGAACTGTGATGCGTCTAGTTTACTCATGACCCATCTTCTTGCCAGCCGCGGCAGCTTTTTGGAACTTTTCTTTACCGTATTTTTTACGGCCGATTGCTGCTGCTAAAGCACCAGGATTCTTAACACCAGCTTTATGAGCTAGTTCACCTTTAAGCTTTGCAAAGCCTTCGTATTTTTCTTCTAGTTCAAGAGTATTCTCTTCATCAAGACCTTCGAAGTCTTCGTCTGTTAAAGACTCGATGATAGATGCTAATTCATCTGTATCGATCTCTTCTGCAAAGAGTTCTACTTCCTCTTCAACAACTTCTGCTTCTTGTTCTGATTGTTCTGTTGCAAACATACCCTTAGCAACGTTAACTCTCATATCTTCTAGTCTTGTAGAGATACGTGTAGCCATTTCTGCTTGAAACGCTGCATCGATAGCTTGTGAATCACCAGAATCGATAGCTTGAATTAAGTCTTGTACGCCTTGTGACATTATACTTCTCCTTTAGTTTTATTTGGTGGTGGTAGTGATGGTGCGGTTGGACCTGCGCCCATTCCACTATCAACTGGAACACCGTTTTGCATAGCCATCATGGCCTGAATCTCTTCTTGTTCTGCGTTAATCTGTTTCTCTATCTCTTCAATCTCTTCTTCAGACTGCTTGAGTACATGACGTTTTACAAACTCCATGCTGTAGAACGTACCAATATATGGCTGTATCTGGCTTAACGTACTGATCCTATTAGACAACACCTCGGCTTCTTTTAACTCTGCAAAGTGGTTGTCTTCTTGGAAGTCAAACCGTATATCTTGTACGATCAATGGCCATTCATCTGGTCTAATGATCTGTTTTGCAATCAATTGTACCCTAAGAGCTTCAGCAAACAACACAGAGAACTTACGTCTAACGCGTTCAATGAACTTATTGAACTTGATCTCATCTCTTGTTACTTCTGTAGTTCTACCAAGACTAAAACCTTCTTGTGATTGTAACCTTCCAATAGGTACATTCAAGCATTGATATAGTTTATTTTGGAAATATTGTATGTCTTCGATCTGACCGAGGTTTTGACCGCCGGAAAGGGTAGTGATTTCAGTACCTTTTCCACCTTCTCTTCGAGGCATCCAAAAGTCTTCCATCATAGAGAGGTGTTTACGGTCGTCTCGTATCTCGCCAGTGGCTGCATCGTAGACAACTTTATTTCTATACTTGTTCATGATATCATTGACGTACTGCTCAGCTTTAAGCTTTGGCAAGTTACCTACGTCAATGTAAAATATACGTCTTTCAGGTGCTCGCGATACCCTGTAAATAACTAGAGCATCTTCGATCATCTTTAATTGGTTTACAGGTTTGATCGCTTTATGTAGGTAACCTAACATTGAGTTAGAGTTAGCATCGATCAGTCCTGAAGGACAGTAGATTACCGAATCAATCGATAACTTAACGCCTTGACTTGTATTCTCGTTGATACCCTTATCGTTATAGATATAGAACTCTTCTATGCCTACTACGACGTCGATACCCTTATCGTTCTTACCTTTCTTGATATTCTTGATACGTCTGATCTTGCGTGGATCAATGAAACGTAGTTCTTGAATACCGTTCTTAAGGTTCTCTTCATCTAATAGTATGTGATAGTAAAGTCTACCATCCACATACCAAGACCTAAATATATCGTGACCTTTTGTACCAAACTTATAAAGCTTAAGTATCTCATCAAACTCTGCCTGTATCATCTTCTTTACAGAACTAGATAAGTTTACATCATCTAGTACTACCTCTACAGGAGCTTCGTCTGAATTAGCTACGATAGCTTCATTAACAATGTCTTCCACGGCATTATCACAGTCGCCGTATTGGGAGATCTCCCTATAACGACGGATTAAGTCGTTCTCATTTTTGATAACACCTTCAAGGTCTACAGTCATGCCGTAGTAGGCAGCTGCAGCTCCTAGTGTAGATATTACCGTGGAACCATCATCAGGAGCCGGGGTAACAACCTCAGCTCCAGGTCTTATCTTTCTCTTGTCTTTCTCAGCACGATTTATTTCAAATCCAAATATTTGCATTATATAACCTTTATAATATTAATTTCCCGCCAATTAGATTGGTAATGGGAATGTACCTACTGGTGTAGTTACAGAAGCATTAACGCCGAAAGCGCTGGTACCGACTGTAGTATTAGAAGTCCAGTAGTTGTAGTTAAACTCAACGTCGAACATTTCAATTTGATTGTTGGCATCATAGTCAAGTGTAATTTGGCCCACTGATGTAGGATACGCATCATGGAACTTATATGACTTGATTGTTGCGCCGTTACGATCTAATTGATTAACTATTAAGTCAACTTGATAAGCTCGTGGGTTTGTAAGGCCGTTTGTTTGTGCGTTGTTCATGATACCATCTGACCATTTTTCCATAGCATCCCTGATCAAGAACGTTGTATCGTTATAGATCGTTACTGTCCATGGAGCAAATGCTCTTTCACCTGCAAAGTTAACTTGACGGCCTCTGTATAAGATCTGCATGTTCTCTACTGTAGAAGCTGGTAATGTAGTAGCTTTACATAAGAACTGTGAACTTAAACCTACAGCCGCACCAGTTTGTACGAATGCTGGGAATGTTAATTGAACATTAAACTGGTTGGGACGAGCTCCGCCACCAATCAGTTGTGCTTTAAAATCGCTAATGTTTGCCATATTTTATCCTTTATTTTTCCTATTATTATTTATATGTTATGCACCGATTTCAGAGAAACTTACTGAAGATCTTGCTGCAATAAAGTTCAATGTAATGAAGTTGATTGAACGGTTAGGTTTAATATAGATATCGGCAACAAATTGGTTAGCGTCGATAACTTGACCTGTATTATTTGTATCGTCACAAACAACTGCAAAGTCAGTAACACCACGTCTACCTTGAACGTCTCTTAAGTAAGGAGTGATCAAGTTAACGAACTGAGCTCTTGTAAAGCTGTCATTAAACTCAAATAATTGGTACTTAGCTGCAACTGCAATAGCTTTTTCAAGTACGATGAATAACCTACGTACGTTGATACGATCAAATGCGCTTGGTTTAGCAAGCAATGTCTTATCACCGTAGAGGATTGTACCTTGACCAGGGAATGTTACTACTGGGTTTACACCAGCTGCATATAACATGTCTCTGTCTGTTTGCATTGGGTTAACTGCAAGCTTAACAACGTTCTTAATTTGACCTCTGTTGAAGCCACCTGGTGACCACCATGGATCATTTGTATGATCTGTACGGGCGCATAGACCAGCAACGTCACCGTTTAATGGAACCCATCTGTATACGTCGTTGTATCTATCGTATTGGTATTTGTAACCAGAATCTAACACTGCATAAGAAGTGCTTGATAATGAGTTTCTAAACGTTACGATGTTATCGATAGCATTAGCAGCTCCTGGAGTAATGATGTCATTACTTGGATCTAATGGAGAGATGAACACAACGCAGTCAAGTCTTGTCTCTGCTACGTTACTGATAACGTATTGAGCGACAGTTGAAGAAACTTTACCTGTTGGGATCAACGCGATGTCGTATTGATCTGCATTAGCAAATATATCAAAGCCATCTTGTAATTCACCGTCTGTAGCAGCAAAGTCATCTACACCGCCTAAGAGCGTCTTAGTAACGACAGCTGAAAGGTCTTTAAAGCCATTGTTAAGAGCTACAGAGCCCCAAGCCACGCCGCTTGTACCAACTCCATTGACTGAAGTAGATACTGATGTTGTATGATCCATCCACCAGATGTATTGTGATTGGCTGTTGATTACGTTCTTATAGTAGTTGTTTGTACCATTTGTTTGTACTGCGTCTGATGCTTTAGATACGTATGAGTATTTTTCTAAGATAGCACCGATAGTACCAGTCCATAGACCATGTGCATCTACTACAACGATATGGAGTTCGTCATTTGAACCACCAACTGATGCTGCGTATGTAGATGTAGAAGGAGCCAATGGGAACTCTGACTCATATTCCCAACCTGAGAAGGTTGTTGCATCAGCCATTGAAACTGTGATTGAGTTACCTAATGCACCTGGGTACTTAGCAGCCCATTCACCTACAGAAGCTTCGCCAGCAGCAAAGTTTTCTAGGTAATGATCTTGGTTTTTAATCTTAATAGCTGTTCCAGAAGCTACTGCATTTTTAGCATTAGTAGTGTCTACTCGAACGGTTAATAGGTTATTTGTGTAAGCAAGGAAATTTGCTGCAGTGAAAAATGATTGCGCTGTCGCATCTGTTGGTCCACCAAAACGTTGGACTAAAATTGTTTCAGATGAGATTGTAACAGGATCTAATACGGGACCCCAAGCAAACACACCAGCGAAAGCACCTGTAGATGTTGAAACTGCAGGAACGATCTCTGAAAAATCTTTTTCTACTACCGCAACTCCTGGAGATAATTGGAACGGCATTTTTTTGTTTCTCCTTAAATTATGATTTTTATGATATAGTTAGAGTCACCTCTACACATATATTTATAAGTCTTAAAAATTCAATAGGACCTGTTCGTCCTGACCGCCCCTACCATCATCCATGAATCCGAATGGGGTCAGCTCATCCTCTATCTGTTTGATACGATTCTCATACATTATCTCTCTCAAGTTAACGTTGTTGAGCTCTTTAAAGTATGGGTTGGTGGTCAGCCAACTAAATAGTACTAAAGTCATGACCAAATCATCATGATACCCTTCATCCGCCTCGTAAGAGCCTTTGTTGTTCTCGATGAAGGTCGAGATCTCAGCTATGGTGTCCATGTCCTGTATAAGCAGCTTGTTCTCTTCCACCAAAGACTTGAAATTCATACAACCAATACGTTTTACTTTCTTATCAGTGTTGACACCTAGTTGAGTCTTACCTCCACCAAAGCCACCTGACACTACTTGACCGTCTACGCCTCTATTGACAAACAATAGGTTATCATACTCCATCTCACCGTATAGGATCTGCGCTACTTGTTCTGAGGAGTTAACCTCAAGCAATACGTATGCTTTATTATACTCTGTCGCTACTTTGTATATGACTGAAGGGAATAGCATAGGGCTAATCTGGTTGTCCCTATACTTTGCCACTTGCTTGTATGGTGCTGCTGTCACGTCTATGATTGAGAATGATGAGAAGTCACCTCCCACACCCTTTGCAGTATCAGCCACTAAGCAATAGCTATGATCCTTGATAGGCTTTTCATATACATCAAGGCCATCCTTACTATGTATAATGAAGCCAGCAGATAGCCTCCCGATCACATCGGCACGCACCAGAGTGAGTGCAGAACCAAGGAAGTTACACATAACCTCTTGGTTATATTTTAGTTCACCAAGCTGTCTCCTTTGCTCCTCTGCCCACTTCTCATCCCTACCTGGGATTCGTGTGTACGGGATATATAATGGAACAAAGTCATTGCGCTTATTTTCTGCATCGTTCCAAAACTTCCAGAAGTGGTTGTAACCTAATGGAGTAGAGCTTAGTAATATCTTTGTCGTTTCACCTGCAGATATCGTTGGGTAGACTGAAGTAAAGAAGTCATCAGCTACGTTGTTAGGTATGATCGCGGCTTCGTCCACATACAGCATGTTGACAGATTTACCTCGGATACCAGAAGATGTTGTAGCTGCAGTGAACACCTTTGAATTGTTCTCAAGTTCTATATCTCCCTTGTTCCATGTAGTAACACCCTGTTGTAACCACATAGGTAAGTTCTCATACATCAGCTGATACCTGTATAAGACCTCACGGGCGGCGGTGGCTTTGTTTGCCAAGATCGCGACTTGCTTCGATTCCTGAAATAGTGTATACCATAAAATATATGCTGCACTAGTTGTCGTCTTACCTTGTTGACGACCTTCCATAAGGATAACTTTTCTATTCTCATGTATAACCTTCACCTTTTCCTTTTGGCAATCATATAGTTTAAAATCAATAAGACCATGATCAAGTGATATGATCTTACAATAAGTTTCAATAAAGTAGATCGGGTCGGCAGCACACTTCATGTACTCCTTGACTTGATCCTCAGTAAAAGGGATGTTGACACCAGCAGCCTTTAACTGACTATTGGCGTTGTAGTTCTTTGACATTAGAATTGAGCTTCCCAGTTCTCAGTCACTGGAGCAGTTGGAGAGTCAGCTGTTGCAGTATACTTATTGATAGGATCTGCACCTTCTTGTTGTGATACGTTCGCCTTAACAGTGGTGATGAGGCTTTGATCTTGTACTGGGCCATACATGCTAGTCTTGATAGTAAACGATAGTGTATGGACTACGAAGCGTCTCTCAGTAAATTGACCATCATAGTTATCTTCGACAGTTACGCTGTTTAATATGATCGGTATACGTTGTGTGATCTCTACACTCGGTAAAGCATTGATTGCTAAAGAGTATTCTGGATTAAACGTAGGTAAGATTTGCTCGATGATCTGCATCGCGTCTTCCTGCGTCTTTGTCAACACATACAGGTTGATGTTTATATTGTATGGCGTTGGAGATAATACAGACTTACGGATAGGGTTTGATGCAGTACTCTCGTCTGTACAATTAATCATCTGCATCTTATTGGTCTTACGTGAAGAGTCGTATGTATAACCAGTTATCTCAAATGATAGTCTTGGTAAAGATATGTAGGTATTATTTGTTAAGTTTGGGTCTTGCTCGATACGAAGCAGCCACTTCTCCTTAGGAGCATAGGCAAGCGGGACGGCAAGGGTTTGTACCACGTTACCGTTGTTGTCTTCTCGAGCTATCTTGATATCAGAGAATAAACGACCAAACGCAACGATCGTCTTTCGTATGGTACCATGATAGTATGTTAACCCATTAAGCATTATAAGGCCGCGATCCTTGCTTGAAAATCTTCAAAGCTTGTTGAAGCTGCAGTGATTGCTTGTAGTTCTGATAGTTGGATAGTAGCATCATAGACTTCTGTAAAGTTTTGGTTGATTTTACTAAAAGCCGTCCTTAATGCATCTCCTGTACCATCATTAGGGCTTGTACCGATGTTGATTACTTGTTGTGTCATAGTGAGTCTGCCTTTGTAGTTGTTGAGTCTGCAGTCTTAAGTGTAGTGTCTGCTTGTATTAAAGGAGGAGTATAGTAAGTTGATAGCTCACCAAATGGGTTAGCTTCACTAAATATGACCCCCTCAGCTTCATATTTAAACTTGTTATTATCACCATATGAGTAGTCTTGATGATCAAGGTTAGCGATGATTGCGTTAGCCGCAGCTAATGAACCTGAATCGTTTGATATCAAGTATACTGGTGGTGCATAGGTATAACCAGAACCAGGTTGTACGACTAATATCTTGACCACTTCACCTGTAGATTTGGGTTCATCACCAAGGTATGCTTGACCGTATGCTCTGTAACCAAAGAACTGCCATGATACAGTACCATCTACACCAACGCTTTGTGTCCATGTAGGAGCATCAACTCCGGTAACACCCGCGATGGTACATACGTATCTCCTATCATCTACGCACACTTCATCGTTGACTTTAACTGAAGCGAGTGGCTTCCAGTTATCTCCAACTTGAACTGTAGGAGGCACCACATAGTTATGCCCTTTGTTTGTGATCTTGAATCCTGTCACTGTACCGTTAGGAACTTTCTCTGTATCAAATGACTTGAGTGATTCAAAGTTATCGATCTCCTTGATACCAGTCTGCATATGTTCTGATGCATACTGGAATAACTCGACTTGTAACTTATATACGTATAGCTTACCTGCTTGATAGAACGGGTCTTGATGCTTAACGAACTTGATCTCAAACAAACCACCAGTTAGTGGAAAGTAGAGTAGATCACCCTCAGCAGGTCTGTTAGGTAGTATTGAAAGTCCATGCTGCCCAACGAAACGTTCCCAGGTTCGACGAGCGACAGTTAATGTAGCAGACTGTTCCATCATCAAACCAAACTTCTGTATGAATGCACCTTGACCTTCAAAGCCATCATGTGATTCAAGGTACATCTCGATAGCATAAGCGTTCTTAAACTTACTTAGCCTGTCTTCTCCAAGTATATCATCTTTACCCACGAGTGTACGTGGGATATAGTAGAAGTCTTGTCCAAATATAGATATAGACTCAACTATGATGTCCTCATATGTGAGCTGTTCGGAACGTGTTCCGTTAGAGAAGTAGACTGAGCGAGCCATACTATCCTAAAAAGAATTCCAACGGAGCAGCCTTATTCAGCATCTCATCTTCGAGGTCTTTGATCTCCGCTATAGCTTCTGAATATAGAGAAGCCCCATCAAGGATCACACCGCCTGGTAGTTGGATATTACCAAACTTCTTGATGTTTGTAGCCCATTGGCGTTTGAATAGTGCTGTAACGTAGTGACGGAACCAAGGTTCATTCCATACTTTACTGAAAGTTGCTGGGTCAAGAGCTCTGTAGCACTCAACAACGATGAAGTCACCGATAGTCAACGCAGAGTCCCAGTTAACATCAAGGCTTAACCTACCCATCATACGGTTAAACCTATATAGTGGATAGCCGTTTAGTTCTAGGTTAAGTAGAGAGATGTGTGACATAACAGTCTTATAGTAGATCAATGACGTTGAAGTCAAGTCATATAAGTCGTTAAGTCTTAGTTGATATTGTAAGTCAAATAAGTTCTTTGAGCTGGATGCTGCATTAAACGGGATGACTCTTGTGATACCATAGATGTAGTCTGGTAGCGGGAAGTAATGTAGGTCATATGTACCTAATACTGCTCCGTCTGCAGATATAACCGCTGTCGCTCCATTAGATCCGGTGATGGTCTCACCTACTATGAATGCTGGTAGAAGCTCTGAAGTAAATTGATTTTGAGATGTAGTACCATCATTTTGGCCTGCTATCGTCATGTTTTGACATACGATCTGTGTATCTACAGGATTACGACCATACTGCATGCATACCTTAGCTGTTGCACCAGATGTGCTTCCAGTGATCTTTGTACCTATGGGGAAATCAGTTTGTGTAGGAGTAGTGATGTTGATGATTGAGCCAGTGATCTGTGCTTTAAGATACATACGTTCTGCACCATCAAAGTGGTATTGGTTCCAATAGTCAAGAGCTTCATCGATACGCTCATTTAGTTGGACATCGTCCACGTTGATTTCAACTACTGGTTCGCCTAGAGCTCTAAGGCAATATTGAGTTAATTCTTCTCTGCTAGTAACGGCCATTATACACTTCCTAGTTTATTGTATTATTTATAACTATAAGGTATTTATAATGGAGTGTATAGAGTAATCATGATCCTGGATACGAAGGTTATATTTAGTAGGTGGTTCAAATATCTTATCAGTGTCTTCATACTTTGATATGACTACTGTATCCATCCAGATAATAAAGTCAGCATCAAATATGTCTCTACTTTCTTGTAATGGAGCTATAAAATCTACGATAGTATAGTCATCATCAACATTAGCTAAGTCGGCTAGTCTTTTGGCTTGTCTAATTCGTCCTTCATATGAGAAGTCCCAGTCTTGATATAGAGACCTTATCTTATCAGCATTTAACCATGTGACAGACTTTCCTTCTTGTTTAAGACTAGCCTCAAGTCTACCTGCAAGAGTAGTCTTACCAGATCCAGGAAGACCCATGATTAATATTTTAAACATATTGTTTTTCTATCTCAACGAACCTATTGTATAGCTCTTCACCAAGAACTTCCTTTGCAGGCTTTGATATCTTTTCTAGTTTAGGTCTAATAGTATGTAAACCTTCAAATCCCCAAGCTAATAAGTCATCATCGTTGGTGTCATTCTGGATATTATTAAAGTCGTACTCATGTTTTGGTAACTCTAAGAATTGTTCTATACGAGCGATCTCATGTTTAGGATCGTTAACTATATCATCGTACTTAACAACTATGATCTGATCTGGAACATCTTTCTTGATCTGTTGAGCACCTTCCATACAATCTTTAACCATATTAAACCACATCTCTGCCATCCGATTATCATCAGTTGCTGGATAACCTTTTAATATAAGGTTCTTATCAAAGTCTGATTTAGTTTGGTTTTTAATGATAGTTAACCAGCTTGCCATGATACTAGGAAGATCACGTTCCACTACAATAACCTTGATCTTTTCCCCGAATAAAGCATTGACTGTAGGCATGTTTTTAGCCCATCCACGACCTTTATCTATGATGATTGGTTCTGACCTATGCTGCCAAAATGCCGGTAATATCGCCTTAGTTAAGTTTCTTGCTTGTTCTTCAAAGTAGTTAGCTTTAACTGTTGGATCCTCTCTCCACGCTTCTTGCATCTTTACTGCTACGTTAAGCATAGGAGAAGTAGGAGTTACGTATATCGCTGGGTTTTGGTTAAGTATTGAAGATAAGACTGTTGAGCCAGATCTTGGCAATCCCGATAGAAAGTGTAATTTTTGTTTCATAATATAGACTTGATAGATGAGTGGATTAACTCTCTTTGTTCTGTATTTATAGATGCATTCCTGTATATGTCTATGAGCTGCGTGCTTATCTTCTTATACCAATCATCATCACGTTTATGATGGTCGACAAATAAACATGCAGCTGGTATATATTTGTCGATCTGATTACTATTTTTATAATGATAGAGAAGATACCAAAGGTTCCATGTATTAGTCGGGTTATCTCGATACTCGTCTTCCATCATCTTAACGTATAGTTCAGGTCTTTCTTTCTTTTGAAAGTCTTGATCATGTACTAAGAATATCTCATCAGCATATAGTTCATTCTCATTACGATCTTTATGTATCCAACTTAGGTGTTCATAGATGGGTTGGTTCCATGTGTAATCAGCTCTAAGGTGGATCTTGTTAGTAGCTATAAAGTTTGGTGGTCCGACACGAACAGTCTTAGAGTAGATGTCTAGTCTATCACACGCTATGTTTGTTATAGTAGGTACAGCAGCTATGATGATATCCATCTGTTCACGTGTATTGATAGAGAAGTACTCATCAAGGTCTGGAGATAAACACCAAGTAACCTCTTCAGGCACCATAGCAAGGTTATGTCTACGAGCAACATCAAACCTCCATGGAGTAAACGTCTTTTGTTCGATGATTAAGTTTGGATCTTTCTTAGCATACTCTTGTAGTAGTTCCCATGAACCATCAGTAGAACCAGTATCTAACAGGACTCTATAATCATAAGGCTGAGTATAGTACATCCATTTTTCAATGAACTTCTTTTCGTTCTTAAGTATAGTATATGCGGCTGTCTTAAACTTTTTCATTACCAAATTTTTCTCTTGCATGATCAATTAATGAAGGATGATGACCCTTACGACAATCAAACTGTCGACATGATATTGGTCTATAACTATATATAGAACATTTCCCATCTATAAACATACCACAACCGCCCTCTTTCTTACGATACAGTGTGACTATAGGCCCGACTTGTGAGTTGTCAGCTCTATGCTGGTCAGTGGGGTTAATGAAGCTTAAAGGGTATAATCCAGAAGCTATCTCTTCAGGTGTTAAGTATGGTGTTAACTTCTCACAACACAGTGAGCATGTACCACATGGCACATCTTCTATAGGCTCATCAGAACCTACTGAAGTTAAGTTGATGTTTATGATCTTATAACTATGCATCTTGTTTTATAAAGAATACTTGTGTTAATCGGCCATCTTGTAAGGTGTCTCCAAAATAATCATTCGACTTATGATACGTATTACCTGGATAAAGTACTAACCTATTGAAAACGTTTCCTATAACATCTATAGGTTCAAATAGATCTTGATATAGCTGCGTATTTTCTACCCTATTAATGGTCTTAAGCGTGTTATAACCTTCACCAGTTGACATATATGACTGCCATCTTTGTTCGTCTTTACACCTATAAAGTGATGTTCCTGAAGATACAGGCGCATCTGGATTAAGATACAGTATAGCGGCAAGATCCGTATCGTTGTCTTGATGAACCCAACTATCACCATCATCTTTTGTAGTTAGTTGAAAATACGATCGAATCGATACGTTAGTTAAGCCAAAGTGTTTATTAGCAAGACTAGCTATGTTTGTTAATACAGTGTTAGCATATATCTGGTCCAGATCCATCACGTGTTTCGTTCTTTTTCCTGGCCAATCAGTGTGTTTACCATACATCTCTGTAAATTCTTTAGAATCATAAAATTGTTGGTTGATCGCCCATGTCCTAACTTGATTAGGAAACATTATGAAGTTATCAATGATCATCACACTCATCTTAGTTCCTTTATTAATAAGTCTGCTACTTTAATATGCTCTTCCTTTGTCCAATATTCTTTATCAGTATCTTTTCCAGCGATACCTCTAGAAGCGTTTAGTAAGTTTGTACCTCTTAGTATATAGTTTGGTACATCTGTAAAAACATCATCATCACACTGATCACACCATACATCAAATGCTAACCATCTACATTCAGATTTATCTAGTATATTTTGGCAAGAAGTAAACATGACCTTAAACATCTCTTTATACCATGCTTCTGAATTAAACGGTCCATATGCACCCCACATAAATTGTTTTGCATATGGACATGTGGTTGAGTCCATAAGATGGTATGACATGCGCTTAGTCTTTATACCATCATCTTCATTCATGTCAGTTATCCTATAATGGATATCAGGATGACTTGGTATACTATCATAATCATCAGCTAACCCAAATTCAAACCTTGTAGGAGCTGTCCATCCTATCAACACGATATCGTCTTTTGTTAGGTTTAAAGACTGTAGTTTTCTAGCTATACGCCAGTTACTAGATGCTGGCAAAGAGAAGTCTGTAAGCGGTTGACCTAACTTATCAGCAAGCACTGATGGCCATATCAATCGTTTTTGTTCCTCATCGTTTATACTTGCATCTATATAGAAGTTCCAGCCCCATGTATAGCTATCACCAAAAGTATATATCATAGCATGTCTTTTAATTCTTTTAGAGGAGCGTTCCAGTTATCATACTCACGCTGTCTAAGTACGGTTAAGTTATCACCATACCATTTTGTGTGGTAGCCTAATTTTGCCCACGTATAATAAGTTAGTATAGGTATGATGACTATAGATTCTTTACCTATAGCTCCAGCCGCATGGATCAAAGATGTGCAACTCGATACGATGATATCCATCTGATTGATATAATCTAATGTATCGTCCCATGTCTTGATCTTGTCTTTCAATGGTATGACTCGTGGATGAGTAAAGTCCTCGTCTATATGAAAGGAGTATATCTCATAGTCTTCAGGTATAGAGTCGATCAGCTGTTCGAATGGTATGGTTCTATGTAAGTCTTGATCATACTTAGGATTTCCCATACACTTGATACCAATTCGTTTCTTGCGGTTATTTGGAAGTAGAGGTGCTTTGTTTAATGGAGTTAAGTATGGACCATACCATAGATCGTCTTCTTCTAGGTCTAAGTATGTGGGCGATGGCATAGAGTATGTCCATAGCCAATCATGCGGTATAGCATTGATGTTAGAAACAGTCTTGAAACCGTTCCTCTCAAATATAGCAGCGATATCTTTTCTATCAGTATACCATATAGGATTCATACCAACATCTTTAAAGTGTTTCATGAACCGTACTGATATGATCTCGTCACCTATACCGCCTTCTGCACAGAGGATTATAGTCTTTCCTGGCTGTGGAGTACCTTCCCATAGTTGACTCTTAGGAAATTTAAACTCGTGCCAGATATTCAACTTACGACCATCGAGTAACACATGACGAAGGCCTTCTTTAAACTTACCGTTCCTTAAGTCGTATGTTCCTAGGTTAAAGTTGACTCTAAAGTTAATATCTTGTGTATGTGGTTCTGTAAGTATCTTGCGAAGGATCTTTTCTCCTTCATCCTTCTTATCAAGCAAAAAGAAACACATGGCTTTGTCCATCTGGTTTGGATGGTCGTTGGGTTGTTCTTTCTCGTTAATACCCACATACGTTAATGCTTCTATGGGTTTATTTAAGTTGAGGTATGCTCTGATGATGTTGACTCGTGCATCAAACTTAGCGTGTGGAGTTTGTACTAATGCATAGATCCTTTCAGCAAGCTCTAACGTATCATTGAACTCTCGAATATCTGCATAAAGCTTCCCGATCTGATCGATCTCTTCTATCCGTTGAGCATAAGGCTTTAGTAGATCGAGGACGATCTTAGCTTTGTCAAACTGTTTGAGATGTATAAAAAACTCAGCTGTTGCTAGGGGATTCATTAGGTATCACGAAGTAGTTCACGAATATGTCACGCTTAATCTCTTGATGCACACTATGTATCTTGTAGTTATTATCTATAAGCCATTGATCAAAGTCTTCATAGTTTTGTTTGGATACTTCTATGAACATCTTTGGTCTACACCTATCGATAGTTTCTTTTAGACCAGCAAGAGCTACCATCTCCATGCGCTCTACGTCCATCTTAATAAAATTAACATCGATGTCTTTAAACAATGAATCACCTGTTACTACACGGACAGGTTCAAGAGCTAAATCATTCTCGCTGTCATATAGAGTAGGACTGATGGTCGCTGCACCTAAGTTGTCTTTACCATATATTAAATGTGGGTAACCAACGCACTCTCTATCTCCCAGTGCTAGTCCAATAAAATCTAAGTTGACGTTATGACAATAGTTCAGAGCTACGTTAGCAAGCAACAACCTATAGGAGCGTGGGACTGGTTCAACGACATAAATGGTCTTAGCGTCTGTGAACTTACTGAAGTAAACAGTATGATTACCGATGTTAGCACCAATGTCTATCAATACTGTATCAGCATCGATGTGCTGCTTCATGAACTCTAGTTCCTGTATCTCAAAGAACCTATTATTGACTAGATGAGATTGTATGATATCTTTTGGATTATCTAGTATCCATCTCATGTCTTTTTTGATTTCATAACTCATCGTGTACTCACCTTTTCTTTATTAACGTACCACTTGATATGGTACTCAACGACTACATTATTAAACGTCCTTGCTGTATAGTCACACTGTTCTTCAGTCATCTCTTTAAATCTTGGTAACCAATACTCGTCTAACACTGGTTGATAATCTAATACATACATGTCTACATTATATATGAACCCTATTGGTGTCTCAGTTCCACCCGCATCCATGTCTTTTTGGTTTCGTGTCTTAGAGAACATATCAAGGGTATGTGGATAGATAGGACGCCTGTGTGTGGGGTCTATGAGGAAAGTATCATGGTTGGGGTGTGGGACATGGACATCGATGATCGTGCCGTGCTTACATACTCGGTATAGCTCTTGTACGCAGTTGAAGAACCCTTGACCAAGGTGTTCTAGGATATGATGTGCTATGACTCCATCAATAGAGTCATCATCAAATGGGAGTCTTTCATTCTCGATATCGACAACAAAGTCTGGATTAGATCCAGCATCGATGTCTATATTCAAGTAACCAGGATATCGTTTAGTACCAGAACCAAGATTTATCTTCATCATTCACCTTTTATTTCATATTATATACCATATTATATATAATGTAAAATTATTTATGTGATGCTTGTTAACGCGGCCATATGACTATAAAATTTTCCAGATCCCACCGACTTCCAGTTAGTACCACCCGCGACAGTCTGGACTGGGCTGGATCTATGAGTTGTAGTATTATCACCTAGTGTACCATTACTGTTGTTACCCCAGGTCCATAATGTGCCATCTGTCTTGATGGCTGCTGAGTAATAAGCACCACATGCTACTAGTTTCCAGTTAGTACCACCAGCAACAGTCTGGATTGGACTGGATCTATGGACTAAAGTATTGTCACCTAGTGTACCATAGCCATAATAATTACCTCCCCAGAGCCATAATGTGCCATCTGTCTTGATGGCTGCTGTATGATAGGATCCACATGCTACTAGGTTCCAGTTAGTGCCACCTGCGACGGTCTGGATAGGACTAGATCTATGGACTTTAGTATTGTCACCTAGTTGACCAGCGTTATTATCACCCCAAAGCCATAAAGTACCATCAGTCTTAACAGCCGCTGTATAAGTTGATCCACACGCAACCTGTTTCCAATTAGTGCCACCAGCTACGGTTTGGATAGGACTAGATACAAGGGTTGTAGTATTGTTACCTAGTTGACCATAGCTACCAAGCCCCCATGTCCATAGCGTACCGTCTGTCTTAATGGCTGTTGTAAAATTGCTTCCAGCTGCGACTTGTTTCCAGATAGCTCCACCGGCTACTGTTTGAACCGGACTAGATTTACGAACACTCGTATTGTCACCCAGTTGACCAAAGGGGTTCTGTCCCCAAGTCCATAGTGTGCCATCAGTCTTGATGGCTGCTGTATATAAAGATCCACAAGCCACTTGTTTCCAGTTAGTGCCACCAGAAACAGTCTGGACAGGACTGGATCTATGGGTTATGGTATTGTCACCTAGTCCACCATAGCTGTTTTGTCCCCAAAGCCATAGTGTACCGTCTGTCTTGATGGATGATGTATGATATTGTCCACCTGCTACTAGTTTCCAAATAGTACTACCAGCAATAGTTTGGACTGGACTAGATCTAGGAGTTGTAGTATTGTCACCTAAAGTTCCAATGTTGAAGTTATATCCCCAAAGCCATAAACCCGCATCAGAGAACAAGTTGATGTTGACAAAGGCATCAGCGAAGTCTGCTGGATATCCGCCGTTATTAAACTTAAAGTTAGTTGGGTTCTTTGCCATCTTTTTCTCTTAACCTAAATGTTTGTATTAGTCCTGAGTCAAACGAATGAAACAGCCATGGTCTAAACATCACGCCTTGTCCTGGTTTTAATAAGTAGTTTATCGTTAAGTCCCATGCAAATAAATCTCTGTAAGGTAACTCATGCCCTTCTAATGCGTTCTTTGGACCTTTCAAGCTCTCGTATACGTTGAAGGTACTGTTATCAAGAGCTACAGCAAACACCCATTCATTTAGTGTATCAAAGCCCTCAAAGTGTATGAATAAGCTAGGATACCTAAACCTACCCGAGTATTCCTCTAACACTTCTACCTCTGCACCTAGTATAGCACTAAACTGTTCGTTGGCATCAGGCGCTATCAGGTAAAATTCTGGTATCTCCTTACCAAACTCTGACTCTTTGTACTGGAGATCTCGCACACAGTTATGCATCTGTGTCGCTTGGTCCTGATTAAAGAACCCGTCTATAGTAACGATCTTGACCAGAGGATGCATTACATGTCGTCCATCGAGTCATCACGGATGCATGCTGTATGATAGACTCCAGCTGTCACTAGTATCCAGTTAGTGCCACCTGAAACAGTCTGGATAGGACTGGATCTATGGACTATACTAGAACCATCACCTAGTTGACCTTGGCTGTTATGTCCCCAGGTCCATAGTGTACCATCTGTCTTGATGGCTGCTGTATGATAGAATCCACTCGCTACTTGTTTCCAGTTAGTACCACTAGCAATAGTCTGGACAGGACTGGATTTAGCGGCTGCAGTATTATCACCTAGTTGACCATAGGTGTTATATCCCCAGAGCCATAGTGTACCGTCAGTCTTGATGGATATTGTATAATACCGTCCACATGCCACCTGTTTCCAATTAGTACCACCGGCAACAGTCTGGATAGGACTGGATTTAGCGGCTGCAGTATTATCACCTAGTGCTCCATAGAAGTTATTTCCCCAGGTCCATAGTGTACCATCGGTCTTGATGCATGCTGTATGATAGGTTCCACCTGCCACCTGTTTCCAGTTAGTACCACCAGCAACAGTCTGGACAGGACTGGATTTAGGAACTGTAGTATTATCACCTAGTTGACCATAGGTGTTATATCCCCAGAGCCATAAGGTACCGTCTGTCTTGATGCATGCTGTATGATATTGTCCACCCGCCACTTGTTTCCAGTTAGTACCACCAGCAACAGTCTGGACAGGACTGGATTTAGCGGCTGCAGTATTATCACCTAGTGCACCAACGCCGTTATGTCCCCAGGTCCATAGGGTACCGTCTGTCTTGATGCATGCTGTATGATAGTAACCGCCCGCCACTTGTTTCCAGTTAGTACCACCAGCAATAGTCTGGATAGGACTGGATCTATGGACTATACTAGAACCATCACCTAGTTGACCATAGGCGTTCTGTCCCCAGGTCCATAGTGTACCATCGGTCTTGATGCATGCTGTATGACCGTAGCCACCCGCCACCTGTTTCCAGTTAGTACCACCAGCAACAGTCTGGACAGGACTGGATTTAGCGGCCGCAGTATTATCACCTAGTGCACCAAGGGAGTTAAATCCCCAGAGCCACAACCCAGCAAACCTGAAAGTATCGACTAGTTCAGGATACCTGTCTATGAGGTATGACTTCTCGACCAATGTTGACCCGATGTCAATACCGGCACTATTCTTATAGTTGGTGGTTAATCCCATGGTTTACTCGGTTATGTTGATACCAGCTAAGTCTTCTGAACTAGCACAAGCATCGATAGCTTGTAGCTTGGTGTATTCCCAGTCAAAAGATGATTGTACGTGTACTAACACTGTAGACAACACTGTCTGAACATCAGAAGGAGCCAATGTTACCCATGTCTCTCTGTCTTGTTTCCAGTTGATGTTATCGGTACTAGCTTGTGCGTTCATTAAGACAAGACGTGTAGCTCTGTCAGTACCGAAACTATAGTCAGTCCCGTTTAAGTTTACTGTAACACCGCTGTTTTCTTTGGTCCATCGTTCTGCTGCGACTCGGTCTTTTAGCATAGCCTTGGCTGCGTCTAATGGTAGAGGTTGTACAATGTAACTCATGATAGCTACGGTGTCTGTGAATTCCCAGAATGGACCATGTAACATCTCTATCGTGGGGTTGAACTCGGGATTCTCTGTACCTTGGACTGGTAGGATCTTGATGTTATCTGATACTGTGATAGGGTCTAAGTTATCATTAGTAGCAGGCAAAGTAGTATCTACCTCACACTCCTCTAAGATAGTGTTCTCAAACTTAAATCGGCTCCAACGCATCGGGCCTAAGATTACTGTGTTATCGTGAACTATTACAAACATTTTTATTTTCCTTTTTAACTTGATGGGTATAGTTTTCCTGCTTCGTAGAAGAATACGGCTGCTGTATACACTCCACCCGCCACCTGTTTCCAGTTAGTACCGCCAGCAATAGTCTGGATAGGACTGGATTTACTGACTAGAGTGTTGTCGCCTAGGTAACCTTGGGCGTTATTTCCCCAGATCCATAGTGTACCATCGGTCTTGATAGCTGCTGTAGCACCAAGATTAGCCACCTGTTTCCAGTTAGTACCACCAGCAACAGTTTGCACAGGACTGGATTTATCGACTACAGTATTGTCACCTAGTTGACCAACGATGTTATATCCCCAGATCCATAGTGTACCGTCCGTCTTGATAGCTGCTATATTATAGCCTCCACCTGCCAACTGTTTCCAGTTAGTACCACTAGCAACAGTCTGGACAGGACTGGATTTATTGACTATAGTGTTGTCACCTAATTGGCCATTGGAGTTCTGTCCCCAGGTCCATAGTGTACCATCTGTCTTGATAGCTGCTATATAAGAGATTCCACTTACCACCTGTTTCCAGTTAGTACCGCCAGCAATAGTCTGGATAGGACTAGATCTATGGGTTATACTAGTACCATCACCTAGTTGACCTTGTTGGTTCCATCCCCAGGTCCATAGTGTACCATCTGTCTTGATAGCTGCTGTATTAGTATATCCACAACCCACCTGTTTCCAGTTAGTACCACCAGCAACAGTCTGGACAGGGCTGGATTTTAGGCTTGCAGTATTGTCACCTAGTTGACCATATAAGTTATGTCCCCAGGTCCATAGTGTACCATCTGTCTTGATAGCTGCTGTATGATATTGTCCACCTGCCACCTGTTTCCAGTTAGTACCACCAGAAACAGTTTGGATAGGACTAGATCTATGGGTTATACTAGAACCATCACCTAGTGCACCATAGGTGTTACGTCCCCAGGTCCATAGCGTACCATCTGTCTTGATACATGCTATATGATAGTTTCCACCCGCCACTAGTTTCCAGTTAGTACCACCAGCAACAGTTTGCACAGGACTGGATTTATCGGCTGCATTAGTAAGTGCTGCAGTATTGTCACCTAGTTGACCATAGGTGTTACGTCCCCAGGTCCACAGTGTTCCAGTCGCAGCGTACTGGTCGATCATAGCATAGTCGGTGACGAATAGCTGTTCTAGGTCGCCTTGACGGCTTTGGAATTGTCCGGCCATCCTATGCTCCTACAACTTTAATGCTTATATTAAACTGCATGTATTATATCATCCTGTTGTTAACCAGAATATCAATAATAAAGGTACACCGCCACTTATATTAGGTTATATTTGTTATCCTATTATTTATAAGAAAAACTACCTAGTACTTGCGACCAGGATACTTCTTAAGTGCATAGTCCATGTCTGTACGACCAGGATTCTCTTCGTACCAGCCTTTACCAGTATGGATATTAAGCACGGCTTGGAAGTATTCCTCATACATCTTAGCCACATGATCTAATGAGAAGTTATTGATAGCCCAATCTCTACAGTCTTGAGGTTTGATACGATCGATGTTCTTGAGAGCCCATACGAACTCTTCAAACGTACGGCATCTGTAACCTGTAACACCATGGATATTGTTTTCTGTGAATGAACCCCAGTCAGTGGTGATGGTTGGTGTACCAGAGAATAAGTTCTCGATCTGTACTCCACCAAATGGCTCAACGTACATAGAAGCGACCATAGAGACTTTAGCTTTTGACATAAGCTCTCTGCGTTTCTCTACGTCTGCATAACCGATGAACTCTACATGAGATGGGATCTCTTTATAACCACATGCTTGTAGGTTATTCTGACCTGCAACCTTAAGTTTCATGCCAGCTTTCTCTGTAGCCTGGATAGCTATATGGATACCTTTACCTTCATACACTCGACCTAAGAATAAGCAGTAGTCTTCCTTAGTTTCAGGTGCAAAAGTAAAGTCATCTGGGTTGAAATAATTTGGTATTACTGTGTCATAGAAGTTGTTTTTACATGTACCGACAGCCTCAAGACCATAGTATGCATGCATGATAGCATATGATTCAAAGATCTTAAACCTTGCCCAGTGTCCACCAGCGTATCCGATACCGGGTTCTACGCAAATTAAGTCTGGATGTGCATCACACACTGGACGAGTACCTGATCCCCAGAATGGTAAAATAAAATCGTGTTTTTGTTTTCTAAGTCCTACTTCTCGAATCGCGTTTTTGTAAAATGTCTGATAAGCATGGTCGTTTGTGGCAAACTTGAAGAAGTTCTTACGCCAATCATAAGAACCATATGCTATCTCTAGATCTTTATTAGTAGTAACTGTAACGTGTTCAGTGGCTTCAACAATTGAATCTTCATGACCATAATGAATCACTTCATGACCGCGTTCGGTCATCATCTTACAGAACTTTAGAACTTTCATTGTATATGCACAGGCCACATATTCTGGAGAAGTTACTGTATGAGGGAGGCCTAGTGCATGGAATCTAAATTTATTACTCATTGTTATCACCTTTTAATTTACAATTATTGAAATGCCATCTATACATGTTATTTGAACCGCCTAACATGTTACAGTGGGGACATACTATTTTTGTTTTAGGTTTTCTCATGGCAATTTTTGCTTCTTCTGTCACTATCTTGCCTTTATGAGAATCACTAATCTTTTTCTTGGTTTCTTCTGAATGCATTATTACTTGTTTACTTCGTGCTGATTTTATTTTTGATTTAGTTTCTTCTGTTCTTTTTCTATCTTTTAATTTTGATTTAGTTTCTTCTTTACATGGTACACCTTTATTCCATGCAGCAAATCCTTTTCTTGCTTGACTCATTCTTTGTTTTTCTTCATCTGTTCTTGGAATACCTTTATTCCATGGTGTAATACCAGGTATAGCACCATCTAATCCATTCTCTATCTTAAGATTAGCCCATTTGTCAGAGTTAACTATGTCCATCTCTTCAGATATTAGTGTTGCAAACTCAACCAATTTACTTTTATCTGTAAATGGTTCAGAAACCCAAATCGTCTTAACATGATATAAACCATGTTTATTGATATGTCTAACCCAGTGTTTACCAGATCCTTGATACTTATATGGATCAGATTTAGTAGTCTTACCAAGATATCTCATCCCAGTAATACTATGTTCTTTTATATAAAGGTAAGTTGGTTTCATCTATTCCTTATAGTGTTCAAATAATTTTGTTATCAACGCTTTATGTGATAAAGCACCATTTAAACCTTTTAACTCTACAACTTTTTCTGGCTTGTCTGCAAAGAACTCGTCTACTGCTTTCTTTACACCAGGCCAATATTCATCACCATAATCATCTACTAATATGACACCACCAGGAACCACACGATCGTATATCAACTTAAGTGGATCCATTATACTTATATATAAATCCCCGTCAAGGTGTGCAAAGGAAATCTTTTCTGGTACTTGTTCTGGCTTGATATCACTGAACCAACCCTTACGTATATATGGTATTCTTATACCATCATAGGTAAAGTTCTCACATAGTAGATCGAGCGATGTCTTCATCTCACCCGGTAAGTTCTCTTCCGATTCTGGTAATCCTTCAAAGCTATCATATACATATAGCCATTTATCTGAGATGTATGATATCAACTTTGAGGTGTGACCGCAGTAGCAGCCAAACTCAACTATATCACCTTCAAGGTGTTGCGTCTCAAGCACATAATGACATATATGAACTATCCTTGAGAAGTCTTGCATCTCAAGTGTGTTCCTTAGTAAGACATCAGCCTTACGTGAAACGTTTATATCATGCGCCATTATCTATTCCTGATAGTATTCAAGTAGTTTTTGATATCACCATTAGGCATAGCAAACCTACTTACTAATTCTGGCTTCATCATCTCTACCATCGTATATACGGCTTCTTCTGTTCCGATAGTACCTTGATCTAGTAGCTGTCTTATTGTGTCATAGTAGTACTTATTAAACTCTGTAACCTGATCCTTTGACCCACCAAATAATGTTGCACGACATACATAACTTGGTTTAGTTCCTACTATATTTGTCATGACATTGATATTACAACCATGGATCTCAGAGTTTGTTTGGTACGGGTATGATGTTAAGAAGAACTTATCTTTAGGTAGGAACAAGAAGTTATATGTACCGATAGGTTCTGTAATACCAAAGCTGTTTGACATACCTGAATCTATCCAATAGAATCGTTTAGATCCTAGCGGGTTTTGTTCTGCCACGTCTTGTAGTAACTTGTTCTTAATGAGTGTTAGTGGTATGTAGTATGGGTTTCTTAGTGCAGAGTCTTTGATCCAATCAGATTGATTAATGAACGCATCGCTGTTGATGATGGTTTGTATCTCTTGGAACGGCGTGTTGTTCTGGATATCTTGTAGTGTTAATACTCTACACTCAATACGATTGTTTGATGTAGCAATGCTTAGTTGTTTGCGTCTTAAACGTATATAGTCATGATACTTAGGATCTGCATAGACTACTAATGGGTTACGTACAGATAATAGATGATCTAGACCTTTGATATAGTGTTCTTCGAATGATCGATCTCCACGTGATATATCAACTGCCATGGTAACTAGTGTTACATCACCAGGATACTCATACGTATAGTCCATGGCTCTGAAATCAATATAAGGAGCAGTGCGATTCTTTAGTAGTTCCTTAGGATAGAAGTCATATGGAACTTTAGAATCGTCTGGTCTTTGTCCAGCCATCTTAGAGCAATGGTCACCAAGGTGTCGAGCATACTCGCCATTAAGATAAACACCTTTGAATCCTAATGCAGTAAACTTACGATCGATGTTCCATTCATTATGCCACTTCTCTACTCGACCTAACATGATAAGGTCATCTCTGCGTCTTAAGTTAGGAGAGCCGCACCATGCATGCCATGCTAAGTGATGGTCAGTTATCTTCCATGGTTTCTTCCAAAAGAACTCACCGTCTACAAGACCTTTTTGATAGGAGTCTATACCTTGGAACTCGAATGTTCTCCATGAGATGTCAACAACACCGACTTCTCGATACTTTTGTAGGATTGCTTTAGATTTATTCAGGTAACCTGGTTGTGTAAGTTCCCAGTCGTCTTCAAGGTAAAAGATGTAATCTGAATCACAATATGAGCACATAAAATCCATCGCCCACCATTGTGATCTGTTTCTTGGGAAGCATATGACGTCACATATATCTCCATACTCTTCAACTAACTTCTCAAATACACCTTCCTCAGCGGAGTCATCTACGATCACCATCTTGGTGACATAGTCTTGGGTATCAAAGAATGATTGAAGTGTCTTGGCTAAGACATCTAGTCTGTTACAGGATAGTACAAAGGTAGTTGTATCTGAATCTGGTTGGTCAACGGTGTGGAACTTCACTTGTGACATAGTTACTCCTCAGGGTATTATATGATTATAATATAGATTGTGTTTAATGTAAAATTATTTATCTATCTTTTTAGATAGCTCATCTATTTGTTTTTGTTGTTCTTTGATAGCGTTGATTAGGAAACCAAACAAGCCGTTGTAGTTAACTGACTTATTACCAGCATCGTCTGTCGTTACGAGGTCTGGTATCACTTCTTCAAGCTCTTGAGCAATAACACCGTAAGACTTCATGCCGTTGTTTTTCCATTGGAACTCAACACCGTTTAACTGTGTTATAGTATCAGCAGCGTTCTTGATCTTCTTGATGTTCTTTTTCTTACGCTTATCTGATAGAGAGTTGAATATCGTAGCGTTGATAGTACCAGTAGATGGGTTAAAGTATAATCCAGCGCTTGCAGTGTATGCAGTAGAGAAAGTACCAGATGTCGCAGATGACATAACTGGATAGTATGGACCAGCTGACGCATTATCATTAGTGATCGTAGCACCACCACCTGATGCAGATAATGCAACACCGTTAAGATATATGCTACTGAAGTAACCAGCTTGTGAAGACATAGAACCGGTAGCACCAACAAAGCCTGTGGCACCTGTTGCACCAGTAACTAAAGCAGGACCAGTAATATTACCAGTTGCAGTGATAGATCCTGTAGCTCCTACTGTCGCAGTTCCAACTCCTAATGAACCTAGTATGTATACAGCACCAGTCGCGCCTGTAGCACCAGTAAGTGTACCAAATTGTGCAGTAAATGCTGAGTTATATGCTGTAGATTGTGTTCCTGCAGGACCAGTAGCACCGTTAGTTCCTGCAGGACCAGTGGCACCGTTAGTTCCTGCTGTACCTGTAGCTCCGTTAGTTCCGTTAGTTCCTGCAGGACCAGTGGCACCGTTAGTTCCTGCTGTACCTGTAGCTCCGTTAGTTCCGTTAGTTCCTGCAGGACCAGTGGCACCGTTAGTTCCTGCAGGACCAGTAGCACCTGCAGCGCCAGATGCGCCAGTAACTGATACACCACCAACAGTTAGTGTATTAAAGTATCCTGATAAACCTGATATAGAGCCAGTAGCTCCAATAAATCCTGTAGCACCTGTTGCACCAGCAACTATGTTTGATGATGTTAATATATTAGTAGTAACGCCTGTTGCACCAATCGTACCAACACTTAATGTATTAGTGGTAACACCTGTCGCACCAATAGTTCCAGCAGATAGTGTTGCGATAGTACCAAGTGATGTTAAGCTTGACGCTGTGATACCAGAACCCAATGTATTTGCACTAAGCACTGACACACCATTGATATAGTATGCTTTGTTTGTACCAGATAAGTTCCAGTTTTCTGAAGCATTCCAGTAACCAGTGTTTGTTCCACCAGTAGTAGCTGATGATTGCCAGATTAATGTCTTATCTGCTGTACCATGTAATGTTATACCACCGCCTGCTGCTGTAGTATCTGTAGGTGTTGTTACTTTACCAAGCTCAACGTTTATATCATTAACGGTTAGAGTAGTTGTATTGATTGTAGTAGTTGTACCATTAACTGTAAGGTTACCAGTAACCACTGCATTACCACCAACGTTAAGATCACCTGAGGCATTAATAGAACCTGTTGCACCAGTAGCTCCTGTGCCAATTTCAAGAGTTTGCAGTGCTGCGTTAGTGGATACTAATGTATTTGTTGTAACACCTGTTGCACCGACTGTGAATGCTGTCAATGCACCAGTAGCACCAAGTGTTGTAGATCCAACTGCAAGACCACCACCATGTGCAGCTCCACCGCTTGATACGATAGAACCTGTAGCACCAAGTGTTGTAGATCCAACTGCAAGACCACCACCATGTGCAGCTCCACCGCTTGATACGATAGAACCTGTAGCGCCAACAGTTCCTCCACCAACGTTTAGTGGAGCGTTCATGTTGATGGCACCAGATGCACCGATAACCATCGCCGCTGTAGATAAGCTATTAATTACAAAGTAGATAGCATTAGATCCGTATGTACCGATAGCTAGGTCTTGTGACTGTGAACCTAAGTATGCTATACCAGGATTACTGAATATACCTGTACCAGAGAACGTTGGTGAGTTGATACCAAGCTCTGCATAGTTAGTTGAGTTTGTAGCAAGTGCATTTGATACAACGAAGTTCGTTGATGCATTAGCTGTGTTGCTTGTATTTTGTAAAAGTAGTTGGTTATAGTTATCGACTGATGATGACCATGAACCCATGATGTTACCATCTGCATAGTTTAGTGTACCGTATGCAAACGCACCTTGTGTGCCTGATGCACCTATAGATGCTGTCGCTACATGTGTAGGTGCAGAGAATATACCTGTGCTTGGAGTAAATGAGTATGTAGTTGCAAGATAGCCGTTAGGCATCGGGCCAGTAGCACCTGTCATGACTGGATAGTATGTTACACCAGTCGCACCTAATCCAATACTACCGATGATACCTGTTGCGCCAGTGGCACCATTTATTCCTGCTGTACCGGTCGCACCAGTTGCACCATTTATCCCTGCTGTACCTGTAGCACCATTAGTTCCGTTGGTTCCTGCTGGACCAGTGGCACCTGTTGCACCATTGATACCTGTCGAACCTGACGCACCTTGTGAACCATTAGTTCCTGCTGGACCGGTTGCACCAGTCGCTCCACTAATACCTGTCGAACCTGATGCACCTTGCACACCTTGAATACCTTGGATACCTTGAGGACCTGTAGCTCCTGTATTACCGGTAACACCAGTCGCACCATTAGTTCCTGCAGAACCAGTCGCACCGTTTGTTCCTGCAGAACCAGTCGCACCGTTTGTACCTGCACTTCCAGTTGCACCTGCAGTCCCTGTTGCACCGTTTGTACCGTTAATTCCTGCAGAACCAGTCGCACCGTTTGTTCCTGCTGTACCTGTGGCGCCTGTTAAACCCGTTAATCCTGTAGCACCTTGTACACCTTGAACTCCAGTAGCTCCGGTTAATCCAGTAGAACCTGATGCACCTTGTACACCTTGAGAACCTGTAGCACCGCTTGCACCTTGTACACCTTGAGAACCTGTAGCACCGCTTGCACCTTGGATACCTTGAGAACCTGTTGCACCACTAATACCGGTGGCACCTGTTAAACCAGTAGAACCTGAAGCACCTTGCGTTCCTGATACTATACCAAGGAATAACTGGTGATCATTTGCAAAGTTGCTTGTTCCTGTACCTCCGCTAGATACTAAGGTTACAGGTATATCGTACCAGCTATTAGTACCGCTTGTTTGGTTTGTTACTGTCCCTGATATTGTCCATATCTGGTAGTTATTAGACAAATTTGCATCTTGAATGATGAACTCTTGACCTTGTTGAAGCAAAGCAAGATAGATGTCGATGTCAATAGCATTAGTAGAACCACCACTTATAGTGTCTTCTGTTAGGTGACTGACCCAGATGTTTGTTGAACTTATCTGTGTAGAGTTATTCCATACGATGTATCCATCACCAACGTATGTAGAACCGCTTTGAGTCGTTGTCTTTGCTTGATAGTTGAATATACTGTTTGATTGGCCTGCTGCACCTTGAGAACCTGTGGCTCCAGTATAACCAGTAGCACCAGTTAATCCTGTACCAGTGGCACCGGTTAAACCTGTAGAACCTGAAGCACCTTGAATACCTTGAGCACCTGTTGCACCGGTTAAACCTGTAGAACCTGAAGCACCTTGAATACCTTGAGCACCTGTTGCACCGGTTAAACCTGTAGAACCTGAAGCACCTTGAATACCTTGAGTGCCTGTTGCACCAGTATAACCAGTCGCACCAGTTAAACCAGTACTTCCACTTGCTCCTTGAATACCTTGAGAACCTGTAGCTCCTGTTAAACCTGTGGAACCACTAGCACCTTGAACACCGCTTGCACCTTGAACACCTGTAGCACCAGTATTACCTGTGACTCCAGTTGCTCCTGTTAAACCTGTTGAGCCTGATGCACCTTGAAGAGTTCCGGTCGCGCCGATCCAATTACCGTATTGGTCGATGACGTCGACGATGCCTGAGGCACCACCAACGGATAGTCCGTTCTTGATGACGAACGATTTATTGCTTGTAGACACGGTTCATTTTCCCCAGTGTTTATGTGTATATGTTATTTATTAGTACCCGTATGTGATCTTATCTAAATCTGTCCTTGATTGGAAGTTACCAGATACGATGTTCACTATCAATGTACTGCCATCCCATGATACTATTGTACCAGCTGCAGGGTTTTGTGGACCTATGCCAGCAGAATCAACTGTGATCTCTGTGCCGACCAATGAAGCGAAGTCGATTAAGTTAGACCAGTATGTATCTGGGTATAAGTATGCTTTACCTAATGGTATCGCGCCGTTATCAGAGTTATTTAATGAGTAGAATAAGTTTAATCCGCTTGGGTCATCAACAGTTGTTCCACCGATACGACCTTGTACAGACTCTCTTACCCAACTAATCGCTGTGCCAGAAGATGTTGGAGTTACCTTCAATGATATCACTGAACCGTTTGTTACTGCTGTTACATCCATGACTTTCGTAGCTTTATCTGATCTTAATGTCGCATACTCAGTCATGTAAACTGCAGACGCATTTTGTGTTAAGATAACTTCTGTAGCTTGTACTTTGTTTGTTGTGCTAACACCTTGTACGATATACTTAGCTGTACCAACTTCGTTAGCAGCAAACATATCTACTGTTGTTTGTGATGTGCCAGATAATCCTGTTGAACCGTTTGCTAGGCTGTAACCTTGTAGACCTGTGTAACCTTGATCACCGTCAGGACCAGTAGCACCTGAAGCACCAGTAATACCAGTAGCACCATCTAAACCGGTTTCACCTTGTATACCTTGGTCTCCGTCTAAACCTGTTTGACCTTGTTCACCAGTTACACCTGAAGCACCTTGTACACCAGTAGCACCAGTTGAACCTGTATAACCTTGTTCACCGAAAGCACCAGTTGCACCTTTATATCCATTAATACCTGTGGCACCATCTTGACCTGTTACACCTGATGCACCTTCCATACCGACTGCACCGTCAAGGTTAACATAAAGTGTATCAACTCCTGGAGTACTGTTACCTACTTCTGTTACGATAGTAATATTAATAGTACCAGTAATATTATCATAACTGTTTACTAAAGCTGTAGCAAAGTTCTCTGAATCTTTAGAGATGATGATAGTTTGACCAGCAGCATATGAATATGAGTAGTCAAGTGTTTGTGAATCTATTTGTATATTGATATCACCACTTACATTGATATTTACACCGTTATCAATGTAGTAGTCAGTGTTAAGTAATATTGCTTTGAATCTATGACCATATGAACCAGTTGCACCATCAGTACCAGTCTCACCTGTTGGACCTGATGCACCATCGATACCTTGTACACCAGTAGCACCTGTTGCACCGTCTTGACCTGTAGGACCAGTCGCTGCGTCATAACCTAAGATACCTTGTTGACCGTCTGGACCTGTTGGACCTTGTACACCTGTAGCACCTGTCTCACCAGTTTGACCTTGATCACCAGTTATACCGATTCCGCCATCGATACCAGTTGCACCGTCTTGACCTGTTGGACCTGATGCACCATCAATGCCTTGGTTACCGTCTGGACCAGTAGCACCTGTTGCACCAGTTGAACCTGTGTAACCTATGTTAGTTGCAGCTGTATTACCTAAATATGTGTATCCACTTGGAACATCATGTTGTGGAGTAGTTATTAATTCAAACACAGCACCATCGAGTGTGCTTACTGCTGGATAACTATGCGATTGAGCTAATAAGAATGGTGAACCGTTAGTATTAGTTGCTGGATCACCGCCTTTTGACCATGCTCCACCGTTAACTCTTGCCCAAAATACTCCTGTATTATAATTATAATTAACTGCAACTTCTACTAAATCTCCAACGCCCCAATTAATACCTAATGAATCAGTTTGGATACCATTTATCCAAACAGTACCATCTTGTTGGAATCCTTGCGATTGGTCATCATATCTTCCTAATGCATTATTAACATCAATGCCAGATGTTCCTAAGCCAATGCGATTAGTAGTAGCAGGTATATCAGCATCTAACCTTACACCAAACATACTTAAACCAGAGTTAGCGTATGTTGCCATTTCAGCAGTAGTTATTGCTGATTCAACATAACCAACTGTACCACTTAATATTGTATTTGCGCCGTTACTGCCGCTTGAAATTGTTTGATTAGGCCCATAATGACCATAACCAGTATCAAATTGAATTGCAGCTGATGAACCATCACCACCTTGAGCACCAGTAGCACCAGTATAACCTGTTGCACCATCTACACCTGTGTAACCTTGTTCGCCATCAGGACCTGTTGCACCATCTAAACCTGTTGAACCTTGGATACCATCAGCACCAGAAGCTCCGTCTATACCAGCTTCACCAGTTGCACCTTGAAATCCTCGTTCACCTGTAGCACCAGCAACACCAGTTGCACCAGTTAAACCTACTGTACCTGTAGCACCATCAGCACCAGTTGCACCTCTGGCATTATATGTACGACCTTGCAATCCTCGTTCGCCATCGATACCTTGTGCGCCGTCTTGACCGGTAACACCAGTAGCACCAATTTGACCTACTGCTCCGTCAAGGTTGATTACCCATGCGTTATGTGAACCAGTACCTACGTGATCTGTTTGTGTAAATGCAAGGATGTTTGTTACTGGATCGTAACTTGTAACTGTACCATGTTGATGTATACCACCACCATCGGTAAGAATAATTGTTTCACCACCACCATAACTTAATCTTTCATCTACGACTACAACTCCTGTAGCACCTGTAGATGCAAGTGTAAATGCAGTGGTTGAAGAAGTTTTGTATCTGTGACCATATGAACCAGTTGCACCAACTTCACCTGTTTGACCTGTTGCACCTATGTAACCAGCATTTCCTGTTACACCACGACGTAAGAATGTGAATCCGCTTGGAACACCGTATTCAGCAACATCATTGATAGTAAATTGTGCAGGACCATTAGAACCATAGATACCTACTGCTGGATAAACACCAGCACTAAATACAGAATTATCAACTGATAAACCGCCAACACCAGTAGCTGGATCATTAGAGATATTACCATTCCAGTAACCATTGTTTACTCTGAACCATATTAAATGGTTATCAGTGTCTACAGCTATATCAATCTTGTCTCCACTAGTATAGCTATCATAATGAGTTACATATGAACCAGCATAATAGATATCACCGTTTTGCGTATAAGCTATGGAGTTTTCATCAGGACCACCAAGCATAGCATTAAGATCAACATTACTGTTTGCGATACCAACTGAATTAGCGTTGTCACTAAAGTAATCGAAGGTAAAGCTGAACATGTAAGCATTGCCGCCGGCAATGTTTTGAGTACCTAGCGCATTATAGTAACCTTCGTTATCATCTGAAATTGTGAAGTAGTCGTCATTTGGGTAATATAACTGACTACCGATATAAGCTGGATCGAATACGTATGTGTTTGCAATGTAACCACCGAATCCACCTGTAGCACCATCAAGACCTGTTGGACCTTGATCACCTGTTACACCTTGAACACCAGTAGCACCGTCATAACCTTGTGCACCATCTTGACCAGTTACACCTTGAGAACCTGTAGCACCTTGGGCGCCTGTTGCTCCTGTAGCACCTGTCTCACCAGTTGGGCCAGTTGCACCTGCATAACCTGTATTTGTAGCAGCGCTATATCCTGTAATTGTGATTGTTGCATTTACTGGAATATCACCTAAAGTTATAGGTGTGTTTGTTAAACCTAAGAAAGATATATCACCTTGATCTACATAATTATAAACTGTGTATGTAACTGAGTTATATACAAACGTCATTCCTGGTGCAGGAGTAGCTGATAGCGCTCTACCATCAATACGAATGTAGCTACCGTAGAGCGTTGGATATACTAACCAAGCGTTATCTAATGCAGCTGTTACAGTTGCATCGATTGATACATATGTACCACCATTACCGCCTGTAGCACCTGTTTGACCAGTTACACCAGAAGCACCATCAATACCGGTAGCACCAGTAGATCCTGTCTCTCCTCTAACACCTGTTGCACCGTATGGTGATTCACCTGGACCAGAAGCTCCGACCCATTCACCAGCTGTGTTGATGACCTCAAATCCAGAGGCACCGACCGCTAGTCCGTTCTTGACGTTAAACTTTATATCATTGGTTGGTAGTGACACGTGCCTATCTCCTGAATTTTATTTGTTATTAAGCTAGTACTGCTTCTCTTAAGAAGTCGATTGTTGTGTTTGTATTTACTGGTGATACTTTAACGTATACTGTACCAGAGTCATAGTTTGCACTTACAGTCATTAGAGACGCTGTTGAGTACATCGTTGCATACTCTGTAACTGAAGCATCTGAACCATCATGCGTTACCAATACTTCTGTTGAGTGTACATCGCTACCATGTGTAGCTTGGATGATATACTTAGCTGTCCTGTAAACTGTAGCATCATATGAATCGATAGTTTGGTTAGCAACTGTAGTTGTTAATGGATCGTTTCCTGCAGTTAAACCTGTACCTGTAGCACCAGTTAAACCTGTTGAACCACTTGCACCTTGGTAACCAGTAGCTCCATCTAATCCTTGAGGACCTGTTGCTCCTGTGAAACCTGAAGCACCTTGGATACCAGTTGCACCAGTATAACCTGTTGCACCAGTATAACCAGTCGCACCATCTACACCTTGAGGACCTGTTGCACCAGTGAAACCTGTAGCACCTGATGCACCTTGGAAACCAGTGGCACCTGAAGCACCATCGATACCTGTTGCACCTGTGTAACCAGTTGCACCTTGAACACCTTGTGCACCATCAAGGTTAACTGTCCATGCTGTATGTTCACCTGAACCAACTGCTGTTGTCTTGTCGAATACTAATTGGTCACCGCTGTAACTTACAACTGTACCTAATTGATAATTTGTATCATCGTAAGCAACTACGATTGATTGAGCTGGAGTATAAGCTAAACCAGAATCAACTGTTAATGTGATTTGACCAGTTCCGCCGATAGTGAATCTTGAAGTTGATGATGTTGCATAGAGGTCACCGTTAGCACCGCTAGCACCAGCAATACCTGTTGCACCTGTGTAACCAGTTGCACCATCGATACCTGTAGCACCTGAAGCGCCGTCAATACCAGTTGCACCAGTATAACCGGTTGCACCATCGATACCTGAAGCACCGTCAATACCTGTCGCACCTGTGTAACCTGTAGCACCATCGATACCAGTTGCACCTGTATAACCTGTAGCACCAGTATAACCTGTCGCGCCACTTGCACCGTCGATACCTGTAGCACCTGTATAACCTGTTGCACCATCGATACCAGTTGCGCCTGAAGCACCTTGATATCCTTGTACACCATCGTTACCTTGAGCACCTGTTGCACCACTTGCACCTACTGGACCAGTAGCACCTGTATCACCAGTATAACCTGTAGCGCCGTCAGCACCAGTTGCACCTGAAGCTCCTTGAATACCTGTCGCACCGCTTGCACCATCAGCACCGGTTGCACCAGAAGCACCATCAATGCCTGTTGCACCGCTAGCACCTTGAAAACCAGTAGCACCTGATGCACCTTGATCTCCTTGAGAACCGGTTGCACCTGTGTAACCAGTGGCGCCTGAAGCACCTTGGAAACCTGTAGCACCTGATGCACCATCGGCACCTGTAGCACCGCTTGCACCTTGAATACCTGTTGCACCTGTATAACCTGTAGCACCTTGAACACCGACAGCACCATCAAGGTTTACTGTCCATGCTGTATATTGTGTGCCTGTTGCATGATCTGCGGTTGTGATGATTAAATCTAATTGACCAGTACCTGAATTGTAGTTATCTACATAACCGATTACATAATCGGTAGGATTAGTTTGAGAAGCAACTAATACTGATTGTTGTGGAGTATATGAAAGACCAGTTTCTACATTAATTGTTAATGTAACACCAAGAGCGTAGTCTGTAAGTGTTAATGGATCAGTTGAGGTTGTTGCGTATTTGTCACCGTTAAGACCGGCAGAACCTGTTGCACCTGTTTGACCAGTTGCACCTGTATAACCTGTAGCACCTGATGCACCATCGATACCAGTTGCACCAGTATAACCTGTAGCACCTGTGTAACCTGTTGCGCCGTCAATACCTGTTGCACCTGTAACACCAGTAGCACCTGTATAACCTGTAGCACCATCTATACCAGTTGCACCACTTGCACCATCAATACCAGTAGCACCTGTATAACCTGTGGCACCATCAGCACCCGTGGCACCTGATGCACCATCGATACCGGTTGCACCGGTATAACCGGTTGCACCGTCAATACCTTGGACACCTGTTGCACCTGTGTAACCTGTGGCACCTGTAGCTCCAGCAGGAAGTTCGGCTCCTATCCAATTACCGTTTTCGTCAATGACGTCAATTATGCCTGACGCACCCCCTACGGATAGCCCGTTTCTTACTACAAAAGTTGAATTATTCGTTGCCACAGTTTGATCTCCTTGATGATGGTGTTAGTGCTTTATACTATTATTTATAATAAATTTATTTAGAGTCCTATCGTAGTTCTTATGTATTTTATATCAGTATAAGGACTTTGGGGCGTAAATCTTAACTCAATATAGCCTGTCCCAGACCATTGAATACGTGATACTATTAATAAAGGTGATCTACTTTCAACAGTAGATGCTACGTATACACCTGGGCTAGTCATGATAAACTTACTACTAAGAGTCGCTGATATAGCTCCTCCATTTAATGATATTACTGTTGTAGGTATTGCTGATAGTAATGCTTGTACTGCTGAATTTGATGTAGAGTATATAGTTAATGTTGTTCCAGTCCAGAACGACAGAGCCGAAATGTTGATATCTGGTGATGAATAGTCATTATCTACAGGTGAGTAATACGTAGCGAATGATCCTAATGATTCACCCATACCTGCATACTCTGTAAAGAATACGTTTGCTTTATCCCATAAGAGTAATAACTCTTCAGCATAGTAGTTTGTACCTTTTGTCAGCTGTACCTGATACTTTGCACTCCTATATATTGAGGTATCTAAGATGTCTATTAGCTGTTCATCTGTTGTGTTATTGGTGGTAAAGTCAATTACGTTGTCTACACCAATACCAGATGCACCTACAGGACCTTCGATACCTGTTGCACCTGTAATACCTATAGGTCCAGTAGCACCAGTCGCTCCAGCACCCTGTGCACCTGTGGCACCGTATGGACCAGTAGCACCTGGTAAACCTACTCCAGTTGCTCCTGCAATACCGCTTGCTCCTTGTGTACCAGAAGCACCTTGAATTCCAGTAGCACCTGTTTGACCTGTGGCACCTTGTGTACCTGTCGCTCCAGTTAAACCTGTTGAACCACTTGCACCTTGAATTCCAGTAGCACCTGTTTGACCTGTGGCACCTTGTGTACCTGTCGCTCCATCCAAACCAATAGTACCAGAAGCACCATCGATACCACTAGCTCCTTGTGGACCAGTAGCACCTGTTGCACCAGAACCTGATGCTGTTGCAGATATAGTTAATGATTGTGGGTTTGCTGAATGATCTGTTGTGATGGTGATACCAGTACCACCAATGATATGTAGTGTATCTTCTGCTACAGCTACGAGGTCTGTCTGACCGTCTACTTTGATAGTCTTGAACGCAGAACCAAGACTTACTTTAACTTCACCGCCACCAAGATCTGATACGTTGAATCCTGTATCCCTATCGAACCTTAGAGCGTTTACACCTGTTACTTCGTTAGTGATTGATCCTGTAGCACCACCAGTTGCACCACTGATGTTACTTACCGTGATGTTTGCAACACCAACACCGCTCGCACCAGTTACACCGCTTGCACCTTGTGCACCGCTGGCTCCGATACCAGATGCACCTTGTGTACCTATTGCACCGCTTGCACCTTGAATGCCTTGTTGACCTTGTGCACCTGATGCACCAATACCTGAAGCGCCTTGTTCTCCTTTAGGACCTGTAGCACCGCTTGCACCCTGTGGGCCTGATGCACCACCTGTATCTCCCTGTGGGCCTGTTGCACCAGTAGGACCGGTAGCACCAAAGCCAGCACCGTTACCTGATAGCCCTTGTATACCAACGGCCGCGACTTCTACGTATACGTCTCCTAATGCCATTCTTATTCCTTATATGATCTCTGGAGGATCAGATTGCGTTATTTGTGGTGTGAATATAATAACACCTTCTGAGACTCTTAATGATTCTCCAAAAGGTGATGTCACGTATACATCATACATGTATCTTCCAGGTTTAATCGATGCAGTATCAGCTGCAGACAATGATAGTCTTACTTGTCCACCTGTAGTAGAGTATACTTCAGCATGAAAGTCAATATGATTATGAGCTATATAAGACTTACGTATGTAAGCCCGAGTAGTAAAACCCGATAAGTTTAGTGGCAGTCCGTCTGAACCCACCACAGTGATTACTGCACCAAAGTTTGATCCAGTGTCAATATAAAAATTTGTTATAGCTGCCATAGTTATTATTTATACGACACTGGTTCCTTTAAATTGGTTGTATGCTTATAATCTTCTTACCAGTCTTAGGTTCTGGTATCCCTTTTACAGCTCCGATGATGTCTTTTCTAGACTCATCAAGGTCTCCGTCAATATAGTATGGGAGACATCCTGTTAACATCTCAAACGCAGCCATGAAGAACGGTATGTTATCAGAGTAAGCGTTATCACATGCTAGGCTCCACATATCTCCATGTAAAAACATGCATGAACCTTGACATATCTGTAATACTGGACATGTAGGACACTCTTCTCTATGACTCCAGTGTGTACTAGTCTTTAACTTGATGTTGTCAAAGTCATTAACGTTACCGATAAGGTGACTCTCACCATTAAATCCTATAGCTACAGAGCTAACGTTTTGACATGTTAGCACGTTACCTTTTAAATCTACTGCAATATTGTGTTCATCATCCATCGTACACTTCTGACCTACAGCAACAGCTGGTCTTTTGGTTTGTATAGATGTTATGAACTCGTTGATCTTCTTCTTAGTGGCACCAACATTAGTTCCAAGTCCACTTCTTACTTCTTTAAACGTATTAGCTCGATAGTTAAGGTGATCGTGTTCATCAGTAAAACAAACGCTAGCACCACCTTCATCATATGGATCAATGAACCCACCTTCTCCGATAGGTACATCAAACCCAAGTTTATCTTTAAACCATTGACTTATGGCTGCACGGCTTTGGTTATCTTTATTCACCATAGCGTTAAAGCTCATACGATTCTTTGGTCCTAACCTATTCCATAGATCCATGATCATCGCGAATTGTTCTGGATCATCGAATGGGTCTAACCCTCTAACATGATAACCTGGTCCATCATGTGATATACCAACACTAAACCCTAAGTTATCAAGCCATTCATTCTTTTCTAAGTCTAATATAGTACCATTAGTCACTATACCAAATGCTATGTTTGGATACATCTTCCTCATGCCTTCAGCAAGAGGCTTTAGACTCTTCCAATATACAAAGGGCTCACCACCCCAAAATTCTACTTTAACTCCAGTACCGTCTTTATTATCACCACCATCAAACCATGTTGGTAGTTGATCTAAGAACGGACCTACATCATCCTTTGTCATCTCATCAGCTTTAGGTACAAACCTTTGACTGCAGTAGACACATTCATAATTACAAGATAAGCCTAGCTGTATCTTGAGGATCTTAATATCTTTACTCTTTTTTGCTGGAGTGTCTTTACTTGTAGTAAACACTTCTTTATAGGAACGAGTATTACCGTTACTAAAATCTATCACGTTTCCATTTGCATCTGATATCTCAGAAGTCATGTTATCATACCAAAACTCTACATCTTCATTTGTTACAGGTCTCACACATTTTATATTAAACTTCGCCATTTCATGTCCTTAATTATAAATTATAATGTAACGTAATTCCTTACAGATTCAACAACCTTTATGTTAGTAACTAATGCAATAGTATCAACGCTTCCTAAGTTAACTTCAGTAGTATGGAATATTGAAGAAGGATGTATAGTAAATGTTCCTAGTACAGGACTTATTGGGAATAACATCTCATGATTCAATAATCTACTTCTTGAAGAAATAGGATCGATTATGTGTAACCTATTTCCTGCAGGTTTTTGATGAGTATTATTATTTGGAAAGTCTGTGACTTCCATAGATACCCATAAAACTGCCACGTAGTCAACGCTTCTATGATTGTGAGGCTTTGCATACTCACCAGGAGCAAACTTACGTAAGCTAGTGATAGCTTCAAACTCTACTTCTTCTGGATTAATAAAACCTTCAGCTGCAGCTAACTGAGCCATCCTAGATTTTAACATACTTTTAAATAGCTGGCATTCTGGACGAGGATCAGCTAGTAAGTTATAAGCTGCCTCTTTTGACTTACGCATATAATAAGGGACATGAGCCTCAGGATGCTGAGCTTCATATTCTTCACCAATACTAATAATATTCTTTAAAAAATCATCAGTAGCTTCAACCGCTCTTTGTTCAATAAGAATATTGGTTGGCCATAGTTGTGCAATATTAGTCAAGTGTTACTACCTTAGTAGATACGCCAGTCCAGTATTTGTATCCAGTTTTAATTGTTACTACTTCACCAGCATTTAATCCAGTAGTGTCTAAGTTAAATGTACCACCATTCGTTACACGTGATCTATTAATTACACCAATATCAGATGAAAGATAAACCGTAGTGTTTGCTGGAGCCGTCACTGTATATGCATGTGTATCACCAGCTTTAATAGTACTTGGTCCATTAACTATGATAGGTAACCATGATTCTAAGAATGCATGCATCGATACTATAGATGTAGATGAAGGAGCTGATCCGTTAACTGTGATGTTTGCACCATCTCTAAATATGATAGTTAGTTCGCTGGTAGGACAATCCTTATATGGTGTTAAGATATACAAGTAACCATATGAAGAGTATCTACTGTTGATAACTGACCATGGTGAACCTGGATATGTTTTACCTTCTGCCGCTGGTGTCACATCAGTTTTTTGATAGATCATACCTGGATCACCTCCGCCCTTTTCACTTAATGAAAGTTGTGTAGTCTCCATAGCCATGAATTCTTGAGTATCTGGGATATGCATTGCTTTTGGAAACAACGCGATACATCCATGATCCTGAGAATATTTTTGTACTAGTTCTGCTAGATTGAATGTACCAACAGCATTGGTTGTTCCAATTGCAGTAACAGTAGTATCAGAAATCTCCAATGTCAAGATATCATTTTTGATAGTGACATCGTTTTTTGATAACGTTCTTGTTGTACTTAGTGAGTAAAAATTCATTGTTTTTTCCTTTTTATCTATTTATTAGCAATTACATGCACAGTTACAGTTATAGTTTTGTAAAGTTAAAGCTCCGGAAGCACCAGTAGCACCGTTCCAATATAATCCCCAAACTCCACTTGTAAGGTGACCTACTCCTCCTCTTCCGCTACCGCATGCGCTAATAACACCACTGTTAAGGTTATCACCGCTTATGAGGTTTCCAGCTGATAAGAATGGTCCATAGTTACCAAGATCATTAGTAAACTGACTTAGTGCTGTTGGTCTTCCAACTATACCTGTGGCTCCTGTAGCGCCTGATGCACCTACAGTGCCCCATACAAATGATGCTGTACTTAAAGTAGTACCATCACCAAATTTTATATCACCATTTTCTAATATCGTTGCCATTTATTATCCTTAGCAGTTACAGTTGCAATTACAATTATTAGCATTGATTGACAAAGTTGTACCATTCCAGTTTAAGTGTCTTGGACCATATTCATTATATGCATAGTAACCTGATAATGTCATCTGATAAAGTTTTGTACTAGCTAAATTTTGTGAAACGCTGACCACATATACTCCAGTACCTCCTGTAGCGCCTGAAGTCTGTGATACAAAATATGTACCGTTTGCAACACCAACACCGTTTAATGCATTAGGACCAAGATTATTGCCGATAGCTATGCTACCAGATATGATACTTGTTACAGTTAGATTGGTTCCTGATATACTTCCAATAAAAACTGCAGCATGACTTAAATTATCAATTGTAATAAATGGATAGTAGTTGCCAAGATTATTAGTAAACTGACTAAGATTAGTAGGAGCACTAGTTAATTGTGATTGTGTAACATTTGCAGAAGATAGTGTGGTGTTATCTCCAAAAACTAATGATCCATTTGTTATTTTTGTTGACATCTATTATCCTAACAATTACAGTTACAGTTACAGTTGCAATTACCATCAGTTATCAATGTTAAATTGCCCGCACTGTTTACTCCAACACCTATATTAGCAAAAGCACCAGTACTGTACGCGGTAGTATCTACACCTGTGACAGGGAAAAAACCACCATAGTTACCCAAGTCATTAGTAAATTGACTAAGGTTTGTTTTTTTGTTTGTTATATTTGCATATGGTAAATTAGCGCTACTTAGTGATGTGTTATCACCAAATGTTATATTACCATTACCTATCTTAGTTGTTGCCATCTTTTATCCTAGTTACCTTTTAAAGAGTTAACTTCTGCTCTTAATTCTTTGATAGCTTCGATCAACAGTGGTACTAATCTTTCATATCGTACGGTTAAGTACTGTGTATCTACTGGAGCGTCTGTAACGATCTCTGGTAGTACTGCTTGAACTTCTTGTGCAGATACGCCAACTTCCCTCTTAACAGCAAAACCTAAAGCTTGAGCTGATTCATTAGCTTCATAGTAGAAGCCAGATAAAGCATCAACCTTATCAAGTGCATTTTCTATACCACCTAACTTTGTCTTTAATCTTTCGTCTGAGTAGTATGATGTGATTTGGTTTGTAGCACGGATCTCACCGACAGTACCAGATGCAGTTGTACCAACACCAAGGCTGCTATATTGTATATTTGATGAACTACCAGGAATATCAAACCCTGTAGCTCCAGTAACTCTACCTGCGGTATCAACTGTAATTCCTGGGATAACTGTAGCAGAACCGTATGTTGCAGCAGAAATACCAGTCGTAGTAAGCTTAGAACTTGGGATACTTCCAGCTAACATGGTAGCTGTCACTGTACCAGTATCTGTAGTATACACACCGTTTGTAACTGTACCAGCATTACCTGATACACTACCTGTGACGTTACCTGTTAAGTTTGCTGTGATGACGTTTGCAGCAAAGTTACCAGATCCATCCCTCTGTACGATCGTGTTTACTGTACTAGTAGTGGCGGGTAAGTAACCATGAAGCTTATCAGCGTCAAGCCCTGAACCAGAACCATCTACTGTTTCTAATTTAGTTAATATATCAGATGCTGTATAAGCTGATGCGAGCAACCTTGTACCAATATCTGTACTCAGATTGGTAAAGTTAGTATCCATCTCAGTGTTTGTTAAAGGTGCACCTTTTACTGATCTAAGCGTTAGTGTTGTCATTTGTCATCCGTTCTATGATTGTTTCTAGTTTATTTATTCTTTCTGCAAGATCGTCTATCTTGTTTTCTCTCTCAGCTATAGCGTTTTGTATAGCTCTATGCCTATTTAACTTTACAACATCAGTCTCTAGGATAGCTCCTGTATTAAGGTCCCTTACTAAAGTCTGGTTTTGTATCTTTGCTCTCATTATGTATCCAATGCAATGATTCTAAGGTTTTGTAGCAATGGTGTCACTGCTGTATTGCTTGATAATAATACTATCTTGATTTGGAAAGCATTAAACCTTGTTGCAATAGGTGAGTTTTGTGGCACACCATACTGATCAAAAGCACCAGTTGGGAAGAAACTATACTCTGAGAACTTATAGTTAGATGTTGATGGAGCTGCTGTGCTCTCAAGGTTCATTAGTACCCAATATTCATCAGTGATAGGTGTCGTAGCAGAAGTTGGTAGTGTTCTATAGTAACACTTGATACTTGTACCAGCTGGAGCGTTGACATCAACCCTAACGTTTAAGTTTGTTGATTCAAACCCAGATGCAAGGTTGATAGGTTTACTTACGTATCTTGCAAAGGCTGTACCACCTGCAGATACTCCAGCTTCACCTGATGCATCATTGTTGATCTTATTAAGAGCTGTCACTACAGCAACGCTTGATGTATCAATGAATGGAGATACTTGGTCGTTTGTAGTTGTTAGTGTAGCTTGTAACCTTAAGCTTGGAGTGCCACCGATACCAGCTGCAGCAGCTATCTGTTTCAATGATGGGTAGTCAATGTTTTGACTTAAGTTGATAGATGCCCATGCAGAGTCAAAGGCCGAACCGTTATATGCTTTTGCAGCCCATGTTAGTGTTGTACCTGTTGGGGTAACAGCCGCGATGTTAGTATATAATGTTTGATAGCTGAGTGCAGATGCAGGGTCTTCTATATCAAACTCAATGGTACCTGTAGAAGTAAAGCTTGCTCTGTTGATATTAAACATGAGGTCTGAGTTTTGATCAGCAGTCCATGTAGAAGCATTTTGTGATCTAAATAGAGAACCAATGTATGGTTGTTTATCTATCAACCTTGTACCATTTAATAGTGTTGAACCTACAGTTGCAGTAAACACTTCGTATTGGTTAGAGTTAGATGATACAACGATAGCATATTCACCAGGAACTAAATGGATAGGGCTTGGGAACATAAAGTTAGTAGCTACTGTTGCAGTATCAGAAACGTTTACATCTTCAGCGTTTAACGTTACAGAAGCAAATGGTATAGTACCAACTGAACTTGGATAACCATTAGCTGTAGTCCTGATCTCTACTGTTACAGGAACTGAAGTATCTGCAGACTTAAAGTATAAGTCGATAGATGTAACATGCATGCCTTGTGGGTATAATCCAGCATCTACAAGGAATGACTCTGCTGTAGGGTCATAATAGTAACCAGTTGTAGTTGTTACTTGTTGGTTTTGTACAGCACGTGTAGTTAACAACGTTGTTTGTTCTTTTTGTAGTAGACCTACAGCTGTATACGTTGCTTGACCAACAGACTCTTCAAGAGCCATATCGTTTGTATTGTTATCAATTAGTCTGATGACTCTTTGACCTGTTGCAAAAGTATTAGCTGGAACATCAAACTCAAATGCAACATTGCCATGTTCATCAGGGACTAATGCATCACCAAGAGCTGGTACAGCACTAACCGCTGTTATTTGTCCATATACACCACTAGATGAACCTACAACGTATTGACCATTACTTGGAGTTACAGATGCACCAAATATGTATAGTAGTCTCTTTGTAGGATCAGATGCTAAAGGAGCAGAGAACAACGCTGCGCTAGCAGTACCTGTCTGTGTACCAGTATAACTTGTATTATGGAAAGTTAATGTCTCATAGTTAGCTGCATCAAACATACCTGTAGCACCATTTACTGTAAGCACTAGTAATGGTTTAACATACGATGAGATGCTTGTATTATCAAAGAATGGGTATAGACGAGCATTAGGTTTAAACTTGGTACCGACACCGATGATAGTACTTGGTCTGATATAAGGCACAGATTGAACTGATACAACGCTTGTTCCTAGTGTTGTAGTGCTTGTACTTACTAAGTTTGTATTTACTGTGCTTGATGTAGAAGTTGTAGCCCAACGCATACCAGGATGAACACCATAGTAACCAGTAACGACTGTATCACTAAGTGATGATGCATCAGGTAATTGGATAGTCACCACGTCATTTACTGATGGTAACACTGAGGTATCTACCCATTGATCAAATGGAGGGTCTAACTGGATATCACCTACATATCTGATAACATTGAATGGGTTGATGTTAGTGTATTCACTAGCAAGAGGTTGATTGATAGCTGATGTCTCAGTATATGATAGCGTTGCTATGTCACCTGTAACTTGTGTAGATACAGGATTAGCTGGAGTAAATTGATGATAGTTAACATCAAATGTTGCTCGTGCGTTTTGGTTATATGGATCAATAGCTACCTTAAAGTCAAGGTCTGCTGCGTTAGCGATTGAGTTGTTATTATAGTTTGTGGATGCAGAGTTCCATGTATTTGATCCATTGAACCATGCTGCCCACCAACCCCATGACTTCTTATCCCAATCTACTTGTGATGAAGCATATATGTCTGAGCTTGTAAAAGCATCTACTGCAAAGCCGTTCTTAAACTTCTCAAGGTTTGATGCATCAGTGATTGATGTACCTTGCGCTTGAGATTCTAGTAATGATAGTTGTGTGTAGTATTCTAGATTTGCGATACGTTTTTCAAGACCGCCGATGTCATGCATGGTGTATCGTTCGTTGTTGATGTACTCAACTTGAATGTCTGATACCTTTGCTGTATATGGAGGTATGACAAGGTTATAGATCGCCATGCTATTACCAATATTTGTGGGCACCGTGGGGTAGACTGCAGGAATGCCTGATAATACGGTAAGGTTTTTATCTGCCGTAGCAAGGATAGTGTCGATACGTGCAAGGTAATACTGGTATGCTGTAGTTAAACCAGTAGAGCTAGTTGGGTCTGGTACTTGACCGTTAGTTAATGATGTATCACCATCAGCCCTTCTAGGTCTGAAGTCAATACAATCTCTAAGGTTATACGTTACACCTGATGAAGGGTCTATAAATGTTGGGATGTCTTCGTATGCTACAGGATATGAGTTTACTGCTAAGTATCCATTGCCACTATGACTAAAGTTTTTATATATCACTAATAGGTAATTAGTATCTGTAGGTGCCGTACCTGTCAATACTAAGTTACCATGATCATAGATCTCTGAACGCTGACCGTTATCAACTATGTAGTTTGATGTAACTTCTGTATATGCTACTCCGTTCCAGTCAATAACCATTGTATTACTATCTACGTTAACAGCGGTAGGATTTGTTGAACCAGTGTTATATACAGCATATACTTGATATATGTCTGACACGCTTAGTGTATCTTTACCACCATAAGTTGTATTTAATCCAGATGCAGAACCAGTACCTAAGATAGCTGTAGAGTATCCGCTTAACCCTTTGGTCTTATATGATTGTGTAGTTAATGTAACTTCTGCGATGATTGTAGCAGTACATGAGAAGCCTGTATCATTAACATTAAATTGTGCCTGTGAAGCACTACCTGTAGATGATACTACGATCGATCTTGAGTTTGCATCTTCAAATGAGATGATAGACCCTACACTTAAACCTGTGGAACTCGCAGTTAAGTTTCCTGTGATGACAACATGGTAAGATTTATTCTTTATAGAATCTGTTAGTCCACCACCAAAACCTGTCGTTACGCCATCACCCTCAAAGTTTTCTGTACTGTCTTCTGTGTCTATATGTGCAACTCCACCTGAGAAACTTACACCAGTAAATGTTCTTTGGATAGAATAACTGCCGTTTTGTATAGTCTTAACATATTGGTTAGGTATTGGGAATACTAAACCTGGACTGTCAGAGCCGTATAGGATAGTATTACCAGAACCACCTACTTTACTTGATGCATCGATGTCAGCTGATGATGTAGATGTGATGATAGACTTAACGCTCTCAAACTTTTGACCACTATTCATCGTGATGTTGAATAGGTACATCGCATAGACCGCTGAAGTTCCTGGGATACCTGAAACTTGCTGTAAGAACCTTACTTGTGCAGTACCGATCTTATATGTTGATCCAGACACTGAAGCAGTCACTACGCTATGTAGTTCTACAGACGTGTATGGTACAGTTGAAAGTTCAGTTATCTTTTTATTTGTGACGAATGGACCAACTAAGTTTGTAACGTTTACATAGTTACCGTAGTTTGTATTAACATCTTTACTGATTAAACTTGAAGGAGTCCTTGCTCTAGGTACAGACAAAGGCGTTGTACTGATAGTTTCAAATTCATATCCTTGAACATAACCTTTACCAGGACCTAATGCGGCAGTGAAGAACCCTGTGGCTCCATCAACTGCATCTGTGATATGAAGAGGCCATACATTAACTGTATAGTTACCTGCTTCATCGAATGTCCTTTGTGCCATCTCATTGCCGATAGCAGAGTATACAGTGTTAGTTTTATTAACTACTAATGCTCCATCAACTATACGAGCGATCTCCGTGAAACCATCAACAGAGTCTGTTAAACCTTTTGCTGTTAAAGTTAAGCTTGCATGGTAGCGATCTGCACCAGGAGCTGCATAGTTTGGTGTACCAGTAGCATTATCAAGTAATGATGTATCTGTGTTTGATGATGCAAAGCTTTCATTGAGTACAAGACCTACTGATGCTGAAGATGTATTGGAGTACGCATCTACTGCAATGGTTTGTGGTTCAACATATACGAACATACCGTTAACAAAGAATACACCTGAATCAATAGAGAATGCCATTGACTTATTGAGTGATGAACCAGTTTGGATAGTTGCTACAGCTGTACCTGAGATAGTTAAGTTCTCACCAACAGAAAATGCAGAACCAGAAGTGATTGATACTAATAAGGTTTTAGGTTGTGTAGAAGTAGCGTCTAAGCTTAGCTTGACTAAAGCTTTAGTACCAGAAGAAGCACCAACGATGGTAGCTCCATTAAATATAGCCATGTTGACAGCATTACCGCCAAATGATGGGTCAATCTTGATTGACTGTAGAGTATTTTCAAATAAACGGCTGCAACCAGTAACCACTGTACCGTTAACAAATATATTCTTACCAAACTTGGCTATTTGGTCTTGGATCTGTGTCTGGAGTTGTGTTAACTCACGGGCTTGGACAGCATATCCAGGTTTAAATAGTATACGATGATAGTTCTTGGTATCATCAAAGTCATCAAAGTATGGATTTGTGGTAAAATTAAGTGACATATCTACTCTTTCAATTGATTATATCTATTTATACGGTTAAAAGGGTTCTTACTGTAACAATTTGCTGTGCAGAAGGAGCAAACGGCTCCATGACTTCAACAAAGAGGAAGTCCCCAGAGAATGGGTTTATAGTCCTATTTGTAACAGCTGTAACATCTATTGTAGTAATCGGCACTGTAGGGTTTGGTATCAATGCAATACCAGTAACTGGATTAATATCAAAAGGATCTGAGATCAGTGTATCACCCACTTCTATAGAGAAGTCATTGAATACTGATAACAAGATCTGGGTTGAATTAAAGTCAACCACCCTATACTTCTTATAGTTTGCTGAGCCGTTACTTTCTACTTTATACAACAGCATGTCATGCAATATCTTTGAGACATCAAAACTACCAGTGATTAGTACACAACCAGAACCTACAGATCCTGTGAACTTAGGTCCACTGTTTCCTGTATACCCTTGAACATTAGACTGCTGTGATTGTAAGTTTCTAATCAGACCACACTTACGGTAGTCATTATTGATGATGAATCCTTGGTTAACTTCTGAAGCAAATGAACTATAGAAAGCTAATGTATTTGCATATAGCTCTTCAACAGCGTTTGAACCGTGACCACCTAATGGTGACATGATTGCTCTTGCTACAGCTCCTGTACCGTTACCTTCAATGATCACGTCTGTCCAAGTATATCCAGAACCTACATTTGTCATCTCGATAGCTACTACTTTACCTCCAGAACATACAGCACGTGCTGTAGCACCTGTACCATCACCTTTGATAGTTATTGTGGCAGAACCATAACCTGTGCCTTGATCTACTACTTTGATGACTTCAATCGTTCCAGGTACAGCGAGTAACTCAACGTTTGCTTGAAGCGTGTTGATATTACCAATATTTAGATTAGGCGTTAATACTGCACCAGAACCGGATCCAGATGTGTCTATCACCGTGATGTTAGCTGATGTATACCCTATACCACCATCTAAGATAGCATAACCAACGATATTTCCACCAGTACCTAAACTAGCAAAAGCGGTTGCCCTAGAAGCAGATGTTTGTATTACTAACTTATGATCTGCACCAGTACCAGCTGTTATTGATATGTATGTACCGTTAGTTGCATCAAGAGCTGAAGTTGCTAGTTGGATTGTATTTGTATCAACGACTATGACATAGTAGTTAAATGTAGAAGTTAAACCTCCAACACCAGTACCACCATTATCGATATACTCTACTTCATCACCAGTATTAAACAGATGACCATCATAAGTTATGGTGTGATTAGTATTATTAACTGCAGTCGCTGCATTAAACGTATAAGTTGGGCGATCTATAGTAACGCTAGGAGCAGTGAGGTATCCATTACCAGCTAGAGTTACTCCCACATATGTCACTACACCGTTTGATACGTTAGCTATAGCATTAGCTGTAGTACCACTTGGTGGGTCTGAAATAGTTACGTTAGGAGTCTCAACGTATTGTGCACCTTCATTAGTTAAAGATACAGTGTATAAGCTATCAACCCCTGCACTAATGATTAAGGATATCTCTGCTTCTGTCTTTGTGATATGAGGTGTTATGACTGCATCAGCACCTATATACTGTATGCTTGCAGTACCATCTGTAATGATGTTACCAGTAGTATCAATAGGAGCTACAGTGCCTGTTGTGCCAGCAGTAGTAACTTCATAATAGATACCATTTGAATTTAATATCTCGCCCAGAGTCACTGTAGTTAGTCGACTCCAGTTTGTACTTCCTGATATGGCTTGTGATACAGTGATGGTAGGAGCAGAGCTATATCCATATCCAGAATCTATTAAGTTAACTTGGCTAACAGATTCAGAAGTGATGACAGCATTGGCCACAGCTGTAGTACCAACATATTGAAGTTGTGCTGTACCATTATTGACTGTGCCACTTGTATGGATTGGTCCAGCATTACCTAACTGGGTACCAGAAATTACAAGGTAAAAGTTTGTACGGTTAGTAGCTGGGTTTGTGTATGCTACGTAGCTTCCAGTATTAAGGTTAAAGTATGCAGACCATTCAATATAGTTTGTGATAGGAGGAGATACCGTAAGCGTGATAGTAGAATAACCATAACCAGGGTTTTGTATGATTAACGAGTCGATAGTATATGGGTTTGCTTCTAAGTAACCATCACCGCTGATGACAGCAGAAGTAGTGCCTTGATTATATCCATAACCACCATTGACGATGTTGATGTTATTGATAGTACCATTAGAATAGAACTGGTTAGTTAAAGCTGTAGATACTGGCATCCAAGTAGAGGATAAGAACCTATTCCTTAATGACACAGGGATGGTATACATGAACTTCCACTTATAACCATCAGCTGTAGTAAATATGTTTTGCGTTGTACCTATAGGCATATAGGTTGATTTTGCATTGTAGTTGTTATCAATACACTTGTATACGTTATAGTCAGTTGTTAATACATAGAAGTTAGCTGTATCTAAACCACCTGCACCAGAGTATGCTGGACCGTATCCATAACCTTCTGTTGGGTTGATAGCATCATCATACATATCATATACTGTATCACTAACCCAATCAATACGACGGATAACTAATGATACATCACCAGATGTGATCTTCTTAGCAGTTAGTATATCTCGACGTACGTGTAGTTCATACCTAAAGTTGTCTTGTGGTGCACCTGGATAATCACCATCAGATGAAGGGATGAAAGGGCTTAAGAAGTCCTGCCATGTATTCTCTTTACCAATCCAATGATAATAACTTGATGTGTTAGATACCACCTCATTATAGACAGCTTGTGCTATAGTGGTCTTAAAGATTGGCTTGAATATTGAGTATGAGATCATTTATTATCCTACAGAAACTACCCATTGAATCGCGATGGTTTCAGATGATGATTTAGAGATTACTGGGAATGTTGTCCTTGCAAGCATATAACCATGCCTAATAGTGTGGTTGATTCCAGAACCAGGAGTTATAGTTAATGCTGTGTTTGATCCAGCATGGGCATAAGTGTCAGCTAACTTGATATTATCACCATCTACTTTGATTACATAGTAGATGCCGCCTTCTGATAGTCCACCTATAGCGGTACCACCGCCTGCAGAGTATGCGATCTGATCACCAGTATTTAAACCATGGCTCGATATGGTGATCTCATTGTTTGAACCACCCACTGCTGTAGCAGCATTGAATGTTAATAACGTTGAAGAAGATTCATTGAATATACCAGCTTCTGTGATTGAACCTATACCTACACCATTACCAAAAGTAGCAGTAAACACTGCGCTTGTACCTGAAACTGTAGCAGTAGATAAGCTAACTCGTGCTAGCTCATTGAATAGTTGGATCTGTGTAGAGTCAGCTGTAGTGGAGCTTGAACCGATAGCCATATAGTTCATCACGTCAAGCGTGTTACTGGCTAACCTTGATGCTATGAAGTTTTTACCCAACGTCACTATAAGGTTATTAAACTCTTCTGAATAGATTAGTTCTTTATTTTCATTGTATTTTTGTATCAACAACTTACCAGTTAATACAACGCTGTCTTTTAACATTTAGTGCTCCTTTATTCTATCCAGTAAACGTATGTGTCTCTGGAGGATTATAGTGTTCTGATGGGTCCATGTATACTTGTGAATCGTATGGATCAATACCGATTAGACCACTACCAGTACCAGGTGTTAGATAGTCTGTTATCGTAGGTATATTTATAGTGGTAAATGTAGCTTGTGATATCCATTGACCTACTTCATTTGTAGCCCCAACTATTGGTCCATAAGTATTTTGTATCTGGAACTCTCCAAACAAGGCAGTACCTGCTGGATGTAGGTAAGACTTAAGTATGTTTATGTAGTCACTTAGTCTTTCGTTTACTGTTACTATGTATGAGTACTTTTGATACTTATAGCTGTCTTGGATGACTATATCATCATCAAGGAACCCGTTATTGGAACTGTAGTAGCCTTGGTATTTTGCTACAGCTCCTATAGTAAAACCAATCAATAAGTAGTTAGGAGCTACTGTCTTACTAGTGTTAGCTTCTTGATAGAACTGCTGTAGTATTTCGCCCACATATGTAGGGTCTTGATAATCAGTCTCATCATAGTTAGGGTTAATGATATAACCATAGTCAGCAAATTGGTTTATGATACTATCATTGTTCAAGCTGTATTGGGTAGTTCCATCTTTGTCTATCTGTAACGTGGATGGTGTAGATATGGCTTGGTTTGACTGTAATAAGTAAAAGTCAGTGGTATACCCGCAACCAAACTCAATGTTTGTTACAGCAGTTACCCCTCCCACATTATTGACGGCTGTCACCTTAAGCTTTTGTGTTATGATAGAACCATTTGATATCGTATTACCAACTATCAAGTCACCTACCCTGAACCCGTTACCAGGATTTGCTATGTAGTATGATACGGTAGTTGGGATTATCTTACCGGTTACACCTGTGAAGGTAACAGTATAGCCAGTCTTTATATCACCATAGTAGTTTCTATCAATAAAGATCTCATAGATGTTATCTCTCACATAGTTTACACGTACTACTATGACCTTTATGATTTGGTTTGGGCCGTTGATATCGATCCTATTTCCAGGAAGTGTATTGATATCAGCAGTAGATCCTGTAGTATCAACGAAGATTGATATGTCTTGTTGCCATTGACCGCTTGATGGGATCAATACTGATTTCCATGGGTATGATACATCAGCTGTCTTATTATATAAGATCTTAAATAAGAACTTGTATGCTTCTTCAACACCCTTCTTAGTGAATAACTCTTTAGCTTTCCTTAAGAATAGCCTTTGATCGATGTATGGGTATGTTGTGCCATAGATATCAAGTTCGTTCTTAAAGTACTGTATGAAAGAATCTAACGTCTCGTCGATGTCTCTTAAGCTTTGGATATCTTTATACTCATACTCATCTTGATAAGCATAGTAAGCTTCTATAAACTCTACGAATAAAGGGTACTGAGACCTGATAAATTCAGGTATCTGTTTAGTGACCGCAGTATGTAGAGGTATGTTTGACATTAGTTATAGCTTGATGTGAATACGAAGTTAGAACCACCTGATGAGTTACCAACTGATGGCTTATCAATCACCACGTTAACGTTGATGTTAGCCGTTGGTATAGTAACTAGTTGGTTACGGACAGACACCACGTCATTTGATTGAGGTTTGATGTTTAATAAGAATAACCCACCAGCTTGACTTAGATCGATGCCTGTGATCTCAAGGTCCGACATGATGATGTCACCATTACTATAGTTGACTGAACCAAAAGTACGTACGTACGTCTTCACGTCTCCATTATAGTAGAACATCCTTAGCTGCCCAGTCGTACCACTTCCTGGCAAGTCTTCTATGTACATCTTGTTAGTGTTATTAGGGATATAGAAAGCTGTTGATAGGATAGATTGTTCTGCAACACCTGCATTATAGATCGGGTTACCAAGGTTGATGGTATAAGTTGCAGTAGTGTTATACTGTACAGCAACTTCCCTTTGTAGCTTAATAGTAGTGATGTTAGATACGATCGATGGCTCTGTCGCGTCTATCTGTGATGATAAGTTTGAGAACCTAAAGATACCAGTAAATGATTCAAGGTTCTTAGTATTATAAGCTTGGATAGTTTGAGATACCAATGTCTTGATATCACTGCTTTGTAGAGATGTTAAGTTAGGGTTATAGTATACTGTAGTGTTTACCTCAAGGTTGATGTACTCCGGATCAACGATGACCGGTGTTATGGATACTACGTTTAATGGCGCTAGCAATTCATTGATGATGTATGTCTTATCAGTCTCAGTTAAGTATTGTGATGACTTTGGTTGGATAGATAAGAATACTTGACCATACACTGGAGGGACATTACTCTCTCCTCCCCATACGTTGACTGACTGGGCGTTTGAGTAGTTATTGAGGATGATGGTTTGATAATCGTTTGCAGTTACAGCTCTATTCTGTGTATTGAATGCTCTTGGTGCATTGAACCTAATTGATTCGATCGGCTCAACGTCTGAACCACCTTCTGCAGGTGTGAGTGTAGTTACAGCTACTGATCCACCCAATAGTGTTGGACCAGTGTATAAGAATATGTTTGCACCGTTTGGAGCATCAAGGTGTGTTATCATGTAGTTGATGTTAACTACGTTGCCGTTTGATAGTGCTTTACCTATGACTCCGTTACCAAACTCTATCTCATACTGTTGTCCTTGTATCTCTTTTACAAAGTATACTGCTGATTCACCGTTTAAGTTTGTTATGTTCTCTTCGTTTATGAAGGAAGTAAACACTGATGAAGTAGAGTTATCTTGTACACGCACGTTTAATGTAGATAAGTCAACTGGATTATTAGGTATGATGTATTGTACACCATCCGCTACAGTATAGCTATAGTTTAAATTTACACCTTCTGTTAACTTAACATTTGTAAAAGTATATGTAGACCCACTCAATGATGCTTGGATAGCTTCCATGTTATAGAAAGTATAAGTAGTGCCGTTTACGTTTGATGTAAATGAGCTCATCGCTGGGATGATAAGGGTTGCTGGTGTAGTAGTAGTTGCAGACACAGTGATGTTGACTGTTGCTGTCGCGCATCTTGCAGAGTAAGGTACGTAACCGATCTCCTTAGCTCGTGATACAACAGATGCCCTCTTACTTGCAGAGTCAAGGAACGATTCGTTTACAGCAAGATTAGTGTATAAGCCGTTGTAGTGTGTATTGTAGGCAAGGATGTCTAGTAGTACTGATAAGCCAGAACCATTGAAGTTATAGTCAGAAAACGTGCTTTGACCTTGTAAGTATGTTTGGATGTTAGCCTTGATCTTGTCAAAGTCTAATTCAGATACTGATATGTTGTTATTTGCTGGCATTATCGGCTTCTCGTTAAAATGATATCTACAGCTATCGGTGTAGATGTGTTTACAATAGTAAATGTTACTGACACATAGACTTCATTATTATCTGGTGAGAGTGTGACTAGTACATCTATCAAGTTAACTCTTGGTTCAAAGTTGATGATGACGTCTTGTATAGCTCTCTTAAGTAATACGTTGAGCATCGGTGTTGCTGGCTCAAATAATAAACCTCTTACCTGTGATCCAATCTCTGAATGGAATGGCCTCTCATAGTTTTGTGTAAGCACTAGGTTCTTTACAGAAGCCTTGATGTCTTCTGCATCATACTTGATATTAACATCATGCGTGACAGGGTGCATCGCGAACGATAAGTCTATATCAGAGAATGTCCTTGTATTACGTGCCATTTATTATTTATGCCTATCCAAAGAATACGTTTTGTGAGCCTTGTGCTACTACAGACCCACAATCTATCGGGTCACCTATACGCATAGCAGCTCTTCCATTAATGAATACTTTACTTGATCCTTCTTGTCCTCTCCCATCATGACATATGATGGTACAACAATGTGTTTCCCATAGATCACCTACACGTGCAATACCTACACCGTTTGCAAACACGTTGCTAGATCCTTCCATCACAGTACGTGGTGGGAAACAACCATGTCCTGAACAAACATCACCAATCCTAGTTCCAGCTGCCATTATGCAATAGTACCATAAGAAGTAACACTTTGTACAGTAGTGAGGTTACCGTTTGAATCAAGCATAGCTACATGTACACCAGTAGTTCCAGTTAAGTACATGAATATTAGTTGTCCACTTGCACCTTGTAATACAGTCCAATTTGTTGTTCCGAATCCTGGTCCTGTTGGTCCTGATGCACCACCCGTTGGACCTTGAATACCTGTAGCTCCTGTTAAACCCGATGCACCTTGAGTTCCTGTAGCACCTGTAGCACCTGTTTTACCTGTGGATCCGCTTGCACCTGATGCACCACCAGTTGGACCTTGAATACCTGTTGCACCAGGCAAACCTGTAGATCCACTCGAACCTTGAGTTCCTGTAGCACCGCTTGCACCTATTGGTCCTGTTGAACCAGTAGCTCCTCTACCAGTCGCACCTATTGGTCCTGTTGCACCTGGAATGTTTGATACACCCGCTGGACCTGTAGATCCTGTCGGACCAGTAGCACCTGATGCACCGCTTGCACCCTGTGGACCTGATGCACCACCTGTATCTCCTTGCGGGCCTGTTGCTCCTGTATAACCTGTCGCTCCTGTCGCACCAGTATAACCTGTTGCACCTGTCGAACCAACAGGTCCTGATGCACCACCAGTTGGACCTTGAATACCTGTTGCGCCAGGCAAACCTGTCGCTCCACTTGCACCAGTAACACCTGTTGCACCTGTATATCCTGTAGCACCGCTTGCACCTTGATAACCTGTAGCACCTGTAGCACCAACACCGCTTGCACCTTGTGGACCTGTAGATCCTGTTGAACCTGGTAACCCTGCACCTGTAGCGCCAACACCGCTTGCACCTTGTGGACCCGTAGATCCTGTAGCGCCCGTTAATCCTGCACCTGTCGCACCTGTCGAACCTGTTAAGCCCGTCGATCCGCTCGAACCTTGGATACCTGTGGCACCTGTCGAACCTGTTAAACCTGTTGAACCACTCGCACCTTGATAACCCGTCGCTCCTGTAGTTCCAGTATAACCTGTGGCACCTTGTGGACCAGTTGCACCTTGTGGACCTGTAACGTTACCTACGTCAACCCATGATGCACCTTGCCAAACCCATAAGTGACCAGTATTAGTCGTGATGTATCCATCACCTATTGTATTTCCAGTGAGTGGTAGTAATGATGAGTTAGCAACAGAACCTTTAATCGTTACTGATTGACCGATAGGACCTTGTGCACCTGTTGCACCTGGAGTTCCTGTAGCTCCTGTGTATCCTGTGGCTCCAGTAGAACCTGTAGAACCTATCGGTCCTTGTATCGTTCCTGAAGCTAGTTGTTGTAGAGTTATCGTCATTTATTTTCCCTATACATACTCATAGATGATTACTATACCTGAACCACCTTGTCCGCCCGTTTGATATCCTGGAGTTCCAGCTCCACCACCTCCACCACCGCCTGCAGAACCAGGCCCAGCGTTTCCACCACCGTGTCCACCACCAAACCCGCTTCCAGATCCGAGGTAACCAGCACCGCCTTCACCACCACCTGTAGTAGAGTATATACCACCGCCACCTGCAGAGCCACCTGATCCAATCAAGTTAACGTCACCGCCTGTCGCAGTACCACCAGCACCACCCGCGTTTGTTCCTGCACCGCTGTTACCGTTTGATCCACCTGTACATGTTAGGAAACTACCAAACGTTGTCGTACCAGCTGGTCCACCCACAGTTATAGCAGTGATAGTAGATAGCACGTTTGACATGATCTTCTTGATCGCCATACCACCTCCACCTCCACCACCTCCACCATAGTATGCGGATCCTGCTGTGGTACCGTTTCCACCATTACCGCCTCCACCTACAGTGTGTACTACGATATAACCTGGGTTATTAACCGTCTTATCATATCCTGTTGCACCAGCAGTATTGAATGATGTTATACCTATTAAGATACCACTTAAACCTTGTGGGCCTGTCGCTCCACTTGCTCCTGTAATCCCTGTTGCACCCGTATAACCAGTCGCTCCTGTAGCTCCTGTAAACCCTGTTGCACCTGATGCACCGTCAATACCTTGTGGACCTGTAGAACCTTGTGGTCCTGTTGCTCCTTGATAACCAGTAGCACCACTTGCACCTGTGTCTCCTTGAAGACCACTTGCACCTATAGGACCTGTTGCTCCTGTATAACCAGTAGCTCCGCTTGCTCCATCTATACCAGTGGCACCGCTCGCGCCTTGGTATCCTGTAGCACCTGTATAACCTGTTGCACCTGTATATCCTGTCGCTCCAGTAGAACCATCATATCCACTAGCACCTGTTAACCCGGTAGAACCGCTTGCTCCTTGATAACCAGTGGCACCTTGTGGACCTGTAGCTCCTGTGTAACCTGTCGCACCCGTTGCTCCACTATATCCTGTAGCACCTGTTGAACCCGTATAACCTGTCGCACCTGTTGCACCAAACCCTGTAGCACCTGTCGCTCCTGGACCACCCGTTGCACCTGTTGCACCAGAAGGACCAACTGTTGATACTACTAACCATTGTGAACCGTCAAAGGTAAAGTATACTAGCACTCTAGCTATGTTGATGAGTAAGTCGTCATCATACCCATCGATGTTATGTCCATTACGTAGTATGGTTAATGGGTTTTGTTGCCAATTACCACCATCTTGTAATAGTATTGACATACCAGTCGTTGGTGTTGCTGGTAGTGTTATGCTAAAAGAACCACCGCTTGTATCAGCTATGATCTGGTCATACGCATACAAGGATGGGTCTAATACGATTGAATTCGTAACCCTCTGCCAATGTAGACCTGGTTGTACCCAACTCCTTGTACCATCAACGTTTGATGCTAGTACATAGCCGCTGTACGCTGGTAGTCCTAAGTTAGGTTCTGCTTCTGATAGTTGTAAAAACTCATACCTGTCTGGTGATACACCAGATGGCGGTATGACTTTAACTTTACCAGATAATATTCTAGCCATTTACTGATTCCAAGATACTTAATGTTATTTTAAATTTACTGTTATCACTCGCTGATACTGATATTGAGTGACCGGTTTCAAGTACTAGTTTACCCGTAATTGCAGAAGCTGAATCATTGCCAGGTATAAGAAAGTCTTTGATAAGCTCTGTAGTAGTTGAATTAAATTGATGTGTAAACGTTACTGTGCCAGAAGTACCAGAGACGTTAGCTATCTGCGCCATCAATATGATAGATGATTTACCAGCTGGTGCAGTATAGATGACTGTATCAGCTGTGGTTATTTCTGCTGTCGTGGTTTTAAATACGTTTAATGCTATAGCCATTATGCTGTTCCTTCGATTGCTAAGATGTATGGTGTTAAGATGGCAAATAAGCTCTTATCAAAAGAAGTACCTGAGATAATACCATCCGCTCTGTTAATTAATAGTCCTGTACCTATCCTAAAGTTACCTTGTTCATCTGTACTTGTAAATACTACTGAACCACCGTTTGTCTGTATAACCTGATTTTCTGGTACTGGTATACCTCCAAGTTGTGGTAAACACTTAGTGATGTCGTTACCTGAACCTACATACTCCATGGTATGGTCAGATGTTGATATGAAGCTTCGTCTATAAAACTTAGCTTGAGTGCCGTCCACGATAGGTGTTGTATCAGGTATAGTTTCCAATATGGTAACGACAGATATACCGGTGCCAGCATCTAAGTTTGGTGGAGCTGAACTAGGACCATTAGTAACAACATTATTAACAGTAGATATCAAGTTACTTATAGTGCTGCTAGCTACAGAACCTCCAGTTTTTGTTAGGTCGTATTGTTGTGGGTTTTGTTGTAACCCACCTAATAGGTTACCTGCACTTGAATTAGTAATGATATAGTTAGCTATACTACCAAGATATGAAAAACCATCAGTCGAAGGTTTAATCAAGCTTGGTATTGGATCAATGACTGCATACCAGTATTTCAACACTGCTGTTACAGTCTCTTGGTTACCTCCAAACTCCGTGTCGTTTGCTATCTTATCTACAAAAGTGCCAACATCCCTATAGCATAAAGCTTTATCATATGTATAACCAGGATTTTGCTGGTCTATATAAGCTATGACTTGTTCTTGTATGAATGATCTATTTAGTAATAACAGGTCTGCTGCATTACTATAACCTATCCTTGATGGAGGCGCAGTAAGTTCACCAGCTACGTTGACAGTATACCATGTAGTCCCGTCATCAAAAGTTATAGCATCACCAACGCTTGGTCTAAACTCAAGCTCAGCGATAGTTAAAGATGATCCTATTTGATCTACACCGCTACTTCTACCAATCTGTTTTACTGGACTATGACCATCAGCAACTAAACCATACGTACCGAACGATGAGTTAGAGTTTGTGATAGAACAGTAACCACCGTTTGTAGCCCATACTGCTATCTGAGTACAGATGGTGAATATAGAAACTAACTGTGCGTATGCTTCGTTATCGATATGGATACCGATACCGCCTTGGTTATACTGTGTAAACGCATCGAACACCATTGACTTAAGACCATCAACAGCACTACCGTCGATGTATACACCTTTACCAGTAGTAGTAAGTGATGTACAGTTTTGTACGTATGGGCTTCGTGTTATGTATGCAGGTACTGCTGTGATGTTACCGTTTATATCTCTTGGTGGGTATGCAACTGCCGCAGCAGGATCTAAATGTCCTTTAAACGTGAATCCCCAAATATAACTTCCCATATTAACATGGAATATATCAAGTGTTGGGTTTGCTGGTATAACGAATGTTGTCCTTAAGTTATCACCAATTATTGCACATGTTGCTGGTAATACTACTGGGTTTTGTTCAATATACTCACCAGACTTAACAAAGATAGTTGTTTCTGCAATTGCTACTGAACATGCTTTCTTTATAGTTAAGAAAGGATCACTTAACGATCTACCCGTATTTGAATCTGAACCGTTCGTTGCAACGTATAGTACGTTGTTGACTACACCTGCAGAACCTGTAGCTCCTGATGCACCTTGTACACCCGTTGCGCCAGATGCACCGCTTGCACCTATTGGTCCTGTAGAACCTGTGGCTCCCGTATAACCAGTAGCTCCGCTTGCACCTCTCGGACCAGTAGAACCTGTGGCTCCCGTATATCCTGTCGCGCCTGTTGCACCAGTATAACCTGTAGCACCGATAGGTCCTGTAGATCCTGTCGCACCTGTAGCTCCTGTAAAACCTGTGGCACCTGTAGCACCAGTATAACCAGTTGCACCGATTTGACCTTGCGGGCCAGTTGAACCGGTTGCTCCTGTATAACCAGTAGCTCCGCTTGCACCTATCGGACCAGTACTTCCACTAGCACCTTGAGTTCCTGTAGCACCGCTAGCTCCACTTGCACCTGATGCGCCGCTTGCACCGCTAGCTCCTTGTACACCTGTTGCACCACTAGCTCCCTGTGGACCTGTAGCACCTGTAGTACCAACAAAACCTTGAAGACCTTGAGAACCGCTTGCACCTTGGTTTCCTGTAGCACCAGATGCACCGCTTGCACCTTGTGGACCTGATGCACCACCCGTTGGACCTTGTGGACCAGTTGCTCCTGTATAACCTGTGGCACCTGTTGCACCGGTAAGTCCTTGTAGACCGCCGTATGCTAAGTCATTCCATGCCGTAGTACCATCACCGATCTTAAATTTATGGGTATCAATCTCAATACCCATCTCTGCAAGAGCAAGGGTTGGGTTTGCAGCTTGCCATTCGGCAGCAGTACCGCGTCTAAGTTGTATCTGTATGTATGCCATTAAGTCACGCCACCTGCGTTAAGATCAGAACCATTGTATATAGTTGTAGGAGTACCACCATCAAACACAGTACCTGGAGCTCCAGCTCCAGTATTGATAGCGTTAGCTAATGCTGTGAAGTTGTCGTCAAGGTCTGATAACTTTGCAGTCCCGACCTTATTTTGGAATGTATTTGGTATTAATACGGGTGTTGTCATAGTAGTAAGTTATTCTCCCAATCTACGGAGTCCAGTAGTTTGTTTATCCAGCCAACTTTATCTTTATTATTATTTATCCATTCTACCAGGATCTTTTGCTGATATCTGGTTAAATGAGTGAATTTAATTAGTTGGTTCCGGCCAGTCTGCCAGTTGTTCTCTACAACTATAGTATACGTTTGCTGCTCATTATTTGCCTTAGCTATATAGCTATAAGTCTTGCTTACAGTAGGGTCTGCATGGTAGTAGTATACTTCTGATAGTGTACCATCAGCCACAGCCATGACTATATCACTCCAATGTGATACCGTCTTAAACTTATCATCAACAGTCCTATAATGGATCTCGTTATTGAACGCATCCGTATAGTAACCAGTGATGGTATTACCCGATACATTAATAGTCGTGTTAGGTTCTACTGCAGTGATAGTCACAGGGTATGCTTGTCCTCCTGTGGATACACCCACACCTGTAGCTCCATAAGTCGGTGTAGTACTAGCAACGTAAGTTACGTTTTGTTTTACGTTCTCAAGCTCATGGACTGTAGTTAGTCTTGTAGGTACTGGTGAAAACATTATTGAATCAGTAAGTACTGTCCTATGTTACCTACACGCGCATGATCCCTCATAGTAAACGACTGCTTCCTGTTATTTGTATATGAGAACGATACATGGATCCATACAGTCGATGCACCTGAATACTCAAGTAATAGTTGGTCATATGGTATGATCTGCTGTATAGCTTGGATAGCTTCATAATGTTTTTGCCTATCAAATCCTGGTATGACTAAGTCCGCAGCTTGACCCAAATAATGCTGTGAAGTAGGCGAAGACTGAGCTACATCACCAGGTCTCCTGAATCCAGAAGTTATTTGGATATTAGGGTACAAACCAATGATTGCTTCAAGGCAGTTCTCTGCAAGCCCTTTAAGGTTGCATACGATCTGTTGTGGTGTTAACCCTTGTTGGGCAACGGGCATACGGGTACCGTTCTGTGTAAACGTTGCAAGCTTAAAGTGTGTTGATAACTGTAGGTCTGGACTAAAGTCACTCATACCGTTTATGATGTTACAGCTTTGTGGTAATGGTGCCACATCATTTGGTTTGACATCAGTCGTACCGTTAGTAGTACCAGAGTTAACTTCATTAGCGTCAAGCGTACCATCGCTGATTTGTTTTGCTATGTAGTCTGCAGGGTCACCTTCGTCAGGCGTCTCAAACACTGATGCAGCTTCAAGACCTCGTGTCACAACGACAAGGTTTGGAAACTCTGGTTCACCTTCTACAGTTGGTATAGATAATCCAGTCTTGTTAGCAGAACCTGCACGACCATCGCCCAAGTCTAGACGCACACCGTCCATGTTAAGTGTTGCACCAGCTAGTACGTTCGTAGAAGCAGATGACTCAAGGTTTAAACTGTTACCAGAGTATATGTTTGTGGCTCCAGTAGATTCGATGTTGACTGATCCAGCCATGAGGTTGAATGCACCAGCCACAGCAACGTTCATGTTGTTATTGACTTGTAAGTTAACATCACCTTCTACAGTAACGTTGAGTGCGCCCTTGATATGTACAAAGCCGTTACGCTCCATTATCTCATACCCATCACCAACTATACGGTTAACTTGTGTACCGTTTGCGTCTATCTCTGTAAATGTACCTGACTTATGGTAAGTATGGATACGTTCGGATCCTTTTGTATCATCAAACTCCATAACATGGCCAGACTCGGTCATCATTACATGGTTAAACGGGTACTTGGCATTGTACGGTATCTGTGATTGGTCCCATGTAACACCAACAGACTTGACTCCCTTATCTCGCGTTTGCTCTTTAGTGTATACGATGGTCTTACGGATGTCTTCAGCTCTCGCTAACTTATTGGTGTCTGCTTCATTGATGTATAGAGGGTACTTACCGTTTGGGTCTTTAAATCCTATAACTGAAGCTGAAGCAGTATTACTTAACCCTGATGCATTTGGAGTAGAGTCTACTGGTGGGTTTACAGGTGTATTGACAGGGGATAGATCACCTGATACAGTTGGCACGCCATCCTTCAAGAATAGTTGTGACTCTGCAGATCTGCGCTTTGTTAATCCTGCTAACACTTGTCCACCAGCTTTATTATAGTTTGAGAACTGGTTTGCACACCCCATATAATCGGGTATGTTTAGTGTTGATAGAAGCGTTGACTTAGAGTATGTACCAGAACCAAGGTTATACACGAATGAACACATAGAATCAAACATCGATTGGGTTATTGGTGCTTTCGTTGCAGAGTATAGTATTGGGTATACAGACTTAGTGAAGTGTGCTAGTAAGTATTCGTTTGCTTGGCTTTCAGTTATAGTCATACCTGCTGTTACAGGTGATCCATTGATTGTGGTAGTACCATAACCAATCGTCCATACACCCACAGAGTCTTGATAAGAAGTTAGTCTCAACCCTTCAAACTGCTTGATGAGTGATATAGCATCTGATGAAGCTGTATACGTATTTGCTGGGTTTAATCCTGGTGTATCTGTAGGAGGGTTTGAGTCAGTATTAGCAACTATATTACCGTTTACGTCTGTAGTGGTTTGCTGTGATGTAGGAGCAAGAAAACCATCTGACTTTAATATCATTTGGTTATTGTCTTGATCTATAGATCCTTGTGCTTGAGGGATACCACCGATGACACCAAGCATGATAGGCTGTTGTTCTGCCTCGTCCCTGAACATGATGATCACCCATGTGCCTTCGACTGGACCTAACGGTGTGGTACCAATACCAGATATACCAGCAGAGGTGACTGGTTGCATTGGGAATGCCCATGGTAGTTCATAAGTTGGTAGTACACTAGCATCGTAGTTATGTAGACCTACGACACGAACTTGACACCTACCAAGTTTTAATGGGTCTTGTCTATTCTCAACGCATCCTGTATACAACTTCATTATTGTCCACCTTTATTCAAATCAACTATAAACGAATCTTTAATTAGTTCCATCTTACATTGATGTGCATCCCTATCTATCGAATGGTTGATAGCTGATATCACATAGTTACCTGAGAACATCTTATCTTGTATATCTTTTGATGAGTCAGATGATTGTATTGGATTAAACTTATTTAAGTTAAGGAATACCTTTTGTCCTACTGTATAATCTGTCCTACCAGGAACCAAGATCTCAACCCTTGTAGCCATAGCTTGCTGCATCAATGACATCCTTTGTTGTATGCCAGCAGTGTTGGTCGTATCAGTATAGCTGTTAAAGCTGCCGTAGTATTTACTGTAGTCAAACACTGTGGATGCAGACCTACGAACAGAGGCGTTAGAAGCAACAGGATAATCGTTTAAGTGTTTGTTGTTCTTAAAGTCTGTAAGCATATCATAGTTCTTTACGACGAACTTCTTAGTAGTCACATCAAAGGTAATCATCTTAGAAGCATACATACCAGACCTTGCTCTGTCAAGGTAATCAAAAGCTTTTGGTATACTTATCTCAATGATACGTTGGTACTCTGCAGGTATATCACGATAGCTTCGACCATCTGGTGTAAACGTACGCATGAAGTTATCTGATATAAATGTTTGTACTACATTAGAAGTATATAGGTTTTCAAGAGATACGAAGTTTAAACCTTTCCTGCTCTCAAAGAATAGGTACGATAAGGAATTGTTTTGGTTTAAAGAATACTCTGCCACATGGTTGATACTCTTTACAGGAGACCAATAGTTTGCGATGAACTTTGTACTATTCGCTGTGTCTTCTATGTTAATGTTTTTCTTTGACTCTAAGCCATTGACAGTATCTTTAATGATAGTCTTTATTATGTCAGAACACTTGCCTTTATACGGTACACTGACTTTCTTATTAACATCGACTAAAGCTTCCCTTGATATGAAGTGTAGTTCATAGATAGCATTCCTATTACCCTGTGTCTCTCTGTTTGTCATCTTATAGATGTAGAACTGGTCATTGATGACGTTAGCTGGTCCTGTCATAGAAGGGGTATGGATAGCTATATTAACATACTCTTCACCAACAAATGGGAATAAGTTAGCAAGGTCTAATGAGTCTTTAAACGCCATTACACCAGATATGAACGGAGAGAATAAGTCTTCATAGATCTCAAGAGCTATGACTTGGTTGGTGACTTCCTGACCATACCCGTTTGCAGATATGATCTGTATCTTGTCTATGCTGACGTCGCCAGCAAACCGTATGACTTCAGCGGTCGCGCTCATTATATAATGTCTTGGAAGTTTTGTAAGATTGTATTAAGTAGCGAAGGAGAGATTAGTTTGATTCGTCGTTTACTTTCATTGACAGATATTTCATAATCAAAGTTACTTACCGATGCTGCACCCTCTGCGTTTGAGTTAACTACATATCCATTACGATCTACATAATGATGGGTGTTATACTCATTACCTGCACCATACTTGTTTGTTACGTATTGACTTAGTTCTTGCTGTGGTAGTGGAAAGTCGTTTATATAGTCAAAGTTTTCATTGCATAGCATGACTACCCAATGATAGTATGGGCTACCATATACTTTCTCAGCTATGATCTCAGGAGTCTCACCATCCACAACGTCATATTGATCATATAGTGTAACGTTTGAAAGGATAGCAGTCCTTACCCTAACGTTTGTAGTTACGTCAGTGACTAATTTATAGACAGTCTTACCATTGATCTGGTAGGGATATAAGAACGTTGGAAATTGATCGAAGTACATATATTATAGACCGTCCTGAATCTTCTCTTTTGTAAGGGTTGCAAGTTCTTTAAACACAAGAGTTATGTTGATTTGTGTAGGGTTACCATTATCAAACGAAGTAAACTGACCGTTTGGTGAATAGTCAACTGTCATGTCTGTAAGTACACATGATGTATGTCTATTGATGTATAAGTTTTCCTGTGTACCATTATAGTAGAATATATCAAACTCAGAAGGATAGACGTATAAGAAGTTCTGTGCATCTTTAAACTCAGGATGCATATGAAGCTTAAACTGGTAGATGATGTTCTGTACATTTGCTGCTTCTTGAGCGTTTCTTGGATAGAATTGGTACTCAAACGTAAAGTCTCGGAACTCTACGCCTTTAAATATCTGTTCTTTCCTTGGATTTGGTGCTAGTCCAGTAAGCTTAGAGAACCCACCTGTACCAGGTATACTTAATCCAGCAGCAATAGCTGCAGCAGTTCCTTGGTTTGCTGCATCTTTTGAGATGTTAGATCCGCCTTTCTTCTCAGAGGCTTTCTTGAGTGCAGCTGTACCAGCTATGATACCTCCAATGATCTCATTATTTTCTGGTTCATAGTTAATAGTATACTTTGTAGACATCGTATTAGGATTGTGTAAAGCTATGGCTGTAGCTAATCGTCTTGTTTGTGCTGAGAACGAAGCTCCAAGTTTTTGTTCAGCTTCAGCTATTGGACCTGATGCACCTTGTGTAGCAGTAGCTTGTCTTACTTGAGCAGCAAGGTCACTGTTATCTCGTGGAGTTAAGTCTTGTACTGTCTGTACTTGACCGTCTTTGATTAGCTTTGAGTCTGCTTGAGCGTTGATATAGAATATAACGTAGTTATTACCATACTCACCCAATGAACCCATTAAGTCTAAAGGATAAGAGAATGAATCTACTTTATACTTGTTACTATCAAATGTAGCTGGTCCACCTCTAGCTGCATAAGTACTACTTCCAGAGTAATCACCTAACTTAACAGGGGTACCAGTAGTTTGGGTCGTTGCCATTTATAATCCTAAACGTTTATTGTTTATTTATAATAAATACCATAGATGTTCCATAAACGAATGTACAAGCCAATGTTTCCTGAGAAGTACGAGGGAGACCCCACTAATATAGTGATGAGATCAAGCTGGGAGACCCGCTTTGCATCATGGTGTGATAAGAACCCATCAGTAGTCAAGTGGCTGTCAGAGGAGACAATCATACCTTATAGGTGTCCCACTGATAACAGGATCCACAGGTACTTTGTAGACTTTAAGATAAAGGTTCGTACGAAAGATAACCAGATCAAGACATACCTCGTTGAGGTTAAACCTGCCAAACAAACCCAACCACCAGAGTTTCCAGGTCGTCAGACCAAAAGATACCTCACAGAGTCACTCACGTTCATGAAGAACCAAGCAAAGTGGAGAGCTGCAAACGAATGGTGTAAAGACCGGAATTGGGAATTCATCATCATAACCGAGAACGAACTAGGTCTAAATTAGCATATAAATAACAAATGGCTACAAAACAACAACTAAGAGATGTATTTGCTAAAAACCAATACGAGTTAAAAGACGCAGCAAAGAGATCTCGTACATGGTTCCAGCAGCAAGCTAGGTTATTACAGACACAAGCTATAACTCCAAATAAAGTATTAAAGGGAGATGCAAGCGCTAACGTGACTTCTATACAACCTGGAAGCTTGTACATGTTCTTATATGATCCAAAGACAAAAGACGACCTACCATACTATGACGTGTTTCCTCTTGTATTCCCATATAAGAAGATAGGTAACAAAGGGTTTATTGGGTTAAACATGCATTATCTACCATACTACCATCGTGTACAGCTATTACAAAGACTGATGGAGTATGCAAGTAATACAAAGATGAATGATACAACAAAGCTTAAGTATTCATGGAACTTAATAAATGGGGTGTCTAGGTTTAAATGGGCAGAACCATGTATCCACCAGTATCTAAATAGTCATATTAAATCAAATATGAGGAAGATATCACCACAAGACTGGACGACAGCTATGCTATTACCTGTAGAGCAGTTTGTAGGTGCAAATAAAGCAACAGTCTGGAAGGACTCAGTAGGAGCATAATGGCTACTTTAAACCAATTCATATCATCTATAGCTAATGAAGGCCTAATGAAGATGTCACGTTTCAACGTGACCTTTACTCCGCCTAATGCTATAGCTGATGGTCCTTACTTAAGGGATCTCAGGAAAATATTACTGTACTGTGATACTATCAGCTTACCAGGTTTATCATTAGCTACCACAGAAGCAAAGACGTTTGGTGAAATAAGAGAGATGCCATATCAAAAGCTCTTTGAAACTACCAACATGACTTTCTATGTAGATAACGCTATGATAGTTAAACTTCTGTTTGATAATTGGATTGGAGCAGTACAAGATCCTGTAACAAGGTCTTTTAATTACTATGATGACTACATAACAGATATGTCAGTAGAAGTATTTGATGTCAATGAAAACAGTAGATACACACTAAACATGTATCAGTGTTATCCTAAGGCCATAGGCGCTATACAAATGGACTATCAAAGTAAAGACCTAATGAAAGTAAGCGTTACGATGAACTATAAATACTGGACTGCTGTAGGTTCTAAGAGCTCTATAAATGGAGATATATCTCCTGTACCTAATGCATACTTTACTAATTTTAATCAGTTCCAAACTGGAGTAAATCAAGGCATGCCACCTCCGCCTCCTCCAATACAGAACGTAACTAATACAATACCAACGCCACAATTTTAAGGAGAGAGAAATGGCTGCAGCAAAAGAAGATTTTATGACCACAAAATGGAGACCGATGATGGCTATGACATACATGGCTACTATCATATTTGACTTCATTGTAGGACCGATCATATTCAACGTATTACAATACTGGAATCCAGGTCAGGCAGTTACAAGTTGGACACCACTAACACTACAAGGCGGTGGTCTATATCACCTTGCAATGGGTGCTATCCTTGGTATCTCAGCTCTTACACGCGGACAAGAGAAGATCGCTCAAATTAATGCAGGTGCAAATGATCCAGCACCACAAGCTCCTGTGATGAACTTACCAGTTGGTAATACACCACAACAAACATGGGCACAAGATCCAGTACAACAACAATCAGTACAACAAGCTCCTGTGACAGTTGATGTCTCAGTTGGTGCTCCACCTCCAGCATTTGGTGCACCACCAGTTGCAGATCCAACAGTAAGAGCAACACCTACACGTAAGATTACGTAATATAAAGGTATTATTATGAAAGCTGATGAAAATTTATCAAAGATTTTTGATGTAGAACCTCTTAAACAGGGTGAAGTTGCAAGCACGGGACAAGAGATTGTCCCAGCTTCAAACAAGATGGAAGAGAACGTGGATTATGACTATGACTCAGCTCGTAATAATCTACATAAATTATTGAATCAAGGACAAGATGCATTATATCATGCTTTGGAAATAGCCAAGCAATCTGAGCATCCAAGAGCCTTTGAGGTTGTAGGTAACTTAATGAAACAGTTAGCTGACACTAATGAACAACTGTTAACACTAAGTGAACGTAAGCAAAAACTAGATGCTCCTAAGCAGCAAGATGGAAATGCATCTGGTAAGCAAGTGACGAATAACAACGCGATATTCGTGGGATCTACTTCAGAACTATCTAAAATGATTAAAAACCTGAATAAAAATGATTAAACCTACATATCTTTATATTAAACATCATACTATAACTGGAATGAATTATTTCGGTAAAACTACACGAAATGATATTGATAAGTATTTAGGATCTGGTAAATATTGGATTAATCATATAAACAAGCATGGTAAAGAGCATGTTATAACTATGTGGGTTTCTGAGCCATTTATTGATAAAAGCAAATTAATTAAATATGCTAAGCTTATATCAGAAGAATTTAATATAGTTAACTCTGATAAATGGGCAAATTTAAGAGAAGAAAATGGAATTGATGGTGCACCTATAGGATACAGTCATTCAGACGAATCTAGAAAAATAATGTCTGAATCACACAAAGGTATTAGTAATAAAATCAGTGATGAAGCAAAAAAGAGAATGTCAGAAGCACAAAAGAAAAGAATTATTACTAAGGAACACAGAGCTAAAATTGGACTTAGTATATCGCAAAACACAAAGGGCAAATTGAAACCTAAAACAATATGTCCAGTATGTGGTGTGACAGGAGGAAACAACGTTATGAAACGTTGGCATTTTAATAATTGTAAAAATAATGTAGGAGAATAGTATGGCATTACCAATTAATACCACGCCGGTATATACGTTAACGTTACCTTCAACAGGTAAAGATATTAAGTATAGGCCATTTTTAGTAAAAGAAGAGAAAGCATTACTGATCGCTAATCAATCAGAAGACATTAAGGTCATGGTTGAGTCTCTTAAACAAGTCATCAAGGCTTGTATTAAGGATACAGTAGATGTCAATACATTCTCTACGTTTGACCTTGAATACGTGTTTACACAGATTCGAGCAAAGTCTGTAGGTGAGATGGTTGACTTGTATCTTAAATGCGATACATGTGAAGATGAAAAAGCAGTAGCAAAGGTTACTATTGATCTTACTACTCTAACTGTTGAAAAAGATCCAAGTCATACAAATAAGATAGGATTATTTAGTGATGTAGGTGTCATCATGAAATATCCTACAGTTGATGTAGTTAATAGATTACAAAACATCGATCAAACCGACATGGATGAAGTATTTTCATTAGTGATTGATTGTATAGATTCAATTTATACATCTGACGAGATGTTTTCAACTAAAGATCAGACAAAAGCAGAATTAATGGAGTTCTTAAACAACCTTACTTCTGATCAGTTTGCAAAGATCCAGGCATTCTTTGAGACTATGCCTAAGTTGCAACACACTATTGATTATACATGCCCGGTATGTAACAAAGAGCATCATAAAGTATTAGAGGGACTCAACAGTTTTTTTTAATTAATCTCTCTCATGAGTCATTGCATAATTACTATAAGATGAATTTTGCACTGATGCAGTATCACCATTATGCACTAAGTGATATAGAAAACATGATACCATTTGAGAGAGAAATCTATGTGGCTATGTTGATTAAGTACTTAGAAGAAGAAAAGAAAAGGATAGAGAGTAGAAGGTAATGGCAAAGAAACAAGATCCTAGTATGAACTTATCTTATATACTTAAGAAGCAGGAAGAAGAAAAACTTTCTGGCTTAAGTGCTAATGTTGCGTCTCAGTTGACAGAAGCTGGAGTAAATCCTACAGCTACACCGAAAGAAGCTACTCGACAATCAACTAAAGAAAAGCCAACACCTCAACTTAATATAACTCCAGTATTAACTGAACTAAAATCACTTAACAATAATATGTTAAAAGTAGTAAAATCCATGGCAGAAAACAATGGATTACTTAAGACTCTTGTTAAGAATTCTAAGGAAGCTAAGTCATCTAAAAATAATCTTACTGAAGATAAACTTGAAGATCAAAACTTTAAAGACAAGTTAATGGATTTAATAATTGGTATCAAAGCTGGTACTGATAAGATTGAGAAGCCTAAGAAAGGTTTCTTTGATGATTTAGGTAAATGGGCTGCAGGACTTGCTTTAGCTCTTGGTGCACTTATTGGTTGGATTCAAGCTAAAGTTAAGTTCTTGTCTAGATTTATCCCAGATAACTTATTAGAATCAGTTAAAAAAAGGTTTGCAAATATTGGTAAGTTCTTTGAAGAACTAATAGCTCCACTTAAAGAAAGATTTGGTAAAGCATTTGGAAAAATAGCAGCATTCTTTGAACAAACTTTTAGTAAAATTAAGAAGTTACTTAGCTTTGATAAAGAGGCTAGTATTTTTGCAGAACTAGGTAAAGCTTTTAAAGCGTTCATATCACCATTTAAAAATGCATTTAGGATCTTAAGAGTCTTAGTATCTGGCCCTATAAAAGAAGTTGAAGGCATATTTAGTGGTATAGCAAAGTTTGTTAAGACATTTAGCGGAGTTATAGGTAAAGTAGCATCAATAATAAAAATTATTGGAGAACCAATCCTAATCATCATGGCTATCTATGATACGGTAAAAGGTGCAATTGAAGGGTTCAAAAAAGAAGGTATAGTTGGTGCAGTTAAAGGTGCATTAAAAGGATTATTCGATGCAACTATTGGAGGGTTCTTAGACTTAATTAAAGATATAGGATCTTGGGTACTAGAAAAGATTGGGTTTAAATCAGCTGCTAAGTTTTTAGATTCATTCTCGTTTAAAGATTTATACAGTAAATTCTTGGACTTAATGTTTGCCCCAGCAAAATGGTTCCAAGATATGCTATTATCTTTATGGAATACTGTTAAGAGTATACAGATAGGACCATTTAGTATATTCGGTAAGAAACTTGGTCCATGGAAACCTTTTGCATCTTTAGGTGGAAGTGATACATCGACACCGTCTGATAATACAAGTGCATCACCAACTTCTTCAGAATCATCTGATAATACAAGTGCAACACCTACGCCGACACCTGCGACATCAGTAAGTCCAGCATCAAATAGTGTACAATCATCTGATCTAGCTCCATCAAGCAGACAAACAGCTGATACTGTTTATACAAGATCTGGAGAAAATGCTGGTATAGCACAAGCTTCTCCAGCTTCAGCACCAGTTTCAGTGGTTAATGCACCAACGACAATAACAAAACAAACATCTAATAACTTGATTAAGCTCCCGGTACGGGATGAAGATACTACTATCCAGCAGTATTATAGATCAAGGTTCGCATATTAAAAAAGGGAGCTTTCGCTCCCTTTCTCTTATCCTTCGTCAGCTATCTTCTGAAAGAAACTCATATCGAATTCATCATCCGCATTGATCTCAGGCGCCTTTGATGCTATCGTAGGGGCTGGAGCCGATGGGTATGATGGAGGTGGAGCTACTGGCAACGGATCAGCTGATAGTTGTTCTGCTGTCGGTGTTGCTGTACCACCACTCAATACTGCATCTAACTTAGCTTTTAACTCGTCATATGACTTAAAGTTAGAAGCAGCAAGAAACTCTGACAGTTTGTGTTGAGCGTTTACTACTTCAAGGATACCTTCATCTGTAGATGCCACTGAAGTAGGTTCTGCAAACACTGATTGGTCATAGTTAGGATAACCTTCAACAGTACGCATACGGATCTTGAAGTTTGCACCTTCCCATAAGTCAAACACGTTGACTGGTTTTTCATCTTCAAACGTTGGTCTTGCTTTGTTCATGATCATATCAAATATCTTTTTACCATACTTGAATAGCATGACTTTGCCATTGTTTTCTGGGTGTACAGGGTCTGATACAACTAAGATGTTTGAGATGAAGTTTAATCTACGTTTTTGTGTACGTGCGATCTCTTTGTTTGCATCTGAACCAGAGTTCCATAGCTTGGTGTTAAGTTCACCAACTGGATCGTTCTGACCTAGTGTCGTGAGTGAGTTCTCAATGTACCATTTACCTGTTGGTCCTTGGAATCCATGTGAGAAGATCTTTACCCATGGTAACTCATCACCTTCCACTCTTGGTAAGAAACGGATAACTGCAGCTGCATTACCTGCTTTATCTCTTTCTAATTTCCAAAAGCGATCGTCTGTGTAAGACTTAGTATCTGAGGAGGGGTTTACTGTCTTTTCGAATGCTGATGCTATAGCACCGAAGTCTTGATTGCGCGAAGCGCGGAGTGTGTTAATGTCCATCGTATTTTCCTTTTAACGTTGTATTAATGTGTATAGAGCATGACTTCTGCTCAGCTTTATTTATACATCCACACATCACGAATGCAATAAATTTATATATCAAGAGTACCTTTTTTGGGGAGGTAGTTATTCTCTATCATGTTCAATTCAATCTTTTGTTTGAGGTTCTTATTGATTAACTTACTGATATCTTCAGGATCAATGAAGTTCTTTTCACAGTATAGTAAGACTGCATCCATATGAGAGATTCGTTTATCTACCACTAGCTCTTCAATAAACAAAGCAAACTCATTTGTGGTCTTAAATATACGGCCTTCCATTACAGCATACCTAGATAATAATCTGTCATCTTGATATTGTGCTTGATGTTCTCAAAAGCCTTATACTTATCGTTATATGCTTTCCAGACTGGCGATGTCTTATCTGTAGTAGCATTCATCTGATCATCGAATAATTCAAGGTACTCCTCGAAGAAAACGTTTAGTTCATTAAGATTCTTATTAAGTTCACCTTTTACCCTGATTAGTTCTGCTTTGTTACCTGTTTGGTAACTATGATTTATATGTTGAGCCACGTTCATGTCCTATTCCTGATTTAAAATAACATTATACCATGATAAAGAATTAATGTACATGCTAATCTATTGAACCGTCTTCAACTTTAAGTTTTATCTTTTTAGCTGGTTTTGGTTGGTCAACGATCTCATTTTGTTTTTCTGCTAACTTTTTAGATTGTTGGTCCACAGCCTCGAACCTCTTCTTAAGTCTTGGCTTGATGTCTTCTGAATTGAACCATAACTCGATGCCGTTTAGGACCTTCTGGATCTCATCAGCTGATAAGAAACCTTTATATGCATCCTTTAACAGCTTCTCACATTGGGCGATAGTGAAGTCTGTGTGTGCTTTAACTGTAGGAGTGTTACCGGCCGATCCGAATGATGCTGTGTGGATCATGATGTATGCTGTATCATAGACATGGACAGCATGGCAATACATGGCGATAAGAGAGGCAGCAGAGTGACATGCACCCATAAGGAATGCAGTCACTTCTGCCTGAGATGAAAGGATGCCTGATATGATTGCTCCAGCAGAATCAAGGTTACCACCATTTGAGTTTATGTATAGGTGGATCTTGTCGTTCTCTGATGCATTTACAAGTAAAGAGATAAGCTCTCTATACTTTCCAGGTTCCTCTATCTCTTGATCTAGGAATACTTCATGTGTTCTATATACAGATTCAATCGTATTGATATGTACATTATTAAGTAATCCACTAAATATACTAGGGACGTTTTCACCTGCAAGTTTGTTCATGATTAACTCTTTCTATAAAATATATGATTCCCGATTACTGTTGTTATATGTACATTTTGCCATTGAGGATGTACTTCCTTTGTATGAAAGAACATGGCACCTTTTGTAACGTCTTCCATGTTCTTATAGTTCATGTATGCATATAAAGCTACGCTTCTTGCATGCTCAAATACTTCTTTCTCATGTCGTGTATACCTATAAGATATTGCTTTGATCCTCTTATAGTCATCACACCACCAAGAAAACTGACACGTCTCTTCTATCTTCTGTGTCATTGTACCACATATAGATGTTGGGTACTTTCCTGAGTGCACCCTGTTAAGGGTAACCATCGCGACAGCTATCTGTCCTTTTGTTGGTTCATATCCAGCTTCGTAGTATACGTTTTGTGCTAGACACTCGACTTGTTGTTTTTCAACCTTTGTTAGTCGTTTAGGTTGTTCGTACTTTGTAAATAATGTTTGTGTTTGTGCTATGTTAAAGCAACACAGATAACACAGAGCCAATATTGCGGCGAAAGTCTTTCTCATGGGGATATTCTCCTTTTGATAGTACTTAGCTTTTTATGCGCTTAGTAGTATTATACTTTAGTTATGAATTAAAGTAAATTTAATTTTTTGTATTGTTGACGGATATCAACTAATTGATTAATGAAGCCCTTACGCTTCTGTTGGAAGATTTGTGGTTTTGCATCGTCTACTCCTATGATTATCGTTAAGTCTGGAACTTTAATTCCTGTAAGTTCTTCGAACATAACTGAATAAGCAGTTGCCTGTAAAAAGTAATGATCTATATTGTTAATATCTTTGGGGTTTTTGGATGTCTTAAAGTCTATTATACTTAATAACCCATCAAACTCTCCGATACAGTCAACGGTTCCTGCCAATTGTAGTTTATCGGAATATAACTTGCTCTCTAGAGCATGTATATTGTCTATCTTATCCACCACTGGTTTTAAACTATTCCATAATTCAACGTCGAACATGTCGGGTTGAAGTGGCTTCCCTAACAGGAAATCCTCACATAGTGTATGGATACGAGTACCTCGGCTAGAAGCCTTTGCTGATACTCTATTTGCCTCTTCTTCACCTACTCGCTTACGCCATTCAGCGATGAATTGTCTATTCAAGAGGCCTGTTACTTGTGTTACGCTTGGATATTTATCTCCAGATGGGGTTTGATATACTCGCCCCTCTGGAGAATCAATCCTTTGTAACACCGGAAACTCATGATATATAAAGTTCTTCAATTATTTTTTATCTGCGAACTTTGCCTTAAGAGTCGGTTTCTTTTTATGTTCTTTTTTAACTTCAGGCTTTGCTGCTTGTTTCTTTGCCGGTTCTGCCTTCTTAACCACAGCAGGTTTTGCCTTAACTGGCTCTGCTGCACAAACATAAACAGTGTAACTAATTAAACCAAATGTAACTGCGATTGCTGTTAATTCTTTTGCATAATTTTTTAACATGATAGTCCTATTATATAATAAAAGTTAATAAAAGTACAATTAAGCTGTGAGTATAGCCAAAGCCTTATCATAGTGGGCTTGTCTCTCTTCGAGACCAAGATATCCACCATTAATAACCTTCGTCATACCTTTGATATCACCTGCATCAGCAAACCTGTTTAGGTTGTTCTTATTCCAAAACCATAGTGCTGAGTATAATGAAGTAGGTATATCATCTGTCACGAGGTCTGGATCATCCATCACTGTTTCTGGATCTTCGAAGAAGTCAGTAGCAAACTGTTTATAGTTTGCCTTACCAGTTAATTGGATTGGTCCTCTACCTCTATACTTCCAACCTTCACCTGATGATTCAGGACCATTACCCATCCTATTTTCATAGATACGGTTAGCGATCTTTTCAGGTTGACGATGGTAGTTTGCTGCATCGCCATGAAAGTGTGTAGGGAAGAGTTTAACCAGTGCGTCTGAAGAGTAGTTTAGGTTCTCAGTCAACTTTGTAAAATCTAATGACTCATGTGCACATTGAGCAATGAATGCTGTTACCCTTTGTGCAGTAGTTACTTCAAATTGAGGCAACTGTGTAACCATAGCGTTAAACCAATCATGCACGTTATGGTTACGTGTGATGATCTGACCTAACTTCTCTTCAGTGAAATCGAAATTAAAACTCATTATTGAGCTGTAGGTGTATCAGTAGGTTGAGCTGCTGGAGCTGCAACTGGTGCTGCGTCAACTGCTGGAGCTGGAGCTGCTTTGTGTGTAAAGATGCCTTTTAAAGCATTCCATGCACCAACTACTGCACCGATAACTGTGTGTACAAGACCAACAACTTTTGCAATTACTAATTCGATTAAAGTTGCAAACTTGCTTTCTACGTATGCGCCTGCTAAAAATGCTAATGCTAATGTTAACATGTGTTTCTCCTTTATTAACTTGTCGATCTTATATTGCTATGGGGTCGACAGACCCATATTTTAAAAATAACTGCTTGTTTCTTTAAGACGGCTACCTGCTGTCTTTTCATCGATACGTTGTAACACTTCTTTGAATCCTTGATCTGGTCTATGTAGACCTAATCTAACCGGATCTATAAGAGCATTCATACCTAACATTGACTCGATGTTAGGGTTTTCTTTTAAGTATTCCTCTTTTGCGGCGATACTCATCATCTTTTCAAACACCTCACCGGTATCTTTATTACGAAAATCATACAATGGCATAGTTTTCTCCTGTAGTTTTATTTATAAACTCCGGGACTGACCTTTTCTTCCAAGAGAACATCCTTTGCTTCTCACCATTGTAGTAGTTACGATATGACTGTACTCCATCACCCGGTACTTTATATTGATCAGGCATGGCTGGAGTAGGATCCGTAAATTCTCCGTGTGGTAGATTATTAGGAAACCATTTTAATTTATCTACCAAACCAATCTCTTGACACTTATGAACCTTACCGTATCGATATGTATACTCGGTACATAATGCTTTAAGTAAACACCATAACCAATAATAGTTGTCTCTATTTTGTCTGCACCATACAGCTGATGGATGGTTAACATGTGTTGCACTATACAATACTTCGTTGCGATCATCAGATAATATCCAACGTTTTACGTTACGACCAGTTGCTGTCTTACCCATAGTTTGGTCGCCGTCGAGTATACGATGCGCCGTAGACAATAGTTGACAAGATTCAAGTATCATCTTGACACAGTGTTTATCTACATGGTATTCTGCGGCTTTGGTAGGGTTACGAGATAGGTAAAATATATTCATCTTCAATTTTTGGTAAGAAGCGCGGGTGATTTATTAACCACTTCTTAATCTTCAATGCACCTTTTTGTTCAAGTTTATAAGCTTCAATTTCCCATGGCTGACGGCGGTATATGTATCTATGCTTATCGTCCTCATAAGTTAAGTATTTAATCCTAACGTCATACTTTAGTTGACCAGATATAAATTGCCTGGCATGAACTAACTCATGTGCTATAGTCTTGCATAAGTTAGTAGTATTCTTTGCGTTTAACTCGATAATGATATCATCATCATATTCTTGATCTGTAGTACCAAGTAACTCTTCAGACTTAAAGTTTTTAAACAGGAAAGTGTACTTTATGTCTTTAGATTTTTTAGGATATTTTTTGGATATGTCTTTGATCAGGGTCTTTTCAGCTGCAAGGCATTGCTTAACAAACGTAGTAAGCCTGCGCGCAGAAAGCTTCCGTACAGCAGGTGTACAGTAGACCGAAATCTTATCTGTTTTATGAAGTAATATTTGTCTTATCATACTATATAGTATACCACAACTCCTAATTAATGTACATGCTAACATAAGTTGTTGATTATAAAGACAATTTAAAACTCACCTGGACTCACGAGTATCCAGACCTATAGCTTACTATCTATTTATGTAAAACTATGCTCCAGGAGCTTCAGGTGCGATGAATCCTGCTGCCTCTACAGCCTTACGAGTGATCTTTTTGTATAGCTTAGGAAGCTTTTGATCCTTGATAGCTATGATAAGCTTAGCCTCAGATGGATGTACTGACTCCAACAGAGATATGAATAACGCTTCACGCTTGATAGGTTTTAAGTCTTTCCTAAGGAACACATAGAAACGTCTAAGTTCCTGTGTAAGGATAGCTGGACTCATTCCAATGGGTGCAGCATCTGGTCTATACGGAGGTTCATCCTCAGGAAGTAGGAACTTCTTCTCAGGTAGGAAAGCATACTCAAATATGATCTTGAGTGCTGAGTTACCTTTATATTTTGTTCCTAATAGCTTGGGATCTGCATTGATCTCATCTAATATTTCGGGTAAAAATCTAATTGCCATTTTAAAAGTCCTCAATTGAGTCGAGTAATAATCGACATTTGTTTTTTATAAGGTAATTCATCACAGAATTCTTGTCACCTAGTGGGACAGTCTTCTCATATATATCTATAATACTTTTAGCTAGATCCTCGGGGATATAGTCAAAATTAACGAGAGTCTGGTTACGTTGATAGTTACGTCTCTCTTCGTCATTCTTACAAGCATCGATACCCTTCTCAAAGAATTCAGGTAAACGCTTTGCTGAGAATGGTTTTTGTCGATCACCCGATACGAACACATCGTCGTTACTTAGGATGTTTGGTATACCATCACCTGAGTCACCCTTAACTATGTGTGTTATCGTATATTCTTGTATGTCCTTCTGAGATCCTTCTACGAACTTACGTTGCATAGGTGACCACTGACGGACGTTCTTGTTACGTTGTAGCTGTATGAAATCCTTATCAGATGATACTATTAACACCTTTTGTGGTTCAGAGAATAGTCCTTGCTCCACTAATAAGTTTTCTTGTGTATACTCTGTTAGTACTGCAATGATATCATCTGCCTCCGCAGTGTCAATCAATAATAATTTATATGGAAAATAGTTTAATAAGTCTGTACGTAGCTCTGCAAGCGTATCAAATATGAAACCCCAATCAAGGTCGGACTTATCTCTGTTTGCCTTACGGTGTGCTTTATAATGAGGGAATATAGACTTACGCCAATAGTTACGACCATCACATGCGATGACCACCTCCCCATAGTCTTTGTACTTCTTCTTATAAGACTGGATAGTAGATAGTGTCGTATGTCTGATTAGGTTCTTGATCTCTTCAGGAGTTTGATTCTTTATATCCTTCTGAAAGGGTAAGATGTTACTTAATGCGATTTGACTGTAGTCTAAGATTATAATTTTGTTTTCTCCTTAATAAGAGTCCATTCTATAGTGTTGGCTCTTTTTTCACGTATTTTTATATTTCCATAATCTCTAAATTTTGAAGATATACTGCCTACTGGATATCCAACGCATCTTCTTAGGTGAGTTCTTCTTCTTGTTTGATACGATCTCAGGGATATCCACATCACTCTCATATACTGAGGTGACTTGATCTGAGTTGATAGCGATTTGTTTTGTTGCATTGCCATCGAATGCATTTTCAAATAATACGATTGGCATTAGAACGCTCCCAATAAAATAGTTTCTTCGTTGATCCGACCATTTGGAACTGTTGGCTTGGTCGTTAAAGCCTTTGCTGCTGTATTCAAATTCTTTTTACTTATAGATAAGTCTTTGAAGAACTTCTCAGGATTCCTAAGTGTCCATGACCATGACTTAGCTACACTGTAATTAATTATAGTTGTACCCTTAACTGATAATAAGTCTGAGTCATCAGCTATATAAGCCACAAGTTTTCTATACTTGATATTATATGCCCATAACTCCTTAGCACCAACGATGTCTGTAGGATTACATGACTTAAGATTCAATAGATCGTGCTTAAACATATACTTAAGTTTCTTAACTAATACTGCAGGAGGCTTAACCTTAACTACCCTTGGCTTCTTAACAGTAACTTGATGTTGAGCACAGTCATCTACAATAGATTGGATCGCAGCTCTAAACTTTTTAAGTTCTGTCTTAGTAAGGAATGAATAGCCTTCTGTAAGTTGTTCATCTGTACCAGTCAATGCTTCATCTATCTCATCAACGTTAAGCTTATAGTAGTCACCGATACGTTTAGCGACCATGCCTGACACGTTGTTAGATAACAAGTGTGCTTTAGTATTGAAGTCCCACGTTTTAGAATGGATAAACTTATCAATAGCATAGTCGATGTCCTCAGAGGCAGCACGAGCTGCATCAGTCACACGTTGATCTATAGAGATGACTGGTGCCTTAGGACGATCGTCTACTATAGGTTGATTATAAGAATAGCACTCGTATAATGAGTCAAGCTTATCTTGTATACCCTTTTGATCCTTATCAGATAGATGCTCACCTTTATTGAGTATAGTAATAAGAGATCCTAATGATAGGAACTCATAATCTGGCGCCTTTGATAAGACATCATAATATTTCTTATTAGTCTTCTTAAGATAATTATGTACGGCCTTAGCACGTTCACTGTTATCCATATTAAGGTTATAGTATCCTAAAGCTTTCATCAAAGACGTACGATAGTCGTCTTGTGTTACCACAGGAGCGCCAGCACCTATGCCTTTAGCGATAGCCTTTTCTTGCCATTCTTTGGTTGGTTTTTTAGTTTTCATATTGGCAGTATACCATAATTAATTATTAATGTACAATTATTCAGCTTCTTGGTTTGTAACTGTTTGATAGATCGTCTCAAACTCATCGTTCAAAGCTACCTCTTCATTAAAGTTTTGCTTATGATACGTATTAGCAAGCTTAGCAAGCGTTTTCTTAGGGATCTTAAATTCGTCATAAAGGTTCTTAAGTACTTCTTTTACAAAGTCCTTCTCAGCCTCAACGCGTGTCATAGAATCAGAGATCTCGTTAAGAGCACCTTTGATTTTCTTTTTGTCTTCGTCTAATAATTGCATAATATACCTTTCAAGTTAAAAATAAAAACACACTAGACGAGGCGACCTCGTGGCCACAAGTTCCTGCTTATCTCTAATGTGTTTTTATATTTAGTAAGACTCTCGAAACTACGAAGTGCACTCGTAGCTGACCCATCGGAAGCAGTGGCCCGCTGAGCATGCATACCCATTAAAGCACAGCCAGTGTCCGCATATATTTTATTGATTGGCTGAGAGTCTTATTCGTCATAGCCAGGTCCCCAGAAGTGAGGGTCGATACCACCTAGATAGTTTAGGTCTTCGTTATCATCCTCTTCAATAGGATCTGGCACTGGTGTAATGTAACCGTCTTTTTTGTCTTTGACATTTAACATGATATCATTATACCCTTTTTTTGGTTTATTGTACATATATTTTTAAGCCTTAACACTGTCAACTGTTGCAAAGCCAGTCACCGCTGCTTTACTGTAACCCTTAGACCAAATGCTGCCAGTCCTATTTACAGGTACTTCACTGCCTCGTGGACCATGATATGGCAACTGTTGAACCTTACCACCATTATCTAAAAATTCTTGAACTGCTTGTTGAAATTCTTGTTCTGTCATAGCTTTCTCCTTACCAACTTGAATTATAAAATACTTCTTCGCCTCTCGCAATTGCTTCGCGAGCTTTCTTGATGAACTCTAAGTCTGATGCTTTATCATCAGCATCGAACCTTGAGTCATAACCAAAGAAGAAACCTTCGGTCATAGGTAACTGGTTAGTCTTAACGCGGGCCTCGATATAATCAAGGTCTGCCTCTGTAAGTTGAAGCTCAACTCCGTTGAAGTCGATCTTTGAGTCTTCGCTGTACTCGTCAGGATACTCGTCGATCAACCATTGTGGAACCTTAGCTCCCTTATCATGCCATAACTCTTCCATAAGACCATGAAGAGCGTTGTGTTTTCTCCAGTATTGAAGCTCCGTTGATGGTGCTTCAGCTGCAGATTCTTTAGCGCGGCTATACGCATACATATCTAAACCCATTATCTAATCTCCTTGATAAATTTTGCTTTGAGTAAACTTTCAACTATACCATTATCATTATCTTGAGCGGTTAACATCCAACCTTCTAAAGTAGTACCTGAAAAGGCATATTGTGGGTTAACAAGGCATTTATAATAATGTCCATTGATTTTAAAAATCATTATGCAGCCTCCCTTTCATCCTTCATTAAGCTAAACATGATGTGCTTAGCACGGTTGATGAATTGACGAGCTTCGTTAGCTTGTTGAGGTGATACCCAACCTTCGTTAGCACCGTTGAAGTCAGCACCGATAACTTCTTGTGCATCACTTAACATGCCTGCTGCGAACATCATTTCCTGACCTGGAAAAGCTTGCATTTTTACCATTTGGTCTAACTGAGCTTTAGTCATACCGTAAGCTTGTTTTTCCCATTCTAAATCTGATCCTATTGTCATTGCTGGTTTCATATATCTCTCCGTTTGTTGATTTAATATAACCATTATACCGGAAAGTCTAATTAATGTACATAGGCCCCCTTAAAATAAATAAGGTATACAGATCAATAACTTACGTATTATGCAAGTTATTGATTATATTGGACTTTAGTTTGGGTGTGCCCTGGAGCGCCTGGGACAGCGCGGGCTGGAGGATATATGCTACTTAGATTGTGCCCTAAAAGTGCCATCCCATTCAGCCGGGAGGCCCTCTTCCATACGTTCAATCATGTTCATGTAGTACTGCTTGATGGTTACGCTGTCATCTTCGACCAAACCTTTGGCCCATTTGATAGCTTTATCCCAGTTTCCACGATAGTATTCTTTTATGTATTCATTATGCGCGTGTTTAACTGTCTCACCGATCGTGTAGATCTTAATGCCTTCAGTCTTACCTTTCACTGCGATGTTATCTAGTTCAATAACGTTGTAATGGTCTTTAACTAGTTCTGCTGTGCGTGCACCTAAAACAAGCTTAACACCGTACGGCTTAGATTGTCCTTCAAGCCTTGACGCCAAATTGACTCCGTCACCGAGACAAGTATAGTCAAAACGCTGGCTAGAACCCATATTACCCACAACGACATCAGCAGTGTTAATACCAAGTCCCATCCCGAAAGCCGGTACGCCTTCTTTAGCAATCTCTTGATTGAACGCATCTAAGTCTCCTAACATTGATAGTGCAGTCTTAACTGCGTTGAGAGCATGATCTTTATCATCAAGTGGAGCATTCCAAAAAGCCATCTGTGCATCACCAATATACTTATCAAGTGTTCCGTTGTTCTCTATGATCTTAGCAGTCATAGCTGTCATGTAACGATTCATGATCTTAGTTAAGCCTTGTACATCCTTACCATAGTGTTCTGATATGGTTGTGAAGCCTCTTACGTCTGTAAACATGATACTTAATTCTCTTGTTTCACCACCAAGCTTTAATAGTTCTGGGTTCTTTTGTAGTTTATCAACCATTGCTGGTGATAGGTATGTACCAAACTGTTTCTTGATCTGTAGTTTTTGGTTTAACTCGCTTACAAACTTAACAGTATATGTATGAGCATATACGATAGCCAAAGCAACGATAGGAAAAATCCCATCCAAAAGAACGCCGTAATGAGAGAAAACATAACTAGAAGCGTAATACAAAAAGCCAAGAAGAAGCAAAATAGGGATAATAGCATATTTCCACCTTGATAGGATAATGATAAAGATTGATAATAATATGACTGCTAATACTTCAGCGCCATCTGCCCAGCCAGGTCGTGATATGCTAGTACCTGATGTGAGCGTGTCTAGAACTGACGCTTGAAGGTAATGAGGAAAGAGTCCACCTCGAGCTGTTGCAACTGGGTTGTTAAGTCCCTTTGCGGTAAGCCCAACAATGACGATACCTCCGTTAAATGATTCTGGGAGGTCCATAAGACTGTGTTCAATTGGAGTCGAGCTCCAGTCGACCCAGATACGACCGATTGGGTCGGTTGTAATTTTGGAGAAGCTTGGGATTCGAACAGCTTCGATTCCTGAAACGGAAGATTTGACTTGGAAACTTGGGTCTCCGACTGCGACACGCAAAGTTTCGAGAGTAATACTTGGGTAGAGCAAGCCTCCGCTTGATACGACCATAGGGATACGACGAACAACACCATCAATTTCAGGTAAGACATTTACAACTCCTATTCCAGCAGCTTTGTTATTAAATAGTTCAATGTTAGGTTGGATCCCAGGGTAATCAATAGTGAAGTCATGAGCTGGTGATCCAATCTCAGAGACTCCCGGTCTAAATGCTTGTCTAACTTGTTTATCTGTCGATGCTACCTGAGGTAAGACGACAGGGTGTCCAGCAAGACTATCAACCAAGTTGGCATCGCGTCCAAAGCGATCAGAGTCAGGCATAAAGATATTAAAAACAACAAGACCAGCATGACGGTGATAAAGATCCTCGATAATATTTGCATATTGACTCCTTGGAAATGGGAATTGACCAAGTCTTTCAATCGACTTATCATCGATGTTAACCACGTGGACTTGCTTGGAAACGGTCTGTGGTTTACTAGTAATTAGTGTATCAAAGTACCTTAGTCGAACTGACTGCACAAAAGATGGGTCAGATGCTCTAATACCTACTAGCAGAGCTAACGTTAACAGTGCAAACCAGGGTGATAATAATCTTTTCATTTGATAGCGTGTGTCTTGTTATGTTTTAAACTCTTCTTGATTGCTTTCTTCCAAAGCTTCTCTTCTTTTTTAGGCTTATGCTTAACGCATGCCTTATACATCTTCATTATTAGTTCTTTAACTTTCATGCTATGCTCCTTGTATTTTAAACTTAATATACTCTGTTATCAAGTCAGCGACGTCAGTCTCACAATACTGTTCAAACCCTTTAAATCCTGGGTTTGAGTTAGCTTCGCATACTCTAAAGCCTCTTTTGTCGAATAGTAAATCCACACCTGCAATATCTAGCTTAAGTACTTTTGCAGTCTCTCTAGCTATATATTCAATCTCGTCTGTTATCTCGTAGTTATGACCAGTGCCACCATTAGTGATGTTAGCTCTGAAGTCACCCTCTGGTGCTGTACGTCTCATAGCTCCTACTACTTTACCACCTATGACAAGAACCCTTAAGTCCTCACCTGGACGGTCACCAAGATATTCCTGTACTATCATCGTCTTCTTAGCGTTTAAGATATCGATGAACTCCATCATCTTTTTGTACTCTCTTATGGTCTCACAGAGGTGTACACCTTCCCCATAAGAACCTGATACCAGCTTAACGACACACGGAAAGCCTATGTTATCAGTCACTAAGTCATCGTCTATAGGCAACCTTACTAACATCGTGTTTGGTATAGGTAACCCGTTCTTACTTAATATCTGTGATGTCCTTAGCTTATCTTTTACTATCTCGACAGCAGAGCTTGAGTTAACACACATCACGCCTGCTTGTTCAAAGTGTCTTATCACTGCTAGCTGGAAAGGTAGTATGCCTGCACCCAACCTAACCAATAATAACTTTGGTAACTCTATCGTCTCACCGTCGTACTTGATACCTTCACGTAGGTCTTTATCTACGATGATGTCAAAGTTATCAGGATGGCAGACACGAGCAGTTATACCTTTTGATGTAAAGCTTTCTACGAGCTTATTAGTCTCGTACTCGTTTCTTTCCTGCTTTGATAATATAATTACAGTCATGACACATTATAACTTATTATTTAATTAATGTAAAATTATTCGAAGCCTTCGTTGCGTTTTACACGCCATACATAAGACATCTGTGTTCCATCTGGCCTATCATCATTGATAAGTATACGCTCACCGTTTGGTAAGTTAAAGATGATGTCGTCAAACCTAATATCATGTTTCTCTAAGAACTTTATAGTATGCTTCTTAAGATACTTTGGTCTAGCAGTAATTAAGATTATATGGTCCTTTTCAGGTATAGTATCCCAAAACTCTTTAACACCAGGCAATAACTTATCTTTACATACCGCAGACTTTAATAGGTTATACCTTAATATAGTCCCATCAAGATCGATAAACCAAGTCTTGCGATGTTTAGACTTTAAGTTAGTTAACTTCATTTATAGTGGTAACCAGAGCCATAAACCTTGTGACATCAATACTACACCAACCAAACATAATAGGAATGATGAGTAGAATAATGGCATTGATACAGCAAGGATAGACGCTGATAACAACACGATAGATAGCTGATAAGCTGTACCTGCATAACCGATCCATGGAGATCTCTTCTTAGCATAGTCACGGTCAGCTTCTAACTTCTTAGCTGTATCATATAATGCAGGTTTTCCTTCTGGTCCTTCATCATAGCTTTTAGCTTTTACTGCAAATTTCTTAGCTAGATCTGGGTTTGTAGCAGTCTGAGCTGAGATCTCATACTGTGTTTGCTTTACTGATTTAGCTTGGTAGAAGTTCCATAAGTCGTTTGCTTTGATCGTGTTGTTCATGATGAGTGAACCTAATGAACCTCCGAACCATACGTTAAATGCCAATAAAGCAGCAAATATATTAATGATTAAACCCGCATGTGATTTAATCTTAACCTCTTTTTCTGATCTTGAAGGTCCAATGTTCTTAGTCTCTTCCTTTGTTAATGTCTTAATGACCATATCTTCTAAAGCCATGTTAGTTTCCTTTTTGATTGATGGTTATACTATTGGTCGTTTGGTCTTGATTTTTTAAATTTACCGTTACGCCATTTTGTATAATATTTATATTGTATCCTTTATCTTTATCTATTAATACTGTAGCACTATCTTTAACTGTTCTTTGTATCATCCAATATGTTTGTTTGTCAAAAATATAAACTTGATTTAGAGCATTATATCCTACAACAAAAGTAGCTAACAATGTATTATCAAGAGCATTTGTTAAATAGTTTGTATCAAGAGGATTAACATCTAGTTCATTGAAACCCGCATATGGGTCTTTAAATACTTTTGAATCTAATGCATTTTGTTCCAATCCTGTAAACTCTAAAGCAGAACCAGATTTATTGGCTATTTCAGCTTGTATTCTTTCAACAACTTCTTTTGGAGGTTTAACGATAAGCATATTATCAATAGCTGATTCTGATAAAGCTAATAGAACAGGTTTAAGAGGTTTAATTTCTGATGATTTTGTTACTGTAGCTTGAAATGCTTGGTTTAAAACAACTTTTCCCATAGCTGTGCTAACTTCAATTGAACCAACTGAACCATCTGGATTAGGTAATAAAATAATGAGAGATTGACCTATTTCATCTACTGTCATTGTGAATGCTGTACCACGAACAGCAACAGTTGCCGTTGGTGTATTAATAGCCACATTTTTATTATTTTCATGGGCAATATTACCAGATGCATAACGAACAGTTCCCATTGTTACATTGAGAGCTAATTTACCTGCACCTTTTTTATTGGGGTCATAGACAAAATCGTCTATAAGAAGTTTTGAATGTTCGGTAACACGAACTTGTGTGTTATCTTCAAATGTAATGCCTACTATTCCATTGCCTGTTTGAACAATATCATTACTATCTATATTTGATTTAGGTTTAGCCTCTATTACATCTTTATTTCTAGTAATAGAGGC